GGATTTTATAGTGGGCATGTTCTTTCTCGTGATAGAGGGATGTCTATATACGTAGAATGGTTACTACTACGGCTCACAGTCCGCCACCCCAACACTTAACAAGCTAATCTCGGCTACCACGGGCTTGTATCACGCCGATTGTGCTTTACTACTTTCTAAGTGATACCTTATGGTTAATTACTTTGGTGATCGGGGGCGTCGTATAATGGACTCCACACCGCCCTAACCAAACCGAGTTATTGATTAGCCATAGCCATAGCCAGAGCCAGAGCCATAGCCAGAGCCATAGCCATAGCCAGAGCCATAGCCAGAGCCATAGCCATCGCCATCGCCATCGCCATAGCCAGAGCCATCGCCAGAGCCATCGCCAGAGCCATCGCCATCGCCATAGCCAGAGCCATCGCCATAGCCACGCAATGACCGACAGAAGTCCCGGTCCCTACATCGGTTTCGCATTTGGAACCCCCAGGATCTTTTCTTTGGCGATCTCAGTACATGGCATAATCTGGCACCACCCGCCAAGGGTATGCTCCGGGACTATGACCGAGTATCTGTTGTCCTTTGAGGGAATGGGGCCATTGCGCGCAATTTCTGGCAAAACGAACTCGCCTCGCCACTTCCACATTTGTCTGGCGTTTACAAGATCAATCTCGCACTCCAGACCTCTCACGGCCTTCACGGTCCCTGCCCACACCCCGGCATCCCGACACCGGACTATACAGAACTGCCCAACTCTGGGGTGAACCTGCCCCGAGCCTTGGGCGTAGTCCACAGTCGGTTCCTGCTTTGCAGAACCACTCAACAGTTCCAAACATCTCAGAATCAACGCTTCATTGTTCATCCATTCACCTCCGTAAACGCACCGTCAAAATGGCCCCCTATAGGGCGACCCGTCTTCAAACTGAATCTATTCCCTCCGGGGTAGAGCCTACCTCGTTCATTCTGACCTATCTTGCACCGGAATTCCCGAGTTCCTACATGCTCCACAACGCACGGGTATGATAACCCGTTAGACCAAAGGGTAAGCCTCCTCCCCACCGCAATAACAATCAAAGTCGAATTAGAATCAAGCATTTAGACCTCCACCAAGATTGCTTCGACCGGGCAGATCCGGCCTGTTGCGTTCTGTATGCCACGAAACTCAATCCCGTCCCGACTTCTGGATAGGATATATTCGCCCAACGTCCCAGGACGAACAATCTCTACCGGAGCAGATTCCTTCGTGGGATAGGCTAGCGCACAAGCCTGAATGCTAGTCCAACCACCGACGCAAAGCATCCGATTCTCGTCGTCCATGATCATCCACCGGCTCATTGCTTCCCTCCGTCTCAATAAAAGCATAAGCCGGAGCGACGGGTATGTCAAGGGGGAAATGATGCAAGAAAAATCAGGCAGTCCAAATGCTGGGATTAGGGCTGGTCAAAGGAGTAAACGAAGGGCTCGCTTCTCCGCAGTTCAACCCGCTCGCAACGGCCCACCAATACAATGATCCTGGGCGGCCAGCCAAGCATAGGTGCGTTGTCATATGCCCATTCCCACGCCTCCCGCTCCTCCATCGCCCGCAGCAGGCTGATCCCGTGGCGTGTTTCTATCTCCTCCAGTATGTCCTCATTGAAGCGCAACCTTGCAGCCTCATAAATGGCATCGTAAGGCCCCGACTTGGTTGCGAACTCAGGGCAGAGGGGCCTGCATCTAAGTATGCACTCTCCCGCATATTCTCTGGCCATTCTAGCTGCCGTCTGCTTCGCCTCCAATATCGTCCGGGCCATCATTATCGACTCCCTAAAATTGCCCGGTTGGCCAGACCGGGCATTGTCTTTGTATAAGCATTCAAGCATTCTATTCCGCATGGCCAGTGCGGGCTCTCCGGCACCATTGCCGGTTGTAGCTAATGGCAACAACTACTGGCGTCTGGGTTTTGCAACAATACCCTTCCACAGTCAGGGCACTCCGTACTGCAATGGTCCTCCAGCCAGTCTTCTATGTCCTCTACCGTCGTGAACTCGTTCCCGCACTCAGGAAGTTCTCCCTCTTGACCAAGGTAACGCCCTCGCTCTGAATATCCCCCGCAGTACCAATTGACGACGATCTTACCGATCCCAGGATGATCCCACGGATGCAACTGTATGGGCTCATGCCTCGCTATGATGCTCTTCCCCTTCAACAGGCTCTTGATAACTCTCATTGGTCAACCTCCATATCCGATTTTCCGCTTCCTTCTCGGCGTCAAGAAGACAGCTCTCGCATACGTCAACTTCCAAAACCATACTTCCCCCAGCCATACTCCTCCCCAGAAATCTACCCTCCAGCGGCTTCCCACAGCCAGAACATTCCAAAGCAAAACAAATATCTACAGTACCCATAAACCCTCCATTGGTCCCCTGCAATCAATTGCCGAACGCTCTCATCCATCCATCAAGCAAGGCCCGAGTCTCGTGATGCAGATCAATCACTAATCGGTTCCGATAGTACCAATCCTTGACCTCCCACTTCCCTGCAATGGCCCGGCCCGCTCCCATCCAATCTGCAACCATCTCCAGCACCGCTACCCTTGGCACTGGTAACGGGGAAGCCGCCCCGCCGCCATCCTCTTTGAGAAGCCAATACTGCCAGTGGTGATCGTTCCTTCTTTGGTGCTTGAGCCATGACCTATTGAAGTGGTCCTTCAAGCAAGCCCCCTGCGGAGCCCTTTCCGGCAGCCCAAACTCTGCCCTCAGTCTACCGCACTCCACAGACCTGATATTGGTGTGGAAGTAGGCCGCATATGAAAACAGCTCCGATGGTCTCAGCTTCGATAAGTCATGGACCAACAGCCTCCAGACAAACGGCAGCGCCTCGGACAAACGGACCTTCCCCCGACGCATGAGGACCACCCCGGCAACCACAACCCACCACTTATGCCGGACGACATACCACAAGTATCTCAATATCGCCTTCGGCATCTTGTGAAGATGCGGCCTCAGTACCCAAATCAATGAATAGCTCTTCAACAGACCACCTCATTCGCTGACAAACTCAAACCTGTCCCAGAAAGCATCCCGGCAGTATCCATCAATCGTACCATCATCAAACCTTACCAGGAAATCACCTACCGTCACCGACCCCAGCCCATAACTCCCCCGAATCCAAACCCTGCCGCCGCCTACTTCGGGCACTAACTTTTCAACCTCTTTTGCAGCAAACAGGCCAACAGGAACATAGCCGGGCTCGAAAACCTCCGGCGTGATCTCTTCTGCCTCTATCATTGAGTTCTTCTTTCTGCATATCATGCGGCACCCCCGTCAACTCAAAGACCTAGACCGTCCAGCCACCTGTTCACAGCCAAATGGGCATAGATAAGGCGATGTCCAGGGCCAACCGTCACCGGGAAAGCTCCGCGGGCATTCTCGTCCAGAAAGACCAGATTCATAACCTTCCCCTTGCCGAATACCCACCGGGCATAACGCCTGTGCAGGATACCTCGAACGGCACCTGTGGCATCCCCAAACTGTGCCGTCCACATGGACCAAAAGTCATCATCGGACACATGGCCCCTAACAACCTCCAGGCTAGAAAGCGGCTGGCGAATGAATGAACCAATGTCATCTTTCCCCATGGGGCTTCTCCTCCAGCAACTCGTGCGGCAGCATCATCGAAGACAAGAGCTTGCCTTCCCACCGCTTAAGGGACTCCAGTGCGTCTCTTGCGTAAGCCTGTTCCTGTGGTTCAAGATGGAACGAAACAGACAGCCCTAGAACATCCGCTCCCCTGACCAGCGTTCTAAGCGTAAGGCCGCCACCTATATCCTCGTGGAGCATCCGCTGGACCTGGGAAATGGAAGTCCCCATCTCTTTCGCCAATGCCCGGATACTGAGGCCCTTGGCCTTCCTTGCCGCGTCGAAGGCTTCACCTATATGAGATCGCAACCTGTTTTCTACCGCCGCCGTCCGAGCATCCTTATCCTGGGCAACCGATAATTCCAGGGGAACCAATGAGTCCACACGCGACAACAACCGCGACGGAGATGAGAACCATGCGCCATAACACGTAGCATCGCAGAACCAATACTGACTCCCAGCCGCGGTTGAAGCAGGCTTCGCCATCTTGGCCTTGTCCCCAGCCCTGAAACATGCCGCACACCGAGCTTGTTCCCCAACCTCTTCACCTAACATGGTGCTACTCCTTGTGAATCGAGGGAATGGGGCACCCGTCACACAGGATATCTCTGCCGGGGACACAAGCCGGGGAACATGACTTGGCGATATACTCTGTCAACCGCTTTACTTGCTCCTGTAGCCTTTTCTTCGCCTCCGTCTCGACATCTTCCGGCGTCCAACCACACTCCTCGCAATACTCAAACTGATGTTCACAGCCCGAGCACGTAACTTGTATGGTTTCCATCCCGCACTTGGGGCAGTATTCCCCCGTCCATTCACTACGTTGGAACTGCCCGTCTTCTGGAAGCGATCTCATTTGCAACCCCCCAAGTTGTAACCATCCAGGGATCTAACAGCTCTTGACCTTGGATAGAAGCCATCACAGCAATTGCCATATCCCGTTACCTTGCCATCGGACCAACATACCGCAGTATCGAAAAGACGTGACCCGTCTACAAGCACACGGCCATCCCAAAAAGAGCACAGCTCACAACGCTTAGGCCTCAGTCCTCCCATGCTCAGTCCTCCACTATCTTGACGGGGACTCCCTCTATTACCCAATAACTACCCAGTATCCGATCCCGGAGGGCCGTAGCCAACGAATCGGCAGCAGCATACGCCTCGTCGCCAACCGAGGTCGTGGCCAGATAGAACATGGTCCCATCACCATTGGACTTCCTGTTCCCAAAGTACACCTGGACGCTCCAGTCCATGTTATTAGACCCCAGAGTGCTCACAAGGAAGTCGAGGCCCCCGGTCCCGCTTATGCAGAAGAACACGTAGAACTCATGCGACCCATGACCGCAGCAAGAGGACAGAGTCTCAATACCAGGGATAAGATTCAGCGCACAAACAAGCCGCTGGCACTCTGTATCTATCTTCCTCTTCTCCATCTCTACTTTCTCCTAGACTTGTCAACCGTTGTCCTTCGTTCTATCGCCTGTCGCAAGTAAACGACAAGGTCAAGAGCCTCTTGGTAAGCATCAACCAATGGATCTCGCCCATTATTGACTTGGAGCGGAGTCCCGTATTTGCGCCTGCCAAACTCGTCCCGGCCCTTCATATCCGAGATAACCAGATCCCACACCGAAACACCACCGTTGCGAATCGGCATTGGCTCAGGAACCACAAGCGAAGAGGCCGGTACAGGCTGGCTCCCCTGCTTCTCTTTTCGGGAAGGAAGACCACACGACACCCCTAGCACAAAAACCATCCACAAAAGCACGCAAGCTACAGCCCACAAATACAGGGCAATCCCAGTCCAAGCCTGCTCCGCTGTCACGGTGGCAGCCAAGTACCACAATGCAGCCCCTGCGAACAAGAGAGTTACAGCCCCTATCCACATCAAAACCTTCACCATATCATTCCCTCCACAGCCACTCCAAAGAGACCTTATCCGCCGGGCGGAACGTAACTCTCTTGTCGCCGTCCCGCTCCCCGCAGTAGCTCCGAATCTCCACACGATACTTCCCACACTTGGAGCAAACGGCCTTTGTCATCATAGCCCCATTTCCAGCATCCCAGCACCCTGGGTTTTCCAGCAGGCCCCCTACTACTTGATACGGGTAGACCCATTTATGCCTACAACTCATGGCTCTCCCCCAATACCGAACTAATGATAGACTGGAGATCTTCCATCAAATCTCCCCATGATTCCAAGGCAGCGAACCTCATTGCTACTCCCGTCCCTTCTGTTACATCGCTCACCGATGCAACCATCTGCACAGCCACCAACGCAGAAGTATTCACTTTAAGCACCACCGCCCTCATGGTAGCATAAGCCGATTCCTCACTTCGATCTTCCCCTGATAGCCAAAACTCAGCCCACGATAGCCATCGGGCATTATTGCATACTTTCTTTGCACACAAAATGGCGATCTTTTCCCTCTGCTCTACCGTTATCACTGGCGGCACTATCTCTCGAACTAACGTCAATTCCGTACTGAATCCCTCAATGTTGTAGTAATCATCACGACATACTTCGCCACCCGCTTCTGCCTCGAACAACCTCATGGACAATGGGGAAGAATGACCTAGCATCCCGCCCATTAATACCTCTACCTCCGGCGAATTATGCCAACGAAACCAACCAGGACCACGCAAATCCCCCTTCCCATTTACAACACTGGTTACCCCTAATTCCCATTGATACCCGTCGCTGGTTCGCCCATCGGCATCGGTCAGTTTATAAACCAACATTTAGGCCCCCTAGTTGTGCTTGTGGCCAAACATGGCTTCTAGCGCCATGTAATACAGAACGAACAGGGCAAAAACCAGGATCACCCCCAAGGTCCCCAAACCCAGCGAACCGGACATAAACCACGAATGGGTCAGAACCACCCCGGCTCCGGCCGCAGGAAGCCCCAAGGGGACCCAAATCATAGCCGCTAGGTAGACGATATCATCCCACATTCCCATTTCCTCTTAGGCCGTCCATCGGCCTCACAAGCAACATAAGCCTAGTCTTGAACGTTGTCAAGAGGGAAAATGAAAGGCGCTAAATCTCCCGTTCCATCTCTTCCTCTTTCTCGACTAGCCTCCAAGCCCCAGACCTAGCGGCCTCGGTCGCAACCTCCCACATATTGACCCCAGTCAGGCCAGGACCTCTGTATGAAAAAATGAATAGGTCACCGCCACGGCCGACCGAACAAGGGGACTCTCCCCTGTACTCCACGCTGAATCGGTGCCCGCCAACCATGACCCAATACTTGGAAAACGGCGGGACGTACCCGGTAACGATCTCACGAAGAGTAGCCGTAGGTGGCGCTCCGTCGACGAGAAGAGGGACCCGGTCCCCGCACATGATGATCAGCCGGTACCCAGGTTCTCCAATGCCCTCCACCAATGTCTCAATCAACCACGCATCGCGCTTCCCGGTCCGTCGCCCGACTTCGCAAGTCTCGTCAACCATTTTCTCCCCCTATCTGCAATCGATTGCACCTATTCAGAGTCTGGCGTCCGAACTCCTAGAATCCGACCCACCATATCTATCGCCTCTTGCTGAGTCTTGAACTCCAAATCGATAGCCTTGGCGAAATTGCAAAGAGGAGAAAGCAATACCTGCCATGTGCCCTGCCTGGGGCGCCTCCAGAACTCCAACCGCCCCACCTGGGTATTCCAAATCCACATGACTGTAACGTTGCCCCGTATCCGCTCATCGGGCTTGGGCAAACCCTGTCGCTCTGGCTCACTCCTGATATCCAAGCCCCGGTCGGCAAGCCAAGTGATAGCCTCTTCGGTTGTGGAAACATCCGCACACCCTTTGCCACGAAGCCAAACACGTATGCGCTCCGGGTGCTCCACATAGCCAGCATCTTCAAACCGGATGGCCAGATAATCCTTTGACCTAATCCACTCTTTGACCTCTGGAAGGCCATAAGACAGCCTGAACAACTCTATTTGGTCGCCCAGAATTTCTCTTACCGTCATCTCCTGCCCCCTAAGTTTTGCTCCGGTCCGTCACGGTCACGACGGCGTTCAAACACCACCAATTCAAGCACTGCCCGATTCTTGGCGAAACCGGAGATCTTCACCACCGCAAACCTGACCCTACCACATGGGGAAACGATCCATGCAGCGATCTGTTCCCCCTCGCGCTTCCACAGGCGTCTGGCGAATGTTCGCCTTGCCCAAGTCAGAATCGCCCGCTTGGGATTGCTATCCCGCATAAACGTTCCCCCTCGTTGGAGAAGGCGATCGTCAACGTCCACATTCCTTCCCGACCTCACCACTCTATAAATGCTCTGCACCTATATCTCCACTATCCTGACCCACCAGCCTGTCTTAGGATCTTGCGTCCAACCTTCCCCAGGCGCATACCCTACCAGCTCTGGATTCGACGTGAACCTTGAATAGACCACCTCGCCGTTGGGGCCTATATTGGCATGGCCAACAGTGTAACTCAGCGGGGAAGCGGAAATGAACCCACGCCACACCACCAAAACATATCCCCACATAGACTCGGTTGGCGAGACACAAACCGCCCGGCGATGGGGAATCGCCATAGCCTTCCCAACCACGTCCGCCATATCCTTTCCCCTGACCTCCACATACTCATGCTCCCGTGACTCCAAGAAAAGGAACCACAGCTTAGGGTCCACCCCGGAAGCAATGTTCTCCACCATGTATTCAGACGCAGCATCTAGGAGATCTACTATGTTTTTGTCTTTGACGTGGTAGATCGTCATTTTGTGAGCAACGTTACTATCTTGTTTCATCTGTTCCCTCTTCACATTCCAAGGCATGGGAGTAGATCTCGTTCGGGGTGCGACACGTATAGCCGCACTCGCAGGCGTAGCTTCTGGACAGCACGGAGGGCGAGTCCCTGTGCTCATAGTAGTCCTTGGTCTCGAAGCTAATCAAGGCCTTTGTCTCTTGGTTCAAGAACTCTTGCTTTGTCATTTCTCACCCACCTTGGACCCTGGCTTGATCTTGTAAATGGCGTCTGGACCCAGCGTATTTCGCAAGGCCCGCATTCCGGGGATGGAAGCATCCTTCCCGTTCACGAACATATCAGCCAACTTTCTTCGCCAGAACCGACCATGCTCGGCAGCGAACTTCGTGATCAAGTCAATATGACACTGTTTGATTTCCATAACCACACCCCCTAAATCACAATACCGCAGACAGCTTTTCTGCTATCAGCTTGGCGCTGTCACCCGGAAGAACCGTAGTCGACGCTGTATACTCTGGACCGTCCACCGAAGCCCATATCCCGGCGGGTCCCGTTCTCTCTGCCATTTCCAAATCTCTCCTTGCTTCGGCTAGACTTGTGCAGGAACTATAGACACACCCGAACAAGTGAACAGTGTATGTCACTTTCACTTTCATCTTATTCCCCCTCGTCGAAGCTTTGCTCTTCGTAAACATCGACAAGAGCTTCCGAATCTTCCATACCTTCCGCATAGTACCGGATATCAGTTTGATCCCCACCGTCCTCGAACACTTCCTTCTCCAGCTCGGTCCCGTCAACAGAATCGATCCACTCCGGCAAATCTGCCGTGTTGGCGTATATCTTAGCTTGGGGCTTCTGGACCCAATGGCCACCACCCCCAAAGTAATTGCCATGATCGTCTCTAATCCTGAAAGTTCGAGTAGTCTTCATTGCCATTCCCCTGACAGTTAGACGTTACAGAGCGTTTCTTAGGCTATCTCTGAGGCACTGTACTGCTATCTTGCGGCTCCCGTACAGCATCGGATACGGGCCAACCCAGCACTTGGCCACGGCATCATAATAAGCCACTGCGAAACCCTTATTACCTTCGCAGTCCTTCGCAGGGGCAATCTTGAACTCCCTCGCCCCGAAGTCCACGACTTCCGCCCCGACCCTAACCGCTTGACTCCGGCGGGACGAAGCCGCTTTCTTGTTTGTATCGGTCTCAACCACCCCGTTGATTCTTGTGATATAGATATACATGCCGTCGCTCCATGGCCGTTCGGGCTGGCACAACCGCCAACCACGGACATAGCATATGGCGAAGCTCAAACGTTGTCAAGAGGGAAAGCGAAAAGACTTTTTCGATGTTGGGGAAACCAGGATCGGAAGCGGTGCTGGCTCGGATCGAAGGCATTCCGGCAGACGCTTCACCCTACCACCGGATAGGATTTTCCGGTCTTTCGGGACCCACCCTGCCTTGCGCGCCAACCCGCAGCTACACCGGCCCACCCCATCGAAAATGCAGAACTGGCAACCGCCACAGTCGTCCACCCTCGCTTCAACATTGCGCAAGGTTATCACGACCTTCGCATCGGTATCAGACATTGTTCGCCCCCTTCGTCCGCTCCACCACGTAACGAACCACGAGGGCCAGAACAGCCAAAACTAGGATAGGACTATATCGCATCCGCTTCATGGGGTCTCCTCCCTGACAACCCTAGCATATGAAAGCAGCGCTCATTGTCAACGGAGAATCACGTCCCACGCTTCATTCCACTTTTCCAGCTCGAAACGTCTCGTCCGATGAACCTGATTTTCCCCGTCTCTTGGACCGTCTCGACAAACGCCAGAGCAATAGTCACCAACCTCGGGCTTCCACTTGGCCAGAGCTTATCATAGGTGATATCAACCGACTGGCACAGGCAGTACACGCTTGCGTCGCCACCAACACCCCACCCCAAGTTAGGGACGGTCAGTCGGATCACCGGCGGCGGGACAACCCGCTGTAGAGAGTTCGCTGAATAGGTTGGAAGAACCAGATTGCGAAACCATGCAACCTCCACCGCCAAATCTGGATTCCTTTCCCCGGCGGCCCCAGAGTCTTTGACCGCCCCAGCTTCTGAGAACTGCGGATCTCGGTCGGAAGACAGAGACAGGGACAAAGAGAAAGGCCGTCCAGTGCCCCCTGTATAGGTGTATAAAGGGTGGCTCCCCCCAGCTATTTTCTTCTCTTCCCAGTCTGCGCCGACCTGCTCCTGTAGCGTCTCGGGAAACCACTGGACAGTCCGATCCCAGTACGTCTGCTTCGCTGCATCCCTTAGCACCCCAATGGTCAGCGGCACCGGCTTATGCGCCCTTAGACTGCCAGGAAGGTTCCCAAACAGATCTAGAAAGTTCGCCATATCAGACCTCCAGGACCTCTTCGTTCGCTCCTATAACTTCAACATACCGTCCCTTCAAGGCCGCAGTGTACGCCCCGACAACAGCCCCCTCAAATGCCTCCGGGTGAGGTTGGACCAGCGATATGGTTACCTTGTTCGATAGACCGAATCCGCAAGTAGAGCCTTCCGGGCAGATATAGGTCACTGAGGACGCCAACCCCATTGTCACAGGGAGGGTCCCGTATACCCGAATCCACGCCTTATCAGGGGTTAGAGGAGCCCACACAATCGTCTCCGCATAGTGCTCTTGCCCTGCGAAGTCCACGATCTTCCACCGGCCAGAAACCTTCCCCCAACTGCCAACTGCCGTACCTTGCTCTGGAATGATCGGGAATTGGACCGTCTCGGAAGCACTCGTCAACTTGAACTCCCAAACCGAGGCCGAAGTGTACGGCAAGGCCGGAGCTACCAAGTCGGAAATTGTCATATCCGCAAACGTTATAGGTCCAGGAGGGGTCTCAGAACACGTATAGTCCGCATCCCTAAAGTCTGCCGGAACCTCATCCATCAACGGGAATCGAGCCGGGATTCTTGTATAGGTGCCTTCCCTCTGGAACGAGACCAACACCGGCTCATATTTGGAAAACGGAACCGAGACAATGCCGGGAGAACCAAGGTCAATCGAAGCCAGCGCAATCTCTCCAGTAACGTAGTTGACGAGGCCAAGGACCGTGGAATCACTGTTGTACGTCTCTGCCGGGACCAACTGCCCCTGGCCTGCAACTACGCCAACGTCAACCAGCTTGAACCTACGCGATGCCCCACCGGCCAATGCACTGGGAACGTTGAACTCCACAACCATCGTCCCCGTGTTTCCAACCCCTGGGTCAATCAGGTTACCTCGGTAGTCGGCGTCCTCTTTCAGATACCGGCACTGAGTCCCCCAACTCCCGTCCGACCGGATCATCAACGTCGTCCCGTCACCCCAGAAAATCGGATATCGGTAGTGGTTCTGTGTCGCTGTCACCCTAGAAGGCACCGGAATCCGTCCAATGTCTTCGGCCCCCAGCCAGTACAACCCTTCCTCGGTCCCCTCATAGCCGTACATATTGGTGAACGCCCAAACCCCTTGAGCCGTCCCCTTCAACTCCACCAATTGGTGGTTCCTCGCCACCGTGAGCCGCTTCCAAGCCGGGACCATACCGTCTACAAGCCTCGCCCCGACCGTTGTCGCAAGGTGCTCCAATAGACCGTCTTTCAGGCGTATCCCGTGCCCGGTCCCTGGGGGCGCCGTCACAAGTGTAACGGCCCCGATGTTCGAGCACACTATGTCGACTTCGAGAAGATCCGAATAGGTGATCCCATCGCTTCTCACATAGTCTTTTGGGTAGCCCATGCGGAAGTCCTTGATCAACCAGAACTTCGCAGGCACCCCACTATCGATGTAGTAGGCCCCCTTCAACACCCGGAAATTGCTAGACCATGCAGGGTCGTCCATATCCACGAAGAGCGTAACCGTGGAAGCATCCTTCACCTCTTTGCCATCCCACCAAAACCCCGACCGAAGAACCTGTTCGTCTCGAACCTTCCAGGCGTCCAACCAGAACTCAGCGTCCCGCTGCTCCCGAATCAATGCGTCAAACACTGGCCTTATAGCCGAACACAGCGTCAACAGATACCCACCCCTGGACTCGACCAGGGACCTAAGCTTGCTCGGCCAAATGTCCACGAGCATCCGCTCGGACCAATCCGCATGGCCAAACGGACCACCACCAAACGGACCTGCCCCAAATCCCCATCCCATCGCTCTACTCCATGGCCATTCTGTCGATTACCACAAAGTCGCCATACAGCGCCGGATTCGGAAGGTCGGGATGCTGCGCCATTGTAGTGTCAGGCCCAGTCCCCTCGCTTCTCCAGTTGGTAAGCACACCGTCTGCAATGCGCTTCGCTCGGTTGACAAAGATATAGGTGGTCTCGGTGCTACCACCGGCAGCCAGCCACTCTCGGTTAGTTAGCGCCACAGCATGGCCCGTGGCCTCCACCATATCAGCCATCCCAATCCCCCGTTATGGAGAGACCCACGAAAACGTCAGCCCATTCGCAACGACCCTCGTACCATCGCCAGAGACGGAGTAGTTGGCCAACGCAGAATCGATCTTCTTGACCATCACAAGCTCACCCGCCGTCTTCCCTCCATCGGTGAAAACATAGCAGGGGAACTCCACGTACTTGTCACCGTTCTTCGTCCTTCCAACACTCGAAAATGCCTGTCCGAACTCCAAATAACCGCCTTCCCAGGAAGTCCAACTTGAGTTGGGAACCGCAACATAACCACCACCGGCGTTGCCCCAATTCCCAGAGACATTGGTCGCCAACGGCTTGCCGAACATAATGGCACAAGCCTTGGTGTCGCTTGTATCATAGGACGTGATCACTCCAGCATACAGAGCCTTGTCAACAGTCGTGCCAACCACAGACGTTCCATGACCCATAAATACCTGGAGGTGGTTGATGTGGGTCGACATCGACAACTTGAAGTAGAACGTAGTGTGAGTGTCCTGGCTCGTCTTGTAGACCGCTGCCAAGCCCCCGGACGGAGCAAATAGCTTGGTACCCGCATCCCACCCGCCATCGGGAGAATAGATAACCCCAAAGCTCTTCAATGGAAGCACATAGGCATTATCGGCGGCACCGCCAAACGTCGTGGCACCCGCCGTAGCAGCAATCAATACCTCGCCATAAACCCCACCTGGAGATGCCGTGCTGCACCTACAGACAAAGTAGTCCCCGTCAACCAGACCCGCCCCGTCTGCCGTGGCGAAGTTCCCGTTGGTGTAAATGACTGACCACTGAGTCTCGGCAACGTCATTTATAAAATTGTATATACGCCAAAGGGCAACCAGTCGCCCCACGCCCGCAGATTCCTTGAAGACTCTGTACGCCATGTCAACTCCTACGCATAGGTGAGTTCAAGCCAAGCACTTCCCAGCAGGCCAATATCCGCCGGGTCGGCACTACCAACCAACTCCAAACGTACCTCGTAAATAGACTCTGCCAACCTAAAGTTGCCCGCACCGGCTCCAATCACAAGAGCAACAGATGCCAGCTTCGCCGGACCAGCAGCAACGAAGTCCAACATGCCACTCGTCACCGCCTCGCCATTGGTAAGGTTGTAGAGGGTCACCGTCGCATGGATACCAGGAGTCGGCCCCCCGAATCCAGCAACAGCCATGAATTTGAGGATCGCTCCATTTCCAAACGAACTCCCCGACAATGCCGTGTATCCACTGGATAGAGGGCCTGGAGAAGCGTTGTCAACCTGCTTGTCGGTCGTCAACAAAATCCTTGTAGGAACGGCGCAAGACCCAGAGCAAGAGCCTCCGAATACTTGCTTGAACTGGCCATCCCGCAGAACTACTCCATTCCTGAAAAACACCCGTTCATCCACTCCGAGGTCCCGCCGGACAGCGAGAAGGAAAACTCCATCTTGGTCTATTGGTACTCCACCGATTGAATCAGTCACAACGTCCACGATATCAACGGTCAGAACCCCTGTCGACTGAGGCGCCCGTACCAACTGGATCACGGCCATCTTGCCATCGGGAAGAACCATAGACCCCGCAGCTACACTAGGAACGAACCCCGTGGTCGGGCCAAGTATCCCGATGCTCGCATCCCACGATACAGTATTGGTGCCCGCATTGAACGTGAACTCGGCATCCGTCGCCACCACCAAGTTACGATCTTCCCTGGCAGCGAACACAGACTCGTCGATCCCGGTCAACATCGAGACAAACGTTGTGAACCAGTCCCTCACATTCTCGTCCGGGTACGTCCAGGTGCACTTGTCTGTAGTCGCCATCAAATCCCTCCCGAGAACCGCTGAGCCAGCAAACTCTCCACAGCCCAACCTATCACTTCGGGCAGCTCACGGACCCTCAAAACACGGTCACGTTCAACCAACCACTCCCCGAACCAACGCCCGTCAAACTTCATCTCTGCATTATAGCCGCCCATAACCGGATAGACCACAACTTCCACAACTAGTCCATCGCAAGTCTCCCCATGGCATTCCAACCGATTGTCTTGGGCCAGAGCTTCACCGCACCGGCTCAGTCCGTACAACGCCATATGCTTCAAGATCGCTGCCACGGAACTCCTGAGAACCGCCTCATCCGTATCGCCTACATGGCTGTTGCAACACCTAAGAGTGCGAAGCCTTACCTCGCCCATGGCCTACGCCGCTCCCAAGGCCTTCGGCGCCCTCTTGGCAGCGTTCCCGACAATTCTGCCGATCCCCATCGCCTCGACTATATCATCCATGGTCACCACCCGGCCAGTCACCAATGCGACTTCCCCGGATATCTCCTCTGGCTCGCCCTCTGGAGGGGTCACAGTAGCCGACCACGGAACTCCAGTAACCTTCTCCATCTTCCAAAGCACAATACCAGGGACGAACTGGAAGACCACCTTCAAGTCAATCTTGTGCTCATTGACCCTCATGGTGCCCTTCACCAAGGCCTTCCCGCCGCTAAACTGTAGCGAGACCAAAACACCACCGAATCTCTTGAACTCTTCCTGGAAGAACTCCGATAGCACCCCGGACAGCTTCAAGGTCGTCTTGGTCAACGCCGTCTTCATCGAAGCGTCTGGAACCCTCGCCGGGATAGCATCCTCGCACAAGGTCACCAACGAGGCAGACCCGGCTTCAAGAGCGCCCCACATTGACTCGGAAATCTTAGCCATTTTCACCCCCTGCAATCGATTGCACCTATCATGCCGGAACAAACTTCCACTTCAATCTGCATTCTATATCGTCTCCGGCGACTACGGCACCGTCGGCCACAAACGCTACAAGAAACCCGCTTTTGCTTACCTTCACTACAGTAGCCGAGTCCACATGAGCCCCCAGCACGGACCCTGATATGTCTATTTCTGCTATAGTAGGTTCATGCCAATTTGCTGGCAATAAAGGCGAACCGCCCTTTACGTAACAGTATGGATATTTTACCCACATGTAATACAATGGAACAACGGCAAATGCCGCAGCGGCAAGAACGACAAACTCCTCTTCATAGAGGATGTCTTCGGCCGGGACGCACGCTTTGATGTCCTCGACCAGCTTCACGACAACACCCGAGGCAGCAGCGCCAACCGTCTCTCGAAGCACGGTGATCTTGCCAACATTCGCTCCATTGGTCACAACACCGTGAAACACCGCCGGAACGTAGTCGTCTACGTGGCCAGTGAGGTCCAGCCTTCCATCAGAAGAAATCCCCAGATCCCCACCGCCGGTCGTCCCCAAGAACAAACCGCCCGACTGAGAGAAAATCTCGAACTTGCCAACCCCACGAGACTCCAGAAGGATGTCCCCGGAAACCGTGTATATCTCCACCTCCCCTGTCCCGGATGCCCCAAATGTGAGCTTCCCAGCCAGAGTGGTCAGGAACTCCAAACCACCGGCCTTGGCCAGCAATGAGATTTTGCCAGACCCCAAAGCCTGGATCGTAAGTTGGCCGTTCTGAGTGATGATCGATGCCGTAGCAGTTGAACCAGAGCCAGTCGTCTTGAAAAACGCCCCGGTAATCACCGTCGCATCAATCACCGACCCCAGATAGGTCTCATAATTGGAAGCAAAGCGGACCTTGCACAGCCCGGCGCCCGTTGGCGCACCCCCGTTCAACGTATCGACTTTGAGAACTCCCACCGGCTTCCCAGTGCCGTCGTCCTCTACATCTACGTATAGGTAAATACCAGTTATCGGGTTAACCCCAGCGCCGTAAGGGTACGCCTCCCCGGAATCGTCGAAGGCTCGCTCAATGACAATAGGCTCATGGATCGGATGCAGGAGCAACGACGTACCGTCAAGGGACCTCCCACCTAGCGCAAACTCGCTGCCACGGCTCTTGTCCGTCCTCACCGTATAAACATCCGCATAAGCCACTCGGATGTAATTGGTGGCTGGAGCGACAATGCTAAGGGCCATGCCATAGCACTCTAGGTAAGCAAAAGCGTATCTTGCGGTAGAAGGCACATTGAAGGTTCTTGTGTACCTATTATAGACGCCTCCAGTAGAATACGGGGCGACGCCAAGTTCGGCCTTCAGATCAATCGACCCCTCGAACGCATCAATAGCCGTAGCGTCTACATCGAAGAACAAGACTCTCAGACCCAGGCGAGTCACCCCACCACCGGCGGCAAACGCTGGATTGAACGTTATATCCGCCACCTTCACGCTAAAATCAACAACCACCTTGTCCCCGTCGGCAACAGGGACCCTCCCGGTCAACGGCATGTAGAACGCCTTATAGGTCGCAGCCTCGAAAGGAACTGGCCACATATCGAAGTGGAAAACGCAGCCCCCGTCTACGCCAGCAGCAGAGTCGTCGAAAACCTCTAGCGCCGTATCCGCAGCACTCGGGAAGCTGAACAGCTTCTTGTCTGGAGAGAACTTGGTCCCTCCAGGATCGGTATATGATAGCCTGCTTCGCCCCAGCCCCATACGTTGGTAGTCGTCCACTCCCCTGGGAGCCCCAAGGAAGTGCCACTGGCGATAGTGCTCAGTTATGTTCGCCGCCGGGATAACGACGGCCCCAGCCGGAAGCGTAACCTCGCCCAAAACGCACAGGTACTCCTTGTCGGCCGCAGCGAGGTAGTCGGCAAGAGAGTAGGCATACAGGTCAAACGCCGTCTCGCCTGCGACCGCATAATCCACAACCAGCACCAATAGGACGGTAGAGAAGTCGGGGAAAGCCGCCAGCGAGATCGAAGCTGTGTTCGCACTCAGCCGAGCCCTCACCTGATACCCGGTAGAAAGCTCGATTACCGCAACGCTATCAGAACTGCCCGCATCAACCACCAACTTGACCGACCGAGCAGCAACATCCGGCTGGATCTCAAAACCACGCAAAACGCCTCGCGACGAGACTCCGAACAACCGTTCGTTCATCCCCTCAGTAAGGTGAGGCTCCTTGAACCTAAGCTTGATATTGGTCTTACCTAAGTCCATCAGTCCAATAGGCGGCATATCTTACCTCACACCGTAGCAGTCAAATTGAATGTTATGGTTCCCTTGGTGACCACATGGGTAGAGTCAATAGCAAGGTTACCATTAGTGTCAAGATATGCAGGGTCCCCGACGATCTTTACAGTCAGAGCAGTCCCCACTCCGGGAACCGAAGCATCCCGGATCGCATCATAGAATTCCTTCTCATATAGAGTCGCCCCAAAAGCACGGCCCTTCAAGACCCCGTCCACAACATCTGCCAGATCACTCTCGACCGTGGCGACAAGATTCCCAGGCAGCACCACCCCGGTAATGGTGATATCGGCCTCGACCAGGAAGTCCTCCCCAGACGCCACAGAGACATAGACCGCTGGACTAACCCTCCCGGCGTTCATCCACTCTTCGAGCCTTGCGACAAGGCCAATTGACGGAGCGGCATAGAATCCATCCGAATCGAGAGTCAGGATCGGCAAGCTGATAACGTTGGCTTTGCAGTCATGAGCCAGAATGCTATCCAAGTAGTCATATAGGTCGGCAGAAAGCTCCATCGCTGCATCCTGCCATCCCACGTTCTCGTTTTCAACAACCAGGACGGATGCCGTAGTGTCTACCAATTTGCCAGAAGTGGCCCCCACGTTGGAAAGGGCGGTCACGTCCGCCATCATGGAAATGCCCTGAGCCAAAATATCAGACGTGTCCCCCACTAGAGCGTTGGTAATCGTTGTCAAAGCACTGGTTGCACCGGAAAGAGCCGTGCCAACAGCAGAGATATTTGTTCTGTCCGTTGACAAAGCGCCGTGCTTCGCCTCCACGTCCGACCCGTTTGTGTTCAAGCTTATAATGTACGCCAAGAGCTGATTGTATACCGTTGGCTCTAACTCGGTTAGCACGCCGCCGCTGGTTATGGTCGTGCCCATCATGCCTAGAGCAAGTGCTGAATCAGTTTTTATGGCGGTAACGCCAACGGTTATTGTGGAAATATGAGACGCCAAGGACGATAGATACGTTGAAAGCATATCGAGCGCTGGGTCTATCACCGCTCTTTGAGCCACTATGCCCGACGTTTGGGTAACTATGTCAGATCTAGTCGTTCCAAGGTCGGTAAGGGTCGACCGGATAGAATCCACCAATGCCGTGGCGTCCGCTATCAGCCCATTCAGTACAGCCACCTCACTGGTGATCGCAGACGACGGAGCAGACACACTGTTCTCTAGGTCCGACAGCATCCCAATAAACGCATGGTCCGACGAAGCAGACCTCGCAGACAGCGCTTTGGCCTTGGACACCGTCCCGTACTGGCCATCTGAAAACGTCTCAGCCAGAGCCTCCATATCGTCCCTGGACACACCTACGTTCCCAGTCCTTTTCCACCTGGGAGCCGTGGTCGATGCCTCAGCCAGAGTCTCACGGTCATATGCCCCGACAACCTTCGTTGAATTCAGAACCGTAAGCGGAATCGTCTGGCCCATGACCACCAATGGTGAAACTTCGGCGTTGATCCGCTCCTTGGCAACTGAGCCCGCAACTCCATCTGTCACAAAATAAGACACCTTCACCGTCGCCCCATCGGGGAACACCTCACCGGCCACACCGTCGCCGCCCTGGATCTCTGGATAGGTGGCATTGTAGTTGACCTGGACCTCGGTCGCCGTATCGTCGAATGATATGAAGTCAACAACATCCCACTCCAGACCATCGACCCAGACCCGAACCGAATCATTGGCCACAAACTTACCGGCAGCATCGCTAACGTCCCCCAAGACCAGCCGCTGATTCGCCACCCCTGTACCTGTGAACGTTCTGACCTTGGTCTCGCCCTGGCTCAGAGAAATGACGCCCACCAATGAAGTAGCACCGGCAGGAATCGTCACCGCCTGTAGCGACTCGAAAACTTTACCATCCCCTGTGAACTTGAACCCACGAGGGATTGGAACGTCGAACGCATACGGACCAGACGGGAGCGTCACTGTGTCGAGATCAACCGTCCCCGCAACAGCCCCACGCATCTTGTATCCCAAGGTCTCGCAAGCACCGGCAACAGCCGAACGCATATCGGAAGTCGGTAGGTACGCATTCTTCGCTCTTCGGTCCCCGTAGTACAGCGCATGAATCGTCGCATTGACCACGACCTCCACGAACAGCATCCCCTGTCCTGCGCTGACAAAGTTGTTGAATACAGGGCCGAATGTCGGGTCGGACTTTAGAGCTTGAAGGACGTAGGCCCTGACCGATGACCTATCCAAGCCATATAGCCTTACCGGAAGATCCATAGAAACGTTCGTTGCCATCAAATGCCCCCAAGCGACGCTTCAACCGTTCCAGGAACGCCGCGGTAAACATACCGGACCTCTATAAACCGTATCTCATTCCCGCCCTCTATCTTGGTCTTGGGCTTGGCGTCAACAATGGTAACGAATGGCAGGTAAGACGAGAACGACTGCCTCAATATGTCCAGAGCCTTAGATCCCAAATCCTTGTCCGTTGCATTCTGGAATGCCAACACTGATAGGTCAACACCGAAATCCGGGAGCCAAGGGAACTCCCCTGGAGAAGTCAAGGTGGCGATCAAAATCACGTCACCTACAGAGTCAGGCCCGTCCAGAACAACAGGGAACACCCCATTGCTTTCCGTTAGGCCAAACGCTATATCCCTAAGCCCTATGGCCATTTGCACCCTCACACAATAGGGAACGGGGTCGGAGTAGGACCTACCATGAACATCACAATCTGCATCATAGCATTTGACTGCATCGCCGTCGATAGAATTGCAGCAGGGCCTAAAGCATCAGAGCTTACCACCGTCAATGGATCTATCATGGCCGGACCTGATGGAGGAGCAATCATCCCAGGGAATACCACCAATGGCCAAAACTTCGATAAGATGCTCGACAGCTTTTCACCGGCAGAGAACCCAGCAATGACAGCCCCCATGGGCGGCAGAACCGCCGGAATACCCATAGCCGTAGCGCCCATGGCCCACGACTGGAGAACCGAAGCAAACCGCTGAGCGGCAGACGATACATCCGACGACGGACTTGTCGCCATTTGAATCAACCCTTGCTGTAGCACTGACAATGAAAGCATCATCGCCCCCTGCAATCGATTGCAGACCTACGCAGGAACCCCTAAGTAAGGAGCTTAAGAATAGCCTCTAGTTTTTCCATGGGAAGTTTGTTTAGTTGCTCATGACTGCTAGACGCATCTTGGACTAACCTAATAGTTCTTTGTTTTTTCCGTTCCTGGAGCCAATTCTCAACTTTCTGCTTTGACTGGCTGTCAGAACGCAATAGTGTCCAGTCGCCAGCACTCCAATGCTGGCCCCCGTCACCAATCATCTTCCCCGTTGTGAGAGAAAAAGTCATCTCACTCATCAGTTTTACAAAACGAGGCTCAGGCTTAATTGTAATCTGTTTTGGTGTCTTTTTACTTACCACGGCAGGGATATAGCTTGAGTTCAACCCACTATGTTGCGCAACAACACTATCCCCAATTTCTAACAATGCCAAATCCTTTGCAGTTAGTCTTGTGGTTTCGCCCTGCTCTTCCGTAACCCTATACCCGTAACCCACCCTAGAGTTTTCAGCAATCTTTATTCCATCTTTGACTTCGTTTTCGCCCATAATGTTAATCCCTATCAACTTGCCCAATCTGCCTATGTTATCCATTTTAACTCCTTAATCAAGCGGACAGGAGAACCCCAAGTCGGGCAACTCCGGCAAAGATGGAAGCACCACGCTCGGCAACGATAACCCAGGAAGGCTTGGAATTCCAACACTAATTGTCGGGAAGTCAACACCTATATCCGGGAGAGAAATGCTCGGCAGCGACGGCAGACTCGGCAGCGTAACCACTGGCAACGCCACACCCGGCAAACTGGGGAGCTTCAAAGTCGGGGGGCTCCACGAGATATCTATCCCTATGTCCGGCAACGCCAGCGTCGGAAGGCTCGGCAGCGACGGCAGCGTTATGCTCGGAAGCGCCGCGCTCGGCAACGACGGCAACGACGGCATAGGGAATTGGCAGTTGCTCATGAGATCATCACCGATTTCGATTTGAACGAGGAAACCAACGCCGCCTGCAATGGTGGACCGCTCGGGCCGTGGAACGTGTCATGTGCGTGTGTCGCCAGCCAGGACGACAACTCAGTCCAGCGAACAGCCGGGCTATCCGCCTGTGGAGCACCTATAGACGTGCTACCGCATATGGCGATCTTCGCCCCAACCATCTGAATCATATCGCCCTTCAACTGGATGAACACCGTCCCGTTCTGAATCGTCCAGCCGTCCGACGAGGTGCTCAGAACGTTCCCAACTGCATCAACCAGAACGATCGTTCCATCCTTCATCTGGAAGACTGAGTTCCCGCCGTTGGCAGCTATAAACACCCCGTCGTCGAGGTTCACAAACGACTTGCCCTTGGACCCGATGGTAACCTTCTCGCCCCCTGGAGTGTCGTCAAACCTGAGCCAATGGCCAGCCTTAGACTTCCATCCCCTCTTCATAGGTGCCTTCCCAACTTCGGGAGCGAACTCAGCAGGGACCCCTCCGACCTTGAACGAACCGCCTTTGTATACCGGCTTTGCCATATCCCCCATATCGAAGGAAACCATGACGTGGTCCCCTACCTCTGGGGGCCAGAACGACCCATATCCTACGCCAGCTCCAGTGCTAAATATAGGTGAGGCCCAGCACGATAACGGAACGTCCAAAATGCCCGTCGCCGGGACCATGACCTTGATCCTGCCTCTTCCCGATGGGTCAGCATTGTCCTTGCAAATACCGTCATATTCCCCATAGTACCGGCCCAACACAACCTCCAGACCAAGCCTCGCCAGCCTATCGACCCAATTCAGGAATATCCCACTCATGCCCCAACCTCCGTTGGCTGCTTCTCCGCATCCCCAGTGGAACTATCCGCCAGACGGCTGGGGTTATGCTCTACGTCCACTCCATTGATTTCGGAATCGTCCCCGAACTTCACACACCCCAACTTCGTTCCCCAGGCCCCTGAGCCCCCCGTCTGCACCAACGTTTTTACCCAGTACCGGCCGTTCAACTTCTTGCACAAACCGTCAACCCCGATCATATCCCCAGGCCGGATCAGTGAACCTATAGTCTCGATCTCCACCTCGAATCCAGCAATGGCGAGGTCTTTCGTCACCTCCACCGAAGCCTTCTCTGCCCCTCCACCCTTCGTCCCCGTGTCCTTCACTTCCGGGATCACTGTCCCTCGAAACCCATAGGCCGAAAGGGTCCCCGACGATAGCTTGTCCGCAAGGCCACGCATGGTGATTGTCGACGATGCAACAGTCTGCTTGCCTCCCTTGTTTCCGGGGTGAGAGTCTTTGTCGGCAGCCTTCTTTTCCTGAGAAACGCCATGCGTCTCACGGTCAACCGTCACAACCAGAGCATCACCAAAACCAGGAGCAAAGAGCACCTTGGACTCGTAAGAAAAAGACAGGATAGGCAACACAACCGTCCCGTCCCCCATATCCCCTATCTGCCCTCCAGGCATGTACCGAAGAACCACCTTCTCTACCGCATAGGTAAGTGCCTTGACCTGCCGAACGTAGAACTTCGACACACCGTTGCTTGCCGTAGGGTCACTTCCGGTCTGGATCTCGTCCACAATCACCATCCCGTATTCAGCCAGGAAAACGCATAGGTTATCCCAGAGAGACGGCCGGTCGAAAACATACGGCTTGGTTAGCTTGATGGCCTTATCCGCCTCGAACACATATCTCTCAGGCCCGATGCTCAGCGCAGAGAATATGTTGTTCACCACATATTCCACGGTGCAATCGTGGAACTCTTTCTTCAACCCAAACTGGGAAAGGGACACACTCACGCCCTTGGAATTGAATGTGACGTTGGCGCCTCCATCACCAATGGAAACGTCTGGGTCGACTGTGATCCCACCCCACCACGGAGATGCCATCCCCCCGGTTCCCACGAACCTGACCCAGAGCGACCCAAGAGAATTCAGGATGTTGCTGTCCAGGACTTCCGCCATCACCATCCAAGGAACAAACGCCGCAAACTTGACTTCCGGGATTAGACTGAGGCCATAGGTAACTTCAACACTCTCTGGTTGTAAATAGGCACATAAATCCTCAACGCCATCCGATTCCGAAGTGTCCCCCCACAACACAAAGCGCTGTTCCGGCTGCCCGTTAGAAGACGGGACAATCACCATTACCTCAACATAAGCCCCAAGCTGGTCACCTACCAATGGGCTCATTGCGCTCCCTTCCCTGGCTTCCAAACTTCAGCAACATAGACCGGATCGGGAACCCGAAGGGTCCGGCCAACCCAAAGGTCCACCGTTGGCATCTCAATGTCATTGGCAACGGCAAGGACAACCCACAACTCGGCAGACCCATAGTACCTTTTTGCCAGAGATTCGATCGTGTCCCCAGACTCGACTACGCATACTTGGTCATCGTGGCGCTCCTCCAAAACCGGGAAGTCCAGCATCCCAAACGCTTGAGACCCATCAGTAAACTGCACCAATGGAGCAAACCAAGCAAGCGAGTCCTTATCTAACCTAACACCGCCCATGCGTTACACCCCCAATGCAGCGCCCTTGCTGCGGTCTTCAATCGCCCCTACACTTTTGCCCTTGGTATCAACCAAAACGTACCGGCGATTCCCCAACGCTCCACGAACAGCCGCCAGCTCCTCACGCAAAACAGAAATCAGTTCTTCCTGGCTCCGCTCGTCGTCGATCACCAATTCAATCAACTGCTTCGCATCCCTTGTCTTGTTGGCGCTCCGGTCAATACTCGCCTTGTTACCGTACCTGCCAATAGCTTCCCTCAAACCAGCAAAAGCCTCCTGAGACGGGGAAGCGTCAAGCGGGAACACCAACTCCCTTCCATGGAGAATGGAAAGGTCTCCGCTCCTACGGGCATTGGAAATGCCTCCAGATGACCACCCAGGAATTTTATATTCCTTCATGATCTTCGTGGCAAACTTTAGCGGGTCTTCTTTTGATTCCATAAGGCCGGGAGCCCCACCTAGCAATTCGCCTCTCGCCGCGGTGTAATGCGCCTCCCCCATTGCCGCTCTGTTCTCGTCAAGCGTCTGGAGCGCAAAATCAAGCTGGCCCCTAATGGCCTGAGCCCTCGACCACATATCGGCGTTGTAAACAACTCCATCAATGGACTTCCCCAGATCGACATTGCTCTGGTTGAGCGATGCAAGCGTCGGGCCTAATGCCTTATTGTATGCTTCCATCTTGGTAGCAGCAGCAGCCTCATCCGCCAGCCTCTTCGCCGCCGCTGCCTGTTCGGCCGAAGCCGCAGCCATTGCATCATCCCGAGCTTTGGCCGCAGTATCGCGCATTATAGTCGCTTGGTCGTTTGCTTGACGCTCTACTTCAAGAAAAGCATTCCCAGCAGTCTCCGTATCAATAAGCAACTGGGCGGCCGCAAAACTCAAATCAGAACTGCTTGCGGCAATGTCTGCACCTATAACGTCTAAGTCGGCCATGGTCTGCCTGTATGCCGTAGAGTATTGGTCAATCTCTACTTGCTGGCCCGCTGCGACATCCGTAGCCATGGACTGAATGGCCGCAGTAATCAATGGTGGAACTGACTCCCCTAATCCAGCAAGCGTGTCCGTCAAGGTTTTCACCGCGGCTTCAGCCGGAGCTTTCAGACTTGGGGCAAGAATAGCCAAATCCTCAACCTCTTTCTGACTAAGGCCCTTCAGCAGCGACTTGTCGCCTTCGCTCTGCCCTTGGCTACCATAGAGCATGAATCTCTCGGCAGCCTGGGATCTGTTCCATTTCGTTATTGAATCTAGGGCAACCGCAAGTGCAGGGGCCATTGCCGCATTTACTTGGAGGGCCGCTTGACGATCGGCCTCTAGCTTCACCGATTTTTCTTCAAGCGCAGCCTTATCCCTTGCTCCCTGGTCCTGTTTCAGTTTTATTTTTAGCAGTTTCGCTTCGTATTGTAGTTTTTCGGACTCCATCTTCAGCGCATAGATCCTATCTGCATTGGTGATTACTTCCGTCTCGGCTTTGATCCCCGCCGTCAACGGAACCACCTGAGCTTCTAACCCCTTCAACGAACCAGTCGTCACAAAATCCTGGAACTGCTCCGCAGTGATTCCCCCTTGCCTTGCCAATGCAGACATCATGCCCGTCATCGCACCTATCTGTGTTGGAGACAACGGAGCATCACCCCTCACGTAAGCCTCTAATCCGGCAGTTACGGATGACAGCGCAGCAAGTTGAATTTGCGATTGATTTACATGCGAATCATAAGTATCGGAAACGTACTGTATGCTAAGCGCAGATTCGGACATCGCAGTATCGAACCACTTCATGCTCTCGTCGAACTTCTTAGCGTTCTTTTTCATTGACTCTTCAAAAGGCTTCACACTATCTTCCATGTTCTTAACCCACTTCGCCCCAGCAACATCACGAGCCAACTTCTTCTCAGCTTCACCTCTCGCTTCCGCTGCATCGAACAAACCATACAACCCCTTCGCCGCACCCGCAGCGCCACCTATAAGCGCGCCCCATGGACCGCCAACAGCGAAACCTAACGAAGCACCACTTCCTACATCCCCGATCATCCGACCGGCAGAATCCTGGACCCCGCCCTCTTCGCCACCCCCGCTGATCATCCCACCTATAGCCTGGGCCGCCACAAGGCCGCCAAGGCCCCAACCGGCACGCCCCATTACCTGACCACCATATCCCTTGGCAGCGTTCCATCCCGCAGCCCCATAACCCTTAGCCTTTCCCCACGCCCCGGCCAAACGACCTTGGGCCATAGGAACCGACGCAGGAGGAGGTAACGCAGGCATATCATAGGCCCGACCTGAAACATCGACGATCCGACTTCTCGCCGCAGCAAGAGGAGCAGCGGGAACCGTAGCACCGGCAAGCGCACCCCCAAGACCATTCGATATGCAGTCGCTTGTAGGCGTAACGCTCTGGCATAGCGCTTCCTGGATCTTCCCTAACTTGCTAACGATCCTGCTCGACTGAATCCAACTCCCAACTGCACTGATGCCAGAAAAGATAGCGCTTCGGATAGACTCGGAGAATATGGCACCAATGAGAATCCCCTTGCCAGCATTGGACAAAACCTCGCTGATTTTCTCCCACAAGGTTCGCGACGGGTCGGACCACCACTCCGAAACCCGAGCAGTAACCTTCGTCCACATCTGGTCAAAAATTTCCCGCATAAACCCGGTCAGGAAGTTGGCGATCTTACCAATGGCCAAGCCCATATTTTGGAACGCTCGCTCAAGTGGCGTAGTGACAACCGTAGGTTCTACCTCATATCCGGTAAACGCAGAGAACGCCGCATCAAACACCGCCCCAAGAATTCGGCCCACCCCAGAAATGAGGTCAGCAACGACCCCGGCAGCGTCCATCTTTTCCAGGAAAACAGCGATCCCGGCAAGGCCCTGACCTATGTAGTCCGCTCCCTTTACCGCAAGGGTAGATATCAATTCGGCAGCATTACCGGCAGCAGACAACCCCTGGCCTATCCATCCCCAAATTGTCGTCCCCGCAACCTTGATCCACGGTTCTACGGCACTCCAGATCTTCCCGAAATTCTCAAATGCCCAGACCGCTCCACTCTCCATGAAGTCGAGCAGCTTCTCGCCGTACTTCCTGCCATTGGTCAAGAGCCAGTCGGCACCCTTCTCGAACCATCCCCACACGGACATCCCAAGCTCTTTCCAGTCCACTGTCCCCGCAAAATGAGCGACACGATAGTACAACGTCGTCACGGCCTTCCTGATTGCAGGCCATGCGGAATCAACAGCCCACTCCCACCCGCTGGTCAACCATGCCCAAGTAGCAGACCCAATACCCTTCCAGTCAATTGACGATATAACCCCCACCACGCCAGTCCACAGGTTCGACATCTGCTCTTCAATCCACGGCCATGCCGTCTGGGAAGCATAGGTCCACCCTGCTTTCAGCCACTCTACCACAACTCCCTTTTTCTCCCACAGGAACGACCCTGCACTTGACAGCCACCCGGACAGCAGGTTGACGCCAGCCAGGAAACTGGTCTTGAATCCATCCCAGAATCGCAACGCAAGGGCCTTCCCGGCAGACAGAACAGTGTCCCACTGCTCGCCCTTGGTCATCCCCCTGAATCCCTCAAGCATACTCTTGGAAAGCTTGTCCCCGCTAAGCCACGATATCACCCTCATGAAACTCTCAGGCAGGGCGTCTATCCGCTTCTGAAACGACTCACTCAGGACGCTCCCTTCCCCAAACGCATTGCCCAAAAGAGCAACGCCCCCGGCGACAAGAGCCACAGGCCCAAGAACGCCCATAAGCGTTCCTGGAATCCCCAACATCATCTTATTGAACCACCCCAACGGGGCCACAAGATGCTCGAATCGGAACCCCATCGACCCAAGAGCCGCTAGCATAGGCGCCATATCAACAACTGCCTGCAACGCCATATCCCCAAGCGCTCCGAACGTAGGGAACAGCGCAGATAGACCTATTCTCCGAACGGCAACCATCTTCGTAACCAGCAATCCCAGCGGTCCACGGTCGGACGCAAGGTCAGTGATAATGTCCCCCAACGCCCCATACGCCCGCCTCGTCCGGCCCACCAATGACCCAAGCTCCTTGGACGCCACCTTGTTCATTCGGGTCTCGAACATATCCTTGACCCGCTCCATCTGCTCGTCCATGGTCAGGCCGGTCTGATACGCCGCATTCGCAGCCTGTTGCAAACTCTTCCCTGTCTTGTTTAGTGTTCCATCCGCATTTACTATGGTTTTCAAGTAAGCATCAAGGCTGTCATTATCAAGAGCCCAAGTCAGGCCAAGATCGGACATAACACCCTGCAAATATCTGGCCTCAGTGGAGTTCTTGTCCATACCTTTGTAGGTCTTTGCCATAGTTTGCATGAACTGTATTGGTGACTTCTCCAACATGGCTTGGGCATCGGCAACACTGCCCAGAGCAGGCGCAAGCTTCACCAATGAATCGAATATGTCCCCTCCTGGGTCACGGCCCTGAAGGATTTTCCCAAGATTGACTTTCGGCCCGCTCAAAAACTTGAACAATTCTCGTGACTTATCAAACGCTTCATCGGCAGAAAACCCAGACCGAGACAAAGCCCCCGCCAACGCCGTGATATTCTCGGCCGCCGCCCTAATCATCTCGGGACGCACCTTGTCAGGGAATGATGCAAATTGCTCGCCTAGCATATCCAAGGTCTGGCCCATTTGGCTCACAGACGCCTCACCTTGGCCGAAAGCCCCACCTATTCGGTAGATGTCGTCCATGAGTTCCTTGGCGCCCTTGGCTCCAAAACCCCACGAATCTGCAAGCTCATCTAAGACACCAACGTAGCCCTTGAAGTCCCCGATCATTTCGGACATTCGGATCATATCCTGGGCGTTCGCAAATCCTAACGCGGCAATCTCTGCTTCGGTAAACTTCTCAGCCAACGCACCATACGCCGCCTGGGCACTCTCCGCACTGGCATTCAACCCGTATGCCGCCGAACTCACCTTTTGCATCTTGCCCGCTATGGCGTCCAAGTTCCCGCCCATGCGGAACGCCGCTTGCCGCCCGCTCTTCGCCGCAGAAATCCCAAACTGCTCTATGCTTGTGGTCAGTCCCCCGCGAGGCGAAAACTTATCTGACAGAGAGTCCACCGATCGCCCCAGTGCATCCAATTGGTACACCGGCAAACTCTGGAGAAACTTAGGAAGGAATGAGGAGCCTAGCGTCTTGTCGAGCTTGGAAGATGCGGAATCAATCCTAGATAGGCCGGAGCTAACATCCTTCAGCCCGCGCCCTAACCCCCGGTCCTTCGCTCCCATCATGAACCCAAGACCGAGTAGTTTCAATTCCGCACCCCCTTACCTATCGTCTACCTCTCATTCTGCTCTTTGGGCGAGAGGCTTCCTGCTGCTTCTTGTTCTGAGCCCTCTGTTGCTCTAATGCGTCTTTCTCGTCCAACAACCGCTTCCGCCTGGAGTACGGTATGCCCATGTACTCCCTGTAATCGCCGCCCCACATTTCCTTCCAATATACAAACTCCTTTTCTAAGCCTGTCAGATCACCGAAGGGAAAAAGAACTCCGGCTGCGAAATGTCCAGAGTAGCCGTCTGCAATCGCTTGCAGTCTGGATTGTCGCACCTGTACTCGAACTTCAAATCGGGGCCAGCCTCTACCGCTTCAATGCGCTGGCGAAGCCACAGTCGATCGCGAGTGGGCATCCGCTTGATCATGGCGATCTCTTCCATGTTCACAACAGGAACCCCGTCTACATCTGTCGGGAATGACCTGGAAAACTTGTGACCATCAATGGAAATCATTCGCATCCACATGGCAAACGAAATTCGGGACTGCTCCAGATCCTTGTTCGTGCGCTTGTGCTTTGAATCGGTAGATGTTTCATATTCTCGAATCTTGGACGTGATCTCTTCCTGAGACCCGCACATTACTTCCCACTCAGCCAGAGCGCCGGACGGCAAAGAGTCCTCATAAATGCGCTTCTCGGGAAACTCGGGATGCTTGACATCGACCTTCGATAGGTCGATGTGCTTCGTTGATTCCCGGTGGCACCGCTCGCACTCCACGGTCATTTTGTAGAGGTCACCAAGAGAAATCCGCCGAAGATGAAGCATCACCTGCATACGGTCAGAAGAGGTCAGCTTCTCCACCGCCCGAAGCAACTCCTTGCGGTCCTCAATGGTGCCCAAACGCTGGAGGCAATTGAAAAAGATATGCTTGGTCCTGGTCACGAAGGACGATGAACGATCGGCCAGCAAGTCTTCCTCGTCACCGCTCATCTCACGGAACAATGCGTCTCGATGCAAAACCCCATCGGACCCGACAAATCCCCAACCCAACATAACCGACTGCAACGCTGAAACTGGCTCAATGGTGTGCATCCGTTCCCCCTTGGCTCTCGGCCGGACTCCATCCTACAACACCATGCCGCAGAAAGAACTCCCGGCCCAACTCACCTATCAAGAGGTGACGAACAGCGTCACTCAGCGAAACACCGTTCTCCTGGCACAGACGCCTGAATGCCTCATATTCCTCACTCGGAACCTCGACATTCAAACGCATAGGTCACCCCTCTTTGGCTCATGTTACTCAAAACTGCTCGTAAGGCAACGGTTTTATGCCGTTCTGAGCTTGGCTTTTGAGTAACGGGGTCCCGCACCGGACGCCTCGCCTCGACTTCTTGCACGTAGGGGTGATCTCCCCGTGCCCGTCGCTGAAACGCTTCACCTTGCCAGTAAGAGGAACCGGAACCTGTGGAATATCCCCAGAGACCAAAGCCTCCAATGCCGAAAGCCACCTACCCGATATCATAGCTGACCTCTAGTCTGCTCATGGAAACCACCGAATACCTCTTCGATGATGGGGAAGCCGTAGCCACCTGGATATCATATACGTAAGAGTCAGGGACCCATGTAGCAGAATCAGACGCCGAAAGGTAGAACTCCATCTTCCCGCCTTCCGCAGAGACAATCGCCCCTTGCCCCGTAGTCGCCGTGCTCTTGGTTGCCTTCGCCGTGGTGTCCTCTTTCCTGAGCTTCACGGTCAGATATCCCGTGCATCCCGTCAGATTGTAAGGGGCTCCATTCACGTCACGGACATACACCTTGATCGTCTTGTCGGTCCCGCGCACCAACCATATCGTCTGTTCCATCAACCGACCTCCATTATCACGACCAGAGTAGTAGAAGGGTCCACGGTCCCGGTCAACTCGGAAATAGACGCAACCTCGCCAAAGACAGAAACGTCCGGGGCGATCACACCTATGACCTCGGATATGTCGGCAACCGCCATTACTTGCGTCCCTTCTCTATGAGGATGAGCCTAAGCCTGTCCTCAGTGACTATCGCCTCTAAGCTCTTGATTATCTTGGCTCGCTCCTCCGGCCTTAGCGCTTGGCAAGACCGACAGTTTTCGAGCGAACCAGACAACGCCGACAGCTCCCGAAGCACCTCCCCCAGCGTATCGTTCTCGTCCTTCAACTCGCCAAGGTGGTCCCCAGCCATGCGCTGAATATCAGCGGCACACACCATCAGCCTATCCAGCTTATCGGCGGGAACCGCCACACACGTAATGGTGGTTGTCATGGCCGTCTTAAGCGCCCTTAGCTCGTTCAAAACCTCAGTAAGCTTGTCGGCCTTCTCACGACTATCACCGGCATCGGCCCGCATTTGAGCCCGGAACTTGAACCACGCCACCAATACGGTAGCGACAGAAGTGGCCACAACGCCCCACATGACGTATGGCGAGGCCGCATACATATCCTGAGCGGCCGAAGTCTGAAGAATCATCCATCTCATAATGCCCTCCACCTGACCACCCAAACCGAAAATCACACACAGCGGAGCGCCATTAGTATCACCATAATCCACGCAATAAACAACCCTACAAATTGGGGATTGTTCTTGACCTTTGACCCGATAACTTTCAGCTTCTCCATGGCCACCCTCCACTCTACACGAGAGAGAACTCTTCAAAATCTTCCATAACCAGATCGAGCTCCATCAAGGACACCCCACTGCTCGTGGCATCAAAATCTGTGGCGACTTTGTATCTGGTAGCCTTGCAATTGCTCAACATCCATGCCCTAGCAGGCATTCTCGGAACCCACGACCCACCACCGCCCAAATCTGACCTATGGTACGCTGCCTGCATCACACCGAAAGCCCCGGCAAGAGTCCCCGCCGCAGCATAGCCAGCACTCAGCCCCAAAGCCGTTGCCAACATCGCCTGGGCCGCCGCCCCGGCGACAGCGCTCGCTGCATCGTCAACCCCGCCACCAACGAACTGAATCAACAGAAAGCTCTTGTCTGTGTTCGAGTGACCGTGGATCGTCTGCCGTATCCATTTCCAGAAATCCCCGTCAGCAATGGTCGCACCACGAACCAACGTCATGGGCGCCAACGATGCACTTTCTACCACCTGGACCGGGAGCATCCTATTCGCCTGGACAATCTCCCTCATGGCCAGCGTGACTTCTGGAGCAGTTATCGATGAAAACCCGTAGACGGGAAGCAGCGAGTAATACGGAGGAGCGAGGCTAGGGGATACGTCGACAAGCCAGAACGCATAGTCCTGAAGGATGTCGAAGATCCTGGACCGAGATGATTCCAAGGGAAGAGACATAGGTCAATAACCTCTTCAAGCCCTTGTCACCATTAAACGGAGGTGCCGTAGTCCCACCACTCATATGACATATCCATTTCCTGCAACGAAATGTCCGACGCCGTAGCGTCAAGATCACCGGCAGGCTTTACACGGCTCGGGAAAGCCTCGGACAGAACATATATGTTGGAAGCGTCTTTGGCGGTCAAAGCATCGGACGCATACTGGCCAGAGGGAACATCAGGAGCCACGCCAGCCGCATGTGGCATGGCCGTCCTGTGGTAGTGGTAATAGGTCACTTCTGCTCGGTAAGAGCCACCAAACAACACCCTCTTGAGCCAATCCCAAAACATGGTGTCAGAAAGGACCACTCCCCTGGAAAACGTAACGTCGCCCTGACTCGGAACCCCTGGTTCTTTCCGTGTGAAGGCGTACATCCCTTCTCGGTACTCGGAAATTTCCGCAGTGGTCTCAGGCGTAGTGATCGAGTTGAATCCCGCATCTCCGTTAACGGAGTGCTTCAATAGGTTAACCCCCTGTACCTGCTCAGCCTTGGCCCGGAATTTGAACCCATGAAGAAAATCGTAACCTTGCGCTCTCGGTGCCATTGTGCCCCTCCTCTAGTATGGACTGCTCATGCTGCCTAGCACTTCGTGGAAAATCTCGCAGATAACCCCGTCAGGGTCCCCCAGACCAATGCCAGTAGTGACTACCGACAACTGGTCCCCACCGCAAAGGTGAAGCCGCAGATTTGGAAGACACACGGAGGCCCCAGAGGCCAAACCAGTAGCCGAAGCGAGAGTGAACGAGCCGCCGCTCGCACTCACCACCGCTATCGAGTAACCAGTGGCCTGTGGGGCCTCAATGCGAATCTGCCACACGACGTGGGAATAATCCGGGTTCAACGTAAACAACCCACCATGAACCGCATCGATCGGGAACTCCTCCCTGCGATTGGTGATGACCGAGACCCCCGTTGGGGCGACTCCATCAAAATCAATCGCAGCCGCCGTGCTCTGCCTAGTAATCATCGGTGTGTTTAGTGAACCCACTTAGACCCCCATCGTGCAATCAATTGCCGCTAAGCCGAAGCCCCCTGAGTGATCTGAGTAAATCTCAGGCGGATGAACTCTGCCGGGGTGGACGGGGCGATGTAGACATCAACCACCACCTGACCGGCACTGACCACGTTGGTCGGATTGTTGGAGTCGTTGCACACGACGTAGAACGCCTCACGCTCCGACTTGGCATTGGCATTGAAGTACCCTTCGGAATACAGCCTCTTCATGAAGTTGTAGACCTGAGAGTACAGCCTCAGTCTAAGGTTGGACCCGTTGTTCTCGAAGCAGGCCCACCACGTCGACAGGTACAGGGACATTTCCACGTACTCGAACAACCGGCGAGCACTCAGGTATCTCCACTCCGGCGTATAGCTCAGCGAACGGCCTCCCCAGATAACTCTCCCGGTTTGCGGCCAGTCGACGATGCAGTTGACGCCAGAACTGTTCAGGTCCCCAACCTCTTCCTTCGTGAAGTAGGTCTCCAGGCCAATGGTCTGGAGCAGCTTGCCCTTCTCGGTTCCTGCCGGGGTCTCACCTACGTTACGCTCGATATCGCATCTGGCGTAAGCACCGGCGATATGCCCAAGCGGGGGGAACGTTACGGACGTGTCCAGAACCGGGTCCAGAATCTTGACCCACGGAGCATAGAGCGCACCGTAACTGGTATTGGCTCCAAGCACTGCCTTGCGGTAATGCTTCGCACCCGTAGCAGTTACGCCTCTCGGGACAACCAGCGGAGCAAAGAAGTTCTTACGAACTTCGGCAAACGCCAGAATCAAATTGTCCACCGTGGCATTGCCAGCGAAGTCAGGAACCACCGGGCCAATAAGCGGCTCTTCGATGGTCTTGAACGCATAGATTCCACGGTTGGTGGCGTCAAGAGCAGAGCTGACCGTCTCGGCACTGCCGATCAATGCCACACCGTCGCTACCACTGATAAGAGTGTATGCCAGTTCGGTAGACGCAGGCTCCTTGTAGTAGGTCGCAGCGATCGAGGCCGCTCCCTGAAGAGGAGTCCGAAGCATAACGTTGAACGTGCCAAGGTCATAGTCCACCACGTTCGTTCCACCGGCGTTGACCCAACCGATCAAATTGCCGTAACCATCGTCGTAAACGATCTTGGTGGCACCAAGGGCGTCCACATAAGACAGTTTCAGAGTCTGGGGAACAACGCCGTTACCGGCATGGGCGGAAACAATCTCCCCGATGTAGGCACTGGTCACTCCGTCGCCAACCAGGGCGCCGCCACCAGCGAGCACCAATGACTCGGCAGTAACCTTCACTGCGTCCAGGCCAGCCGGAAGACCCGTACCGTAAGGTGTGTCAATCTCAACCAGCTTCGAGCCGGACAGAGTATCGTTCACAACATCGGGCAGGTAGTTGGCAAGGTCAGGATCGCTCAGGTTCAAATCCCCGAACTCTTCCTTGTCCTCATAGGTCGTTCCGCCAATCTCAGTGGCTTCTCTCACCACCAACGAATACGACAGGTATTTGCCAAGGTCAGGGTTCGTGTTGTCTCCGGTTGTGTCTTCCCAGCGGTCTTGGACCGGGTCGTAAACCACCGACACAAACGAGTCAGGCTCCCCAGCGAATGCACACTGGATGCCGTTGCCATAAGAGCCCTTGCCAATGCACTTCAACCGCCAGTAGAGCTTGGTATAGTCCACTTCGGCCGTAGTGACATTGTCCACGTAGTTGGCCTGCAAATGGCTATCAGGCACCAATACGCCAGACGAAACCTTCGTCTTGAACTCAATCGTTTTCGCCGTTCTGTCAATCTGGTTCGTCCCGGCCACATCCAATATCGTTGCAGGGAACGCCCCGACAGCAGGAGGTGCCGCATCAACGAACTCGTCGTTGGAGTTGATCCAGAACGTCTTTGTCGTCCTCGACGCAACCAGATTATAGGTGATGTTCGCCACTGCCGGAAGCGCAGGAGGTGCCGCTAACGCCGTGAGGGAAATGGCCCCGGTCGTGTAATTGACCGTACCAGCCCCAAGGAACGCAGTTGCGATGAACGTGCCGTCACCCTTGTCATAGATGGTATTTGCTCCCCAGACGATTTCCACGGAACCCGGCTCAAGCCGATAGTCCGTACCGGAATTGTACGGGAAGGTTATACCCGTGGTCACTGCTCCGTTGGCGACATCGGCCACGGCATGGACCACAGCGCCGTTTTTGGCGATATGAAGGTTGTACCAGTCGATGAGATCCCGGAGGAGAATCACCGCACCGGCATAGGTGGCGACCGGGGCAGCACCCGGAGGAGCCACAGGGTCAACGCCCAAGTGGAACGCAGCACCAACGTTGCCACCGTGGTTCTGCATCTTGGCTCGAAGCGCATTCACCTTGACGATGAAGTTCGCTTGGTCGGTCGGAGAACCAGCGGCCACAGGATTGATGATATCTGCTATGCCGTGGTACAAACCACCCGTGTTCGCAAGATGCAAATTCCACTTGCCAGCCACGCCACCGCAGAACGCATTGTAGACCGCAACGTTGTCGGCAAACGACGCCAGATTGGGCTTCAATGCGAATGACAGCTCAGCTCCGTTGCCTGCCATAACCGAAGAATCGGTTGCGGCCGTGGCGACACTGTCGAAGTTGACTTCCAGCGTGTCCACCAACGGAGCCGTAACCAGCGTAAGCGTGAACTGGCTCACTGGAGTACCAGAGTGGTCGGCAACAGCCACCTTGCCCTCGCATCCGTCAGGAGCGGGAGCAAACAAAGGTGTTTCTGCCGCTACCGGCTCGTCGATGTCCAGGTTGGCAGCAACGGCATCGGAGGCCACAACTCGGCAAGTATACACCCGCTTGCCGCCGTTACCGAAAAACGCAGACACCGTGGTCGGAACCAGCCATCCCGCCAAAGCAGGGCCGTGTTGGTCCAGGAACTGCTCGGGAGAAGTAGACAGAGTGTAAACGTCCTCCTCCCCCTTGTAGGTGTATCCGCATATCGCCATAGCCGAAGCCGCAACACCCTCTACTGGGGCATTACCACTCGGCCGCTCTTCTATTGCAACTCCGGGGTATGTCTGCACCATCTTGACCCTCCATTACTTATTATTCAGAGCCCTTGTCTCGAAACTTCCTCGGAACTCTAGGAGCCATATTCAGCCCCTTCAAATCCAAAGGCTTGGGGTCGTCGACAGCAGCAGCCTTCACAACCTTCTCTTCAATAGCAGCAGAAAACGGAACCCCCTTCGCACCTACTTCGATAACTTCCGGGGCCTTCGGAACAGTCGTCTGACCCTTCTGGACCCCACACAGATCTACCACTTCGCCCATTCTACCAGGAGACAGCGACACGGAAGACAAACCCTCGATAGATGAAAGCTTAGCCCCGTCCGGGAACCTATAGTATCTCATCGGAGCCAACGAAACTACCTCCCCATTGGGAAGCGTAACCGCCTGCCTTGTTCTGCCCTTATAGAAGTATACTATCATGCTATCCCCTATGTCATAATGTGAGCGGTGACTGTAACCCCAACAAAGCAACTCACCGAGTCGGACGGTTCCATCAGGTCAATCTCACCCTCGACCCTAATGGATATGCTCTTGCCGGGGACCCGATTCACAACATCCGCAATTTCCGTAAGGTCACTGGTACCATCCAAAAACGCGCTGTAACTCCGGCTGTCACCGTCGACCGTCGCAACAACAAACCCTCGATTCAGAGGGAACGTCTTCAATAGGTGCAGGAACATGTCCCGCTCCTGGCCCTTTTTCTTGCCACGACACTCAATCTCATAGGGCAAGTTGAACGGCCAAGCAGGAGAAGTGGTAGTATACGCGTCGTAACCACTCACCACCTCCCCGCTCATGCGAGTGATGGTCTTGACGGCAGCACCCGAAGCCGGAGCCCTCGTGCCCTCCATCGCTCCCTGCATCCTCGCAGGGTCAGGGTCGGGGGCGCCTGGAACTACGCAAAAGCATGGCAACAGGTAATCCATGACACGTTCTTCTGGATTCCGGTAGATGACCGGGATCATGCCGTTGAACCTATCAGGACCGTCAACGCCGACAACTCTCGCTGCGTAGTACCGCCTACTCCCGTCAGGCCAAACCACATCAACCAGCTCCCCGCCTATCTTGCGGAAAACTGCCTCGTCGAAGTGCTTTGACGTGATCCCAGACATAAGCGCCCCCGGTTACCTATCCGATACTCAGTCGTCTTCGCCTTCTTCCTCTTCCCCATCGTCCGAGGCCCAATTCAGCATCTCGTCAATGAAGTTCATGGAAATGGCGGCATCAAGCCACTTGGCATCACCCTCGACATCCCCGTCTTCTGGGAACTCGGGAAGCATACCTTCCTCAGTCGCTTGGTCAAGGAATGCACCAACAGCGCTGTAGGCCTCGTCCTCGTCAATGTCGAACTCAGACATCATCTGGTCGACGGCGGCCTGGAGAAACGTGCTGGCATCCTCTACCATAACACCCTCTTCCAGTTCGTCACCAAAGAATACCTGACCGTCTTCGGTCACGCTGGCAAGCTGGCCATCCCGGATAAGCCCACGGGCCTCCAGTTGCTCATGCAGAACCCGAGCCGTCTGCTCCAGTTCCTCTGCGACCAAATCGTTCTTGATCCCTGAAAAAGCAACGCTAATCTCTCCGTATTTCATTTTACCCTCCACTGAGCCCGATTACGTAATCTCGTCTTGGAAGTCGAGCACCATAGGCACTTCTGACTCCCTCATTTTCCGGGGAACTCCACTAGTTGTCAAGTTCCATTTCTCTCCCTCAAATAACACCTTTTCAATCTTGCGCCGCATCGCAGGAGATACGCCCCTTTCAGTGGCACTTACCTGCTTCCGCCATGCCCCAATAACCCCACTTCGACCTATGCCCTTCTCTGCCCGTCGCCCAGCAAATCCAACGTCAACCCATACTGTACGGGCCTCGCTCTGGGGAATTGATTGACCCCTCGCTGAAAGCCCTGCAATCATTGCAGCCCGGACAGGCTTGACCAACGCCTCCAGTCTGGAGACCTCGTCGCTTGTGACCTCACGGACTACAACTACAGCCATAGACTCAGGCGGCAGCCATGGTAACGACTTCCCAGGCCATGGATTCGTTGTTCTGAACGCATCCAGTAGACCCGTGTCGTCCGGCACACCCTTGGGGAAAACGTATACGGCATGGTTCGACTCAAAATCAGACAGCCGCATCGACTTGCGCTTAGGTAAAACAGCAACACCGGCAGCGCCATCCACTTCGACCAACTCCATCGACCGGGCAAGATCTCCAGCGCCTCCAGCCTCCAACCGTCCCCTAACGCCGTCCATAAAACCGGATGCAGATTCCAGCGCAACGCCCCGCCTTACATCCTTCATAAGCTTGGGGTCACGCAGGCACCTAATGAGTTTCTTCAACTCCCTCCGGTCCTTGGGGGCCATAGAACAGTAGAGAAGGCCTTTGGACATTACTTCCCACCTTCCTCATCTTCCTTCCCATCTGCCCGCAAGAAAATAGGCTCCTTGTCTTTCCGGTAGACTGCCTTCGCCACCAATAGGCCGTCTTCTGTTCGGAAGTCCAGAACGACCTTGACTGCGCTCATTTCGGAAGGAACGCCAAGCAACAGCTTCGTGGCCTTCAAAAACGCATCCTTGGTCATCTTGCCTTCTGTTATGTTGGCAATGTCTGACGACTTGCCGAGCACACTACGGGCCTCCTCTAAGACTCTTTGAAAATCACTCATTTCCGATCTCCTTGTCTATAAACATACTTTTATGGCTCGAACATAGCCCAAAAACAACGCCATTGCCCTTTGGCCGGAATCCGACAGTAGCCTCAGCGCCACACACCATGCACCACTTCCCCCATAAGTGCCTTGGCAACTCGCCTCGGTACATGGGAAAATCTCCCATCTTCTTGGGTCCTGAGCAACCTATGATTGAACATGAAGACAGCCCAGCGTCGTGGGCTTCCCACAGGTTATGGCAGAACGAACACACCAAGCAGAATCCCATTGACATCATAGAAAAGGCCCGCTTCTCAATCTCCGCAATTGCCTCTTCTACTGACTTCGGACCCACCTTTCTGCCCACAAAGTCGGGATGGACCCAAGACCCGTCGCCCTGCTCTACATACGCGTGGGTCAGCGCATCAACCAGCTTCGACTTAACCATTTGTCAGAACCTCGCGTTCCTTCGCACCAACGACCCCATGGAACGAGTACGTCTTCACGTCGTGGACAGACAAGACCCCTCCAGGTCCAGATACCATAACGTAGCCGACTCTGGGATTGACCTCCACAACTCTCCCCCACGCCATCCGATCCGGGAAATTCAGGTCTCTTACCACTACCAGATCTCCACGGCTCATATCGCACAGCGAGAGTACCTGGGTCAAAGACCCCTCCATTATCTCACGCTGCCTCATGATGGTGTCCACACTCGCCATGCTCATTCTATCCCCCCTCTTGCCCGCTCATTCGGTAATGACTCGCTCCTGCGTCGCCCTCGACACAGATACCACACGAACGAAGCCGAACTATACACCGGCTCCCCCTGTTTCGCATGGACAATATCGAACCACACGTCACCAACAGACTCCCCAACGAACATCTTCACAGCGTCGCCAACAACAGGAGGTAGCGTCCCGGCCGCTTGGTGGAATAGCTGCCTCGGAATCCTGATCTCTGCTTCCGCCGTCTCTTTATACCCGTTCTCCGTGGCATCCTGCTGATCTTCGGCCCGGTTCCACTCCACATTGGCGAACATCTTGAACGGCCCGACAAACCCTTCATCGAACACTTCCTGGTCTATCGGATCATAGTTGCGCTTGTCCAAACGGTAGTAGTCGACGGACACCCCATACAGAGTCACCTCCTCTACCGCAAGCTTGTCGAACAGGGCAATGTCCTGGTCGAAAATCAGCCTGCTTCTCGGAAGGTTCTCACTCATAGGTCATCCAGCCCTTCCGCAATAGCCGCCATCCACAGGAACGGATCAAGGTCCTCGCCACGAGCCGCAGCAAGAGTGGCCTCATATCCATCCTGCTTCCTTTTGAAGTCCGGCTCCTTGCGCTTCGCTCGAAGCCTAGACCGACCCTTTGGGGTCAACTTCCCACCCGTCATGTAGCCTTTGTCTTGAAGGCTGGCAGTACAGACAGCGAAGGCTTTGGACACACCCTTACGGTCCTTCCCTTCCTTGTCGGACACCGCCCTCACACATAGCCTAAGCAGCTCATTCGTTCCTTTTCCAGGCATCATTACACCTATCCAGCAAAGAACCCTGAAGGCCCGTTGATCATCCCAATCCTCTCGTCTAGTCGTTCCATCTCGGCAGTTCCCTCGGATACAAGCTCCGCTCCGTCCGTTGTCTTCGGACCGGAAGCTCCGGGAATCTCTGAATGCTTCCTCAGTATTCTGCCGTATATTACCTTTATTTGCGCCAGTAGGAATCGCATGAAAATATCGATCTCTAGTGACGTAAACTTCGTTATATCCACCGTCATGCTTTTGTACTTAATCAGCGCCAGAGACCCACCGGCGGGGTTCCCGCCTATAGTCAACACCCGCTCCGTCGTGTCGTAAAACCACTCATAGGTGTTCGCAAATATGTCCCTGGCAATCTCATTGTTCTCCAGGATCTGGACGATCCTGCTGTACGGCCCCATCCCCGACCTGTCTCGCATGATATCCACGGGATTACCGCTAAGCTCCACCCCGTAGTCCAACACGGAAGCCTGATAGGTGTCCCACTTCCCAGGCGGGAAGAACGCGTCTACAACCTCGTCGCAATCGGTAGGCATCGTGTACGCCTGCTGCCCATCGACCAGTGTGAGCGAATACATCTTGGTCTGGCCCTTCCGGGCGCTGTACCATCGCTCCGTTGCCCCATATGCTGCATCAAAGTTCTCCGGCCCCATTTCTACACCGACAATGGGATACCCGAGCATGGCCTTGACTTGATCTATAGCTTCGGCTGACGTAGCCGGACGATACGCGGACATAGGTGCAAACCTCCAGAAACGAAGGACAAACTACCTTCGACCTTTCGGCCTTACCCCTCGGCCCATGACCCTACCAGTTGGCAAGTCGGGCAATGCTGGCTTAGCTTCCTCGACGGGAGCATCGGGTTCAACATGGACCGCATCAACAACGACAGGGGAAGGGACCACCGGCTCACGAACCGGATTCGGATTATGGACGCCCAGGTCAAACAAACCCGCCATTTTGTCGACTACACTCTCTGGCCGAAACGTCTTTGCTACAGGAGTCTCGACTACCGCCTCCATAGGTCTCGCTACTTGCGGCAAAGGCGCAATCTTAGGAAGCGAAGACGTAGACGGACGGGCAACAGGAAGTTCCTCGTCCTCGACCAAAACCCCGCATGAGACAAACTGAGCGAACTCGTCGCCTACCAGCAACTCCCCAGGATGAACAGTCCGGCGCCTTTCCCCAACCCCAGGGATGAAGAAATGCAGCGAACATGGGGCAGTAGAACCTCGTGGCAGCTTATATCGCATCATAGATAACCCCCAGAATCAACGCCCCCCCTGCAACCCGATCGCGTGGCGTGCAATCAAATTGCAGGGGGAAAGAACGGCTTAGATCTCGGACCAGTTGGTCACGGTAACAAGACCGTACCATTCGGGTCGCAGACGCTTGAGTGCGTACCTGGAGCGAATTCCCTTCTTCATCGAGAAGTCGTCCGGGTCCTCAAAGGTCTGGGTCATCTGCACGGTGACATACGGGCACCAAGCATACCCGGCGTCAAGGAATGACTGGCCCTTGAATCCCATCAACATCTTGTTATAGGTGTATGCGGGATCTTCGTAAACCATCCACTTCTTGTTCAAGACGCCGACCTTGGTCACGCCCATCTGGCCGGTGACAGAGTTCCACGACGGCTCGACCTGAGTGTAGTCCAGCTCGCCAGCAGGAGTACCATCGCGAGTGAACATTCCACGATAGTCCTGATGAGTTGCGAACTGCTCAAGCAGACCGACCATCTGAGAACTGGTAACGATCCAGTTGGCGTTTCCACGCTTGGTCGTCCGGTGAATGGCGGCAGAAACGTCGTTCATCGGCAGGAAGATCCGGCGCAGAGCGTCCAGACTGTTGACCATCTCGTTAGGTACGGTCATGTCGAACGTGGCAGTGGTACCAGAAGCGGCGAAGAGCGACAGGTCGGTGATGATCTCTCTGTCAATCTCGTACATCATCTGCTGAGCGACACCGGACACCAGATCCGACTCCCCGGACGAACCATGCAATGCGGCGAGATCTTCCATCGACTCAGGAGACCACTTGAACTTCAGCTTCCTGGGCTCTGCCTTCACGGACTCCATCGCAATGTCCAGACTGAATTCGGATACGTTCGCATTCAGTTCGGAGTTGTAGCGATAGTAGGCCCTGACCCGGTTGGTGTTCGCCGGAGGGTTCGTGAACTTGAAGTTGGTCACAGCACCAGTGGCGTAGTTGACAGCGCCAGAAGTGGTGTCACCAGTGAATCCGCCGCTGCCGTTATCGGTAGCAGTCTGGACCACGGCCTCAGTCGTGACGTGCTCTTCACGAATGATCACGGAATATCCGTGAGTCGTGTTCAGTGGACGAACAGGGTAGAAGCTGAGCTGAGCGCTAAGCGCAGCACCGCCGCCGCCCCACTTGGCACCGTCGCCAGTTTCAAGCTGCTCGCCATCCACGTATTCCGAAGAGTAGTGGGGGTTAGTGATAGGTGCATTGTCGCCAGCGGTGACTCTGCCCTTGGTCGTTCCGGCCTTGTAGTCCCAGAAGAACACAGCACCAATCGGTGCGTTCATGGGCTGGACGGTGACGATGTTGTGAGCAATCAACGAAGGGAACAGCTTCCGCAGAATCGGGAAGATGTACTTCGTGTAGGAGCCAACATTGGCTGTGGTAACGTCTTCGGTCAGGCTTCCACGAGCCCGCAATTGTACCCGAGACATTTCCTGGAGCTGAGCCTCAAAGGCCATCGCACAGACTCTACGATGATAGCTGCCCTTGATCCCACGCATAGCAGGTGCCCACTTGTCCTCCAGAATGGCAAGCCGTCTGGGGTCAAAGATAGTGTTGGCGGCATCTGCGCCATGCTTCCCAATTACTTGTTCAAAGTCTCTCTGTTCCATAATGAACCTCCTCGCAATCGCATTTTTTTCAGTCCCGGAAACCAGACGTGTCAATTCCTACCATTGGTCTCGACAACGTCGTTAACGCTCAACCCGATACTAGCCAGCTCACTTTCGAGAACCGGAGATACAGGCTGAGACGCAGATCTGGGTGCCGGGCCGGTGCCATCTCGCGAACCGTCAACATCAGCATTGCGATCAAGAGAAGCATCGTCGTCCAATAGTTCCCTGCCACGGGCTCCCAACCTATTGCGGATCTGCTCCATCACCCGACCTCTAGGCGACACGCCACGAGTCTCCCTTCGGTCAAGACGAGTCAGCACATTCGCAACCTCTTCCAAACTCTCACACTCCAATAGGCCCTCACGGATTTTCTCCCGGTCCGGCCTATGGGCAATACGCATCTCTACGTCCCGCTCGAACTCGAAACGTTCTGCGGCCTCTTCAAGCTCCTGGTTTTCTTCCTCCAGGCTCTTGATCTGTGCCCTCAATGTCTCACCCTGGGCCTGCAACCCAGTAACCATGGCTGCCCTGCTTTCGGCAGTGGCAAGGTTCTTGGCCATAGACTCCAGTTCAGACCTGAGAGCATCAACTTCTGCCGATTCAACACGAATAGGTTCGGGCCTCTTAAGCTCTTCCTTCAACACCGCCAGCCTAGCTTCCAGATCCTCACGGGACTTGAATACCCCGACCGGACCAATGACCCTGCGAATGGCGTCAGCAGATGGATTGCCGCTAAGCGACCGCTCCAGACAAATAGCAAGAGTGGTCTCCCTCACGTATTCGATAGCCTCATCCAGCTTCGAGGCCAAATCGGCGTAACGTACTTTCAGATCGGCAAGTTCACCGAATACGGGATCGTTGTCCCCCGTGAACGGACGGACCAGCGAGATAATGCCTCCCAAGACACCCCTGGCTGCCGCAGTCTTGGGGTCTGCCAGAAGCTCGGCCCTAACGCTGTCCGCAATCTCGGTGCGCTTGCGCTCAATGGCTTCGGCAACCTGAGAAGCCAGCTTGCGCTTCACGTCTTCCGCCGTCTCTGAGCCCTTGACTCGTTCGGTAAGCTCGGAAATCACGGCAGCAGCCTCTTCAAGCTGTTTGCCATTGGTCCCCAAAGCCGACGCCTCAATCTCTTCGATAAGGGTCGGATAAGCCGTCCTGAGATCCGCAACGGTAGGCGCAGTCATATCAACTCCATTCTCGCACACGTCCTCATAATGAACAGACGGATACGCAACCTCTACTGCCGGGTCGGCCACGGCATCAAATGAATCAAGGCGGAACGTCCCTTCCTTGATCATCGTGTTTCCATTCTTGTCCGTTTCAGTCAGGCCAAACCCACGGCTCGAAACACCTATGGCCCCACCGGACTGAACGATTGAGTGCAACTGAGCGGCCGGAGTCCCTGGCTTGTCGGGAAGCAGTTCCATCGTGCCCATAACCGTACCATCCTCTAGGACTTCCAGATTGGTCAGGTAATGGCTCGCTCGCTGTAACTTGGTCTTGCCATCCGCCGGATGATCCAGCTCACCGTAAACCGCCTTGCGCTTCATGAGCGGGAGCATTCGCTGGACGTTTTCCAGGTAGTCCTTCCGCCCATATACACGCTTGTTCTTCGTCGGAACATCGGCCCTGGCGAAGATGCCAGAAAGAACCACCTTGCCGTCTTTGGCCGCTGCCTCATCGAGCTGATAGCTCGAAAGCTCATAGGTCTCAATCAGCAGTTGGGCTTTAGGGTCGAGCTTCATCTAATACCTCCTCCACCTATGGCGACTCCGTAACGGGGTCCTGGAAAGAATCGAAGAATCCGCCGTTGGGCTCTTTCGCTTCTTGCGAAACCGTGGTCGCTCGTACCCGATCAATTCCAGTCTCCCGCTACGGTACGCCGTCCTGCGCTTCCGACCGTATTCTGATAGGTAAAGGGAACCTCCGTCTACCGGGGAGGCCCCCTCTACTCTCAAATCAGTCTTCGTCGCTAGAATCGTCGCCCAGGCCCATCCCATATCGGTTGCGAAAATAGTCCTCCAAGCAGGCATTCAGCCCCTTGAAAGCTCCCTTCGCTTCCACTTCCAGAGACTCCAGGCCTTCGACAGCCGAACTCGCTTCCGCTCGATCTGCAAGATCCATCAGAGCTTCGGCAAGATTGCCCATCTCATTGGCAACATCCAGGCTCCCAGATGCCCCGTAACGAACCATCATCTCCAGAGCAAGGTCTGCCCCTCGGACAAAGGACTCGTAAGCCTCAGCAATAGGTCCAGACGCCTTGCCAACGCCAGCAGAAACAGACTCCATTCGGATGCGCTCTGCCAGATTGGACGAGATCCCGGTGTCGCTAAGCGAGATACGGACCCCGTCAGGAGCGGAACTACGCATCTTATTGATCTTCGGGGCGAGACGCTTACGCAGGCGAGAGTTTCTCTTACCAGAAGCGCTGCGCCTATACTGGCGATTGCCTCGCTTGATCTCTGACTTGTGCGCTCGATAATACTTGCGACGCTTGATCTTCCTTATCCGGGCAGCCCCGCCAATCTGCTTGCGGGTTTTCTTCAGCCCTTCGGTCGCAATCTCGCCATCCTGGGCGCTTTTCTCGCTGCCATTAGCAGCAGGCGCGCCAGCCATCTGATTCATCTCAGGAAGGCTAACGCCCACTCCCGCCAGCTCTTCGAGCAGGGTTTTCGGGGTTCTGTTCATGTGATCCTCCACTAAATACCTGCAACGTCGTCCATCGACGCCACATTGATAGCCCTAACAAAGAACGCCAGCATAACCTCGTACCTATACAGCTCCTCCGTCAGGAGGTCATAGGTCACAGCAGCGTCTTCAAGGTTCCCGGTCGTAACGTCTATACCTACAATATACTCGTAAATCCTGACTATCTCCGCTTCCAGAGAAGCCTTCAATGCCCGGAATTGCACGTAGTCATGCTCCAGGTCCATCCTGCCAACCGGAGCATTTGGGATCTGAATCGCCAACGCCCGTTGGTGAAGAGCATCCAACCGAGACGCCACCTCACGCAACGACAGCCGGATAGAGTTCATGGCATCGGCAGACGCCCCCTTGTCCAATTCTCCAAGCCGAATATCTCGGAACTTGGGCTGCAATTGATTGCCGGTCAACTTGCCAAGTTCCCCGCGCAACAGCTTCCGAATCCTTGGCTCGAACTCTCGGTAGAAGGATCTCCATACACTCGTGCCAACCAGAACTGTCATAATGGACTCTTTCACGCTTGCAACTGTGAACGAGTTGCCTGACAGGATATGGCCTACCAATAGGTCCATGTCCTCTGGGTCCACTGCCCCTGTCATCGCATCGGACGCAACCTTCTCCGCTACCCTACGGGCCTCCAGCAAGGCATCCCCATTGGACGCACTCCAGATGGTTTGCTCACCTATAAAATCCATAGCCTCGGATAGGTCTCGCCTGACGTAGTCCAAACCCTTCTTGGACACTACGTAGGTGCTAAACGTGGCGATAACTTCTTCTGTAGGATATGCCGTAGAGAATCGATTTTTGATCGATTCAAGACTACCGCCGCACAACTTCTCGATAGGTCCAGGAAGCCGTCTCATGAAACCCCCCATGCTGACTTTATAGTACCCGCGCCAATTTGAGTGTCAAGCTATTCTCAGGTCCGCCATGGGCAAGCACAATTGCACTTCCCAGAAACGGGAAGCCACCTTCCAGACAACTACTTCCTCGTCATCAATGTGATTCGCTTCATGTCGCGCACCATGGTTGCGATATCGTCCATCCTGCTCGCAAGCTTACGATCCTGAGACAATAGGTCGTTGACCTTGCTCAAAACCCTACGCTCTTCCGCTAGGCCGAACTTGCTGTGCTTTTCCTCGTTGGCCAAAAGCTGACCCCACTTGGCCTTCAACGCAGAGGAAACCTCTTCCTCTTCACTAGAGGCGTCCCCACCGGCGCCAGCCTGGATCTTCTCACCGTCCGCAAGATTCCTGGCATCCCAAAGCGACAGAACACGCCGCTCATATTGCTTCAAGGCGATGATCTGAGCCGATTCCTCTTCGCTGAGACCTATGATGTTCAAGAGCATCCACGTCGTGGGCATGTATTCGCCAATTCGACTCATGAGATCCGCTCTGGCGTTCCACACCTCCATCCTCGCCAACTCGAAAATCGACGAAGGAATGGTCATGCGCGTAGCATAGCTCACGGATTCCGGGTCTATGTTCCTGGCCATGAGGTCAACACCAACGACATAATCCCAGCCGTCGCATATCGCCCCCTGCTGCCTCAGTATCGACCGAGCGAATATCACACTCGTCTGCGCCAAAAACGACCCAGACACCTCACCGTTCCCGCCTATGTGGAGTCTCGGGACCTTCAACGCCATATGGTATTTGTTCTGGAAGTAATCCAAAAGTTCCATGGACTGGAAGTCCGAACCTCCAACGGTTTCTATCCTGGTATCTCCACCCCCGCTTCCGGCTGGAAACCAGAACTCTTCCATGGGGTTCAGCGGGTTGTAGGGGAACTGCATCTTGCCATCGGACGACTTGTACGGCTTCCGGGCGTACATGGACTTGACCTGCTTGACATACGCCATGCGCTTCTCTGCCGGGATGTCCCCGCATGACACATAATACGCTAGACGAACAGGCGCACGCGTGATCTTGAACAAAACCGCAGAGTCCTCCAGCATGATCATCCGCTTGTGCAACCACCGAACAGGCTCACCTATCCCATGACCGTAAAGGCCTCGCAGCCGCCTGAGCATCAACTTCCAATGGACCATCTCATAGGGATGGAATAAAGCCATATCTCCCACGAGATAGGTGTTGCTCTCTAAACATTTTTCAAACTGTGAAGCGTTTATTTGGAATTTCCCAGTTGGGTCCTGGACGTACCCTATAACCTTCCCGGCCCTGGCAACAACCCTCACGGTAGGAGCATCCAAATACCGGATTCCCTCCACTCCGTTATCACCTATCAGCAGCTCCCCAAACTGGTTGCCGTACTTCGCAATGCCCCGAGATAGGCCCCACATATCCCCGTCGACCTTCAAGTGATCTAATAGCTCGTTCCCTCGCTCCATTACTGAATGGTTTGTACTCTCAACCCATATAGGAACCTTTTTCATTTGATCTGGCTGTGTACTCTCATCGGCCCATGTGTCGAGGGCGGCTGAGTGATCAGGATAATCATCCATATCCTCGTAGTCTATATATCTTGATGTTAGATTCTTCTCTATCGACGTCTTACTCTCGTACCAGCCCCAGACATCATAGTCGGTCGCCACATCACCTATGCCAGAGGACGACAGAGACCGGAGTTCATCCCTCTCCTCTTCCTTCGACTTGATGGAGGTTTCGTTCTTCGATAGGTACTTAGCTACCCGCTCCCTGACCTTGGTTCCGAAACCCATCTACATCCTCCTAAACGGGTCGCTTGACCCCGCCAGTCTCCGGCCCCCAGTTACCCACCTGTCATCATCATCATCGGTGCCAACTTCCAAAGAATTGGCCAACTGCATCGACCTCATCCCTGGACGCCTTAGCTCTATCGCAGCAACAACCCCGCACTCAGCATCGGAAACGTCCTTGCTCGGAAGCCGGTTATCCACCATTTGAGACGGATGATCAACCTTCCTTGCTGCTCGATCGTGAATCAGGTTGGTCAACTCCCACGTCAAATGCGGGAATGGAACACGCTTCACCCGGCGCTCCATATAGGCCGACTGCAACTTCATGTAGGGTACATCATCCCTGTCCATTGATGCAAGTTCGGCTTTGATACCGTGCTGTTCCAATTTCTGCCGAGTGTCCACGCTCTGGTAGCCGTCTGTCGTTACCAATGCGAACACAAACCCGTGGTCCTGCATCTCATAGAGCAACGCCCTAACCGCACCAAGCCTGATATCCCCTCCAGGAGGAGGTAGAATCCGAAGCTCAAAGTCGATGATGATCCTCGGGGCAATCTCCGTGTACTCCTTGAGATCGCTGTCACGCCTGACCACCTCGGTATACCCATGAACGTGGCCCACGCAAATGCCCGTGGCGTCACCATTGACCGACGTATCTATATGAGCAAACCGAAGCGCTTCCGGGTCTATCTTGGGCCTCCACTGGCTCTCTGAATACCCGGCCCCAACCAAGTCGTCCCTTCGCTCACACAAGCGCTCCCAAACAAACCCCCCCTCGCCCTCGCACTCCCATTCCTTCGTCGTGAACCCATGCTGCAACTCTGGCCCCCACCCTGGATCTTCGGCCCTATCAACGACAATGCTGTCCGGGAATAGGTGAGTAACCGCCTCCGCTGGTATGCCTGCAATTTCTCTGAGGCTCCCAATCAGGTTCGTGTCGAACGCATCCCGATAGTCGGTTGGAACCGGAACAACTGATATCGCAGGGTCAAGGTCCGACTTCTCTTGGTAGAACTTCGCCTCTTCATCCGTGAGAATCCGGCAGTGCTTCCCACCGGAAGCCACCAATACATAGAACACGCCCTTGTTGAACTGGTCGGGCTTGACATCCCAGGTAGCGTAGTTCCTGACAAAGATGTTGGGGTTCTTCTCCGCTTCACGGACCTTCTCCACCGTAAATGCAGACTGTACCGTAGCGGAAGACACGATAATGCACATCCCAGGGACTCTACCGCCAACCATGTAACGAGACTTCCGGCGGTTCATGACCGACTCATAAATGGCCTTCGCTTTACCCACCGACTGACCCCCACTAGATGCAGCACTCTTCCCGCCCTTGGCGAAGTTGGCCTCGTCAATGAACGCAGAATACACGTTCAATCCGATGATACGCTGCGCCGCATAGTTCTCCGGCAAAATCACCAAGTTCTTGTTCAAGAAGAACAGGCCGGACTTCCGAACCGTACACGGGAACTTCTCTCGGAAAATGGGCATCATCAGAACACGAGTGGAGATATCCTCCAAAACACCTAAGCGGGCGTGCTCGATCGACAACGAAATCACTGCCGACAGAATACGGCTCCTTGGGGCCAACCCGTAACTCTGCTGCGGGTCTCTGAGGCACAACGTCTTGTACGCATCGTAAATGATGCAGGCGGTGGAGAAATAGCTCTTGCCCCACCCCAACGAACCGGACAGAACTACCTCGTCATATCCGTCCGTGAATAGGTCAGCGAAGTCCCGTTGAAGCGGAGCGTGCATACTCGCCCCGAACATCCCATAGTATCGGTCGTCTTCCAGAAACTGCTTCGGAGAAACGGGGATCTCGTCGTACTCCATTTCCAACAGCGCCGCCATAAGCGCCTCGTCACCTATGGCAGACGTCAACACGTCCATCTCTTCTGGATTCAGGCGGGACACTTCCCCATGCAAAAGGACCTGGATCTCTTCTGGAGTACGGTAGCTTCGACGAGCATAGCTCTTACCCGTCATTGCCATCGTCGTCCTCCTGGTCTCTCAATGTCTCTTCGACAAGCTCATCCGTCTTCGTGATCCGGTCATCCGCTCGAAGCATCTCGACCGTACCTAAGAGTTTACGCCTGCGGGCGGGGCTGGCCAGAACAGACATAACGCTCTTCCCGTATTTCGACTCCAGCAACCTAAGCTGTTTCTCTTTGCCGTCGTCCGGGACTGTGGTAAGTGCCCCGGATGCACGCCGCCGGTCTCGAAGCTCCCCGGAAACTTTCAAGATCGCTCTGGCAGCGCCGATCTCTAACGGAAAGGTTTTGATCGGATAGTCTGCTTTTCGTTCTATCGCCTCGATCCACAAGAGACGCTTGTACTGCATCTCATATAGGTCAGCGAGCAAAGACAGCTCATCCACCCGACTGTCATCGTTCGGGTCTATATCGGACAGGGGAGGGCCTACAGCATCCGCCAGCTTGTCTTGCATGGTGATAAGCCTAGATACCAACTCATATCTGGGCATTGACTCTAGCAGCCTGCAATCTGCTTGTATGTATTCTGCGACTTTCTCTGGAGTGCTCCCCGTTCGGAGCATGACTACCACAACGTCAATGCAGGGCAGCTTAAGGAGAACGGCGTCACCAATGTCCACAACGTTATGGTCTTGCCTCGCCATAAGCCACCCCCACTGACCTCACCATACCACAAACCGTACTGAATAGGTCAATCTGCCGAGTCCTCGTCAACCGCAGACGTTACGTTTGCCAGCAGCTCTTCACCATGAATGCAGTCACCCTCAGCGGAGAACGCAATCAGACGAAGCCCGGTTGAACGCTCCACGTTCGCCAGCATAACATCGGTGGGAGCCTTGTCGCCATAGTGCGACAGCAGGATCGAGGCCATCGTGTCCAGCAGGTGTCCCGTCTTGTCCGACTTGGTCTCTTCCCGCAATACCTCCAGAGCCATGTTGATGTTCTTGAGCTGTTCTGGAGCCAAGACGAATGTGAGCCTTGTCATTTTCTCCATAGGTTCCCCGCTATCCGACAACTTGCCGTCAACTGACTTGGGAAGGGCCGTACCACCACCCTCGGACGAAGCAACCATCCGCTTCAATTCACGAACGGTCAAGCCCTGCGCCCTGGTCGCCCACTCGTCGAAGTTGGAACCATTGACAACGCCCACAAGCTCGATTGCCTTGGTGGTCCCCATCATCTGGAGCTTCGTGAGAACTCGACCATCGGGAAGATTCTTGTCGATCTCGGTGAACACCTCGTAAACGCGAATGAGATACCGCGCCATTCGACGCTTCAAGTCCACTTCCTTCTCGACATACTCGTCAAAGCCCTTGTATCCCTTGGCCTTCCAGTGCTCGTGAACAAAGACCTCTTTCAAGGCCCCGCCAAGGTAGAAGAACTTCACTTCAATCGCAGATTTGAGATCCATGACCTTCGACAAGGCCCGATTCGCTATTTCCATTTCGGACCCGGTCATGGCATCCGAAGCCCCAGCGACTTCACCACCAGCCCGCCGATACAGCTTGGTTCCATCGTCGCCCGTCTCTTCCACCAGTCGACCCGAAGCCACCAGACGGCCAAACATCTCACCTATGGCCTCTGGGTCGGAAATCTCTTCTCCGGTGACAGGATCTGATACAGACGTGACCTTGCTCCCGTCGACAGCCCCGACCCCGTCCTCGTCAAAGAGCTTAAGCAACGACTGGAACAACGCCTCGTCGAACTTCGTCAAACCCTGCTCCAATACCTTCCTACTCATAGCACCTCCTCTGTGCAATCGATTGCACGTTAAGCCCAAATCACCTCTTCGGCTCGGACCTCTAAGACCCCGCCGCTCTTATTGATCAACTCTCCACGGACCACCACATAATCGCCCGACACCATCCTACCCTCGCAAATAGGTACCAAACCACCGTAGGCGTTAACCTTGACCCATGTAGTGAATCCACCCCGGTCCTCGACAGCCAGGGTAAACTCGACAACAGGCTCACCCTTCTTGCTGAGCCTCCCTTTTGACGCCTCGCCCACGTTTCCTGCCTGAACCACTACGTTGATTCCCCGTCTCATCGATAACCCCCACGTCGACCAACATTCCATAGGTCCCGGTCAACCAAGCGTCCATACTGTTGTCGTCTTGAAACTCGCGACCATGCAAACTGAGAAAATCCAGAATCTGGCGCTTCGTTTTGCTCCCGCCCCAACCTTTGCCCAGCAACCTGGACCTGACAGTCCGAACGCCGGCGAACTTCATGGTGACCTTGTGCTTCTCCCAAAGCATCGCCTTTATGGCGCCCCTCAGTTCGGCAAGGCCTGTCACACTGCTCGAACCTGCCCGACTAAAGGCATAATCCTCACACCAAACCGAATCTATCTTGTATAGGTTGAATGGCCGAAGGCACGCATCACGAACAGTGCAAATCCGCAACACCCGAGACTCCTCAGAATCAGCTTTCGCAAGAGCGAACCCACTGACATCTTCATAGCATTTTCGGCCCGTCTGGTCAACCACCGTAATGCCCGCGGCCCGATTCGATAGGTCAAGGCCCAACACATACCGGACACCACTTCCGGGCGATACACGCCTGAGCGCGCTTGTCACCGGGATCTGCGCAGGAAGCACATCCTGCCGGGAGCGGGGAGTCTTCGTTTTTGATCCCGTTGATGATCGACTCGGCTTTTCTAAGGGAAGGGGCAACGTCTTTCGCTGCATATCTAACCTCATAGGTTTTCATGGACTTTGAGCCGGTCGGCTCCTCTTTGTTGATATATACCAGCAACGACCGATCTATCCCGCATGTGTGCTGGTTCAACCTGACCTGGACAATGTGGTCCGGGTCCCTGGGAACGATCCCCAACTGCTTGAAAAAGAACCCGTTGATGGTCTTGAACTCTACGTGGTAGACCTTGCCGTTGTACCTAATGCCGCCATCTTGGTGGGATATGAATCCATCCCTCGCCGCAGCGGCCTCACGGAACTCGAACTCATGGCCTCCACACTTGCGACACTGCTTGGGCCTCGGAATCCAGCTATGGTAGCCGGTCCCCTTCCCTGCATGAGTCTCAGCGCAACTCTCACACTTCCACCACCCCAGAAACAGATCATCGGCATCCCCAACCGCCTCGACCCTGTTCGCTTGGCAGTCCCTCGTCATAATCGTGTCCCCGCCATGGGGAAACAGAAGGTTCTGGAACATCCAATGGTACGCCTTGCCGATACTGAACATGTACCTGTCTTGCGGAGACTCCTCCCTCATCCGAACCAGCTTGTATCGAGCGCACAGGATCTCCTCCCAGGCGCAAAGACGGCCAAAATCATGAGTAGAGAACATCGTGTCTGGCCTGCATGGCATAAGCGTCCTGGTCCGACGCTTGCCAGACTTTATGATCTGGTAGAAGTCAATGGCGTTCTTCGGAGCACCAACGCCTCGGTCTGCCAGCATCTGAGATACAACACCGCCAAGATCTTCTACCATTATTTCTTGCCTTCAATCTTCAACTTCGCCCGTTTCTTCAGCAACCCAGCATTCGACAAGATCTTTCTGCACGCTTCAATGCCGTCCTCTTTCGTTTTGCATCCCGCCCGAATGAGCCACAACGGCATCGCCAGTTCCCCGGAACATTGAGCCTCGTCCTGATACATCTGGAACCATTCAGCGGCCCCAAACAACTGAGTCAGGCGCTTGACCACCAATTCAAACATGGGGTCTGGCACAAACCCTTCCGGCCTCGGGAAAGCCGTATACCCGTCAACAACCGCCGCATCAAGCGCGGCTTCGAGAAGCGGCCTGAGTGGTCGGTCAAAGCCGTCACGCTTTAGGTGATCCAGAGTCAGCAGAATCCCAGAATCAAGAATGGGAATGCCCATCTTGTCATCCGGCAACGTCGCCCCAGCCGGGACCGTATCCCTCGCATGGGACACAAGCGAGAACAACGCCTTGCGCAAGACCTCTTGCCTGTTGATGCTCACCATTGCAACTGTTCCTTCTTGCTCTTGGGAATGACAACCCACTGGCCCAAAGACGGAACATCGAACACAAGCATTCCGTGCGAGGCGCTAGCCTTTACCAGTCTGGAGACACTGACCCCCAGAGAACTCCCCTTCACCGGAATGGTTGGAATATCCTGACTGACCTTCCCGCCCCCGCACGAGAAGTAGGTCAACATCGGCATAAGATACCAGTGGGGACCTATCGACGAGGGATGGTTCGAGAACTCCAGCTCAAAAAACGCCATCTTGCCCTGGCAAACTGAGTCTCGCTCCAAATGAGCCAGCATCGATATTGGCAAGCGGATAGAATCACCATCCGTGTGTTTGGCATCCCAGAGCTTGCCCTTGGAAGAGCCATCCCACTTGACCCAACCGGCCCCCGAACGGCGGTGGACCCTCCCGCCCTCTTCTTTGGCAAGTCTCGATTCCTGCTTCCCAGGCGCCGACTTCCCACGGGACACCCCATTGCCTGTCAGTTCCTGGAATAGGTGGCTTTTCATCGCTTGCCCCCCAGCATCTCTTTCTTGATCTGACCCAGGAGCAACGTCATTAACGTCGAACGAAGCCCAGCCATAACCTCCGGGTCCGTTCTGACCGCTGCCTTGGCCGCCGTTTCGGTATCAAACACCTTCCCATTCATTATCCACTTTATGGGCTTTTCCTGCTTGAAAACGATCCCGAAGTATTTCGCCAAAGTCCATATGTAATCGAACTCCCGAACCTCACCGGCCTTACCCTCTTCGCAATCACGGACAAAGAACTCAATCTCACCCTCGACTTCCTTGGACCCAAACGTCTTGTTCTTTTCCACCTTGAAACATGTTGTAGCCGTTTCCGCAACGTCCACCTCATATCCCTTTTTGCCAACGTCGATCTGAGACGACTCACCCTTCTTTGACCAACACTTCACCTGGAACGACCCCACAAACCGCTGGCCAAGCCCCCCAACTAACTGCGGGCCTCCACCGAACCTGTCAATCTTCATTCGCCATTGGTTCACGAGCAGAATCGTGATGTCCCTGCCGTGCTTCCTCTTTGCCGCTACTCTGGCCTGAGTCCACACCCGCATAGCCTGATTCAGCATCCTGGACTGTAACCCCATATGAGCGTCGTGGGCACTCTCCTCGACCTCAGTCATGGGCACCATCATCGCCAGAGAATCCACGATGATCACGTCGTTATCGCAAGAATCAATCAGAAACTTGACAACATCGACAGCCTCTTCCCCGGTCTCGCAAACCGTCACCGCCATTCTGCTCGTGTCAATACCTATCTTCCTGGCCCAGCCAACGTCAAGGTCGCCCTCTATGTTTACATAGTGTACCGTAACGTCCTCATATGAGTTTGTGCTATAACCTTCTAGCCTAGCCTGAAAAATGGCATCTTTCTCGAACTCATTATCGCCGTTACCCGGTAGAGGCTTGGGAACAAACAGCGCTTTGGAATAGCAGTCGCAATACTGGATCTTGCTGAGTTCCCCAGCCACACTCGCAACCACAACCTCACGCCCGGTCTCGGAGTCGATAAACCCACCATTGCCATCCGGGACCCCCAAGACGATCGTATCATCGTCCATCTTGAGCAACGAGGCCAATACCGGCATCCGATAGCAGTTGGCGCACAACTTCTGAGCTTGTGCACCAATACGCAAAACCATCCCAGTTTTGCCAGACGACTCCCCGCCCCAAATCAGCGAAGTTCGGCCAACAGGGACACCACCGCCCGACGCATAATCTAACCGGAATGAGCCCGTAGAAATGCGCAGCGTATCAGGGATCACGGACGCCATAACGGAAGTCCCCGACCCATACTTGGAGCATAGCGAATCCTGGCGAAGCCTAAACCTCTGGACCTTACTGGCTCCAGACTGCTCCTCTGCCGAATCCGACTTCTTTTCTTTCTTTGCCATAGGTCCCGCCGTAGAAATGAGTTGACTACTTCTTTTTCGCCCTGGCCCGCTCTACGCCTTCGGCAATATCATCCGCCTTTTCCTTTGTCCAGGCAGCGCCCCAGTTGTATGCGTCAACCACCTTATCTGGGTCCGACAGCAGCGTAAGGCCGATCTCTATTGATGCGAACTCAAAGTTGCCAAGCGGTACCGTGTGGCCGCAGCTCACCGGAACGCTAACGACATCGGAAGCGGGCACCGTATCCACCAACACCACCGGGAGAATCGCCAGCGGCTCTTCCGTGGAAGTCTTACCATTGATCAGCTCCATGAGCCTACGGCTGACCCACGGTTTGACAGTCGCCCACACCTCGTCCAGACGAGTGGCATCGAACGGAACACTCACGCCTACATTGGCTTTCTTGCTTCGGAAATCCTGCAAGTTCTTCGTGAAGCCCATCGACACGAATAGGTGCGCCGTTGGAAACGAAGGGGCCGGAAATGGAGGCCGACCATACCCGTCTTCCGCAGACTCTACCGTCTTGGTTTTGTCTCTGTTTGTCTTGGTTACAACTACCGACTCAAAGAAAATAGGATTGTTCTTCAATGCCACACCTCATGTGCTTCGTCTCATATAGTCCGCTCAGTAACCTAGTTTCGCCCAGCCTTCCTTCACCTCCTTGGTAAAGGACTGGAGATCCAAATTGGCCCCGCCACACTTGGCAACAGCGGCCTTGATGACCCCAATCATCTCCGACGTGAAGTACCTGTCCCCCCGTGGTGACCGGAATGGAGACTCGGGAAGCACCCCGCTCCTGCACCAACAGCCAACCGTCCTAGATGACCGGCCAACCTCAGTGGCCAAGTCTCCAACCCAAAACACAGTGTACGCCTTGCCTCGGAACTCCAGTTCCAAAGGCTTCCTAGTCCTAATCGATCTCATGAGCACCTCCACACCTATTGTAGCATAATCGGCTTGCCCAGCGCTGTCAAGCCTGCTTGCCCATAATCCCCTCTTCCCGGTAGAACATCATGCGCCATCTGGCCTTCGCCTCGCACCGATCAATCAGCGGGTCCAGGATGTCCACAACGATCGGATCGGGCTTGCCCTTGCACACCCCGGCCCGCCACGGACATAACCGGGCGCACTTGTCGCTATCAGGAGTGCACTGCCGTCGAATTCTGCCAACAGCCTGCTCTACATCCGAAATTGGCGTCGCCAGCACCAACGTATCCAAGGACTCTATGTCCAGCGCCTCACTCACCATCTGGTAAGTACAGAACAGAACCCGTTTCCCCTCGGACTCCAACAGCTCCCGCTCGGAGAGCCCCCCGTAGTAGAAGCCAGTGGTCACAGACGCCTTTTTCTTCACACAGAACTTCTCGAAGTCGTCTTTCAAAAGGTGCAAATGCGAGTCCTTTCGTTCACTCAGCACTATGACCTTCCTCAGATTTTCACTCGTGGCAGCCTCGAAAATCTGCTCCACAATGACCTTGTTCCTCTGTGTATCCCTCGCTATATGCCGCAACACCGTAGGTGTCATGACTGACTTCGCCTGCTCCTTGTCAGTCTTCGATACCCTAGCATTGCCCTCCAGCGTGCCCGCACGAGGCAACTTGCTCGCCGTCCTGATTCGCTTCAACTTGGGAAGCTTGGTCTTGACCTTGGCAGAGACAATGATCGGACCTATGTTCCAGAAGAACACGTCCTCCATGCCATCCTTGCGCCTCGCCGTAGCAGTAAGTCCAAGTCGCCAGCGGCCCCTAAACTTGCGAATGACCGGAGCCCACGAGCTGGCCCCCAGCCGGTGCGTCTCGTCAATGACCACCAACCCGAACGCACTGTAAATAGACCTATCATATTCCCTTTGAGACAACGACTGGAGCATCGCTATCACAATATCGCAGCCCTCCACTACCACCTTGTCTTGCTGTATGTTACCGATCCTGGCGTTGGGAAGGTACTTCCTGATTCGGTTGATCCATTGCGTGAGCAGGAAGTCCTTGTGGACCACAACCAGCGTAGGAACCTTCAACTCTGAGATCACCCGAAGCGCTACCACTGTCTTGCCGTATCCAGGGTCGGCCCGGAAGATGCCTCCCATGCCCCCGCCCTTGAAAAACTCGGACAGTTGCCGAACCATCTCCGCTTGCTCTGAATAGGTCCCGCCCAACTTGATGCCCTTCAACTCCATCCTGCTGTCTGGAATCGATCGGGTCTCGCAAAACATCGGCTTCTCGGTCAAGCCGGAACACTTGGACCTCATGACTGATTCATAATACGCCCTGGGAACTCCAAACCACCGGCCGTGCTCCTCATATAGCACCACCGGCTTCTCGTCCTCGTCCATCCCGGCGAACTCAGCCATCTTGATAGGTGTCTTGACTAGCTCCCTTCGCAAAAGGAACATGTCCTGGTCGCTCAATGAGGCCTTTGGAATCCAAGCCATACGGTCGATGACCACTTCCGTATCCTTGAACCTTACAGGAGCTACCGACATCCTGACCCCCCGGCAATCAATTGCAGACAGTCAGAAAGTTGGACCGCTTCATCTTCCTGGTCCGAATTTTACGCTGGCGGAACGAAACAGGCTTCCCAGTTCCTGGGTCAATAAGACCACCAATCATGGGCACCGCCCCGTCCTTGGCCATCTCGACCTGGGTCCTCCATGCTTCAATAACATGCTCGGGAATGCTCCCAGGCTTCTCAATGGAGGTCTCACAGTAGCGAGACAAGGCCTGCTCCGACATCGCAACGATATCCGCAAGCGCGGCAGTCCTGGTCCTGAATGTCTTGTTCATCAGCAAGATAATCAGCTTGCCGCCGGGAAGGCCATCTTCAAGGTGCACCATCCTAGCATTGGCGTCGGACTCCCGGACCACCCCATGATGGATCATATACATAGGTGGCCGAGTAGACTCTACCCTGGAAACGCCGTAGACCATCTCCCCAACCTTCGGAACCCAGCTCGAACTCATAGCTTCACCACCACTTTAGACGATAAGTTAGGCTTGATTTCCGCCTTGATAGCAAAAATCTTCACCACGTTTTTATAGAATACAGAGTTAGCGCCTAATTGCAGCATCTCTTTCCGTATCATATCCTTCACGTCCTCGGTGCTGGTCGCCCCCTCCACCATGTGGAATGCCTCGCTGCCATCCTCCTGAATCAGGAAATAGCCCCAAGCAATCGACCCGCCGCCTGTTCTCGTTCTAGGCTTCACTACCTTCTCTTCCATCGTCGTCCCTCTTGTTCATCGTCCAAATTTGATTCACCGGCACGAATCACGCATGGCACCGTACCGTCTTCCTCAATCATATATGCGTCACATAGAGCGTCCAATCTCTTCGCCATATTTTTGTTTTCTTTGTTCATTAGTATCATGCCTTCGGCCAGCCTTGATATGGCCAATTGAATCTGCAACAAAAGAAACAGAATCCCGACACAACTAGCCGCCATCATGACAAAGAAAATCTTAAACCATAATGGGACATCCTGAATCACTTGTACCATTTATTGCCCCTCTTCGACCTGTCGGCCATAACGGACAAGGCATCGATCACCGTAGCACCAATAAGGCCCACGGCCAGTAGTCCAATGAAGACCAAGCCCATGGCAACCATCCTGGAGTCGAGATCGAAAGGCATTAGTATTTTACCTCTTCATCGGCCCCCGCATCCGGGACTGTGACCTTCCCAGCCCAAATAGAGCGCATGGTTTCGTTCGGGACAAGCTTCACGAAGCTGGCGTAGTCAAACGGCTGCCAGGGATTCTTGGACACGTCAAAACCCATTTTCTTGATCGCTGCATCCCACTTGTCCTTGGGAAGCACCTTTAGCAACTCCCAACTCGTGCCACAACTCCCCCACTCCCCGGCTGTATCATTGACCCGAATCACCGCACCCGTAAGGCTCCCACCCGGACACTGAGCACGAATCTCAGACAGCGTCCGCAAACAAGCCTCATCGGCGCAAAACAACCGACGAAGACCTGGGTACTTTTTCTTGTCTCGCTCATATCCGGCGATATCAATGACGCTAAGCATACCAACCGTATGTCGACCGGAGTTCTCGTCACACGCCACGCACGGCTGCAAGTCTACGGCCTCTCCCGATAGGTACTTATCCGAATTCTGGCACACAGGATATGTCCAGGCACCGGCGACTTTCTTTCTGTGCTCGACCACCATGAACGGAGCATCATCATCGCCGCCGTCAAGGAAAACAACGTCCCGCTTCTCGTCCTTTCGGATCATAAACCGAGTAGGCTGGAGTCCCTGCATCAACTTCAACCGATTGAACTCCTCAAAATACCCGAACCCTCGCCTGTACCACATCATCAACCCCCGTCCGATGAAAAAGCCTACCATCCGTTGTAGCATAATCCAGCCCCGGACAAAGTCAAGGGGAATCCCGAACCAATGACCTAGTCGGGCCAATACCCACCTGACTTAGCATCCCCATAACCTCGAAACACGACCTGTCTGCCGGGTCCTTGCCGTCATTCTTGTACCCGCCAACAACATGGTAGTCCTCCAGAAAAGGCACCAATCGCTGAGCCAGCTTCTCGCCCATTTTCTTGCCCGCCTTGTCGGCATCAATAAACACCACAACCCGCTTGAAGAAATGAACCAGCTTCCGCATTTGCTTGACGCTCGGCTCCGAACCGAACACTCCGACTACGTTCTCGAATCCATGCTGCCATAGCTTCAAAACGTCCAAAGGACCCTCGACCACAATCCCATAGTCCAAGTCCCGGTTGATCATGTGCTCGCCATATAGGACGTACTCCTTTTTGAAGCCATCCGTGTGTAGGTACTTCTCCCCCAACGAATACCCGCACGACGGGCAAGACCTATACTTCTTGGCTCCAGGAAGCCTATGACAACGTGGGCATCCTGGAGTGTAAAGCCTCCCCGACACCCCTACCAGACGGCCCCGATAATCCCGCGCAGGGAACAGCAACCGCTTCCGCCATTGATCATGCCCCAACTCCCAGGCCTTGCAAGTTTCCAGGCGCAAGCCTCGGTCCAACGCATACATCGGAACCCGGCCAGCAAATACAGCGTAGTCCTGCTCTGGAATCACCTTTTCGTCAGGGTATTCAGCGATGTCCCCCTCTATGGACCTATCGGCCTTCCGCTCAATCGGAGAAACGGAAACCCCTCCGCAACCACTATCCCATCCGTCCTCAATGTGGCGAATGAACCTGTTGATCGGGCTGTATTTGACGTTGTCCCGCTTAACCAGCTCGGAACCAAGCATCCACAAAGTGCCGTTGAAACCGCACGACCAACACCGGCATGGGCTGTGCCCTCCATCGTCTCTGACCCCGATACTGAATGAGGCTCTATTGTCTGTCCCTGCATCGTGAGTCCACTCCGACAGCGGGCAGTGCGTATACATGTTGGCATTTCTGTCCGAACAACCGGAACCTAACAGCTCACACAACTCCCGAATTTGATCGGCGTTCACGGCTGGTCACCAACCCCATAAGAGAATGCGGATTAACCATAACGACGTTGCCCACGCCCTCGATGAAAAACGGGGCGAGCATAAACGGAGGGATGCCGACAGTCATCCCGACCTTGATGGATTCTGGCATTGGTATCCAGCGGTCGGACCCGTCGACCTTTTTCCATATGCCCTTCCCAACGCTTATGATTTTCCCGACTCGCATCTGAGGCAGAATCGTGCCTTTCTGCTCCCGGACAAGGAACAGCGTCTTACCCTCACCAATAGAGACCTCGCCTTCCAGCCTGAGCTTTTGCTCTAGCTCCTCGTCCAACACAATCGCAACCTTGCCACCAACAGCCGTAACTTTCATTTCGACCCTCCGAAAATGGCACCGAGAACATCATGGACACTCGCTACTGGAACCTCGACATCATCCCTTGGCCTGCTATTGACAACAGCCCTAAACTTACCATCGGACCCGGCCACAACTGCGCCGTCAAACCCATCGTCAACGGCCGAATCCAGCCCAGACCTTTCCATGACCTGGAGAACAGAATCCCGGTCTTCGGGCTGGAGTCTCAGCGCAAGAAGTTCACGAAAATACCCTGGGTCTTCGACTACCACGTCGCAAGCCCGCTCACCGCAGTACGGACCCATTTTGAAGATAGGCTCACCCCCGTAATAGGTGAAAACCACAGACTTCCCGCCTACCATGATGCCTTCCCTCCAAATGAGATATTCTCGCTAGACTCCACGTCTTGGAGCGCCCCAACGATAGAATACATGGTCTGTTCCTCGAAGCTGGCTCCGAAATGGAGCGCCAACGCCCTAATCATATGGTGCATCCCCTTGCCCTTGACCTTCCACTCCATCAACTTGGCCAGCTTGACACGCTCACGGCCGTTGCTTGTGTCGAAGATCAACTCTTTCAACGTCTGGTCATAATATACCTCTGTCTGCCTTTCAGCCATGCTACTCACCGTACATGGAGTAGTATTCCGAACTGCCATACAGGGCAATGTACCTAACCGCACGACCAAGAGCCCAGTTTGTTTCAGCCACAAGCCAGCCGCACCGAAGCGAAATATCCGTTCGGACCGACGAGGCGTCACCCCACTTCATCCAATAGTACCCGCTGCCAGTAAACTCGCTGACAACCCCATCGTCGATCTTGCTCCCGCTCCAGTCCCGGCCCAACAGCCAAAGCCAGCAGACCTCGCTCATGGCGTAACCAATGATCTCTTCCCTGACCCTACCAGGAGCAGGCCAAGGGAACGCAGCCGCCAAAAACACAAGGAACACGAGACCCCACGGCCCAACCCAAATGGCAGAGAACGCCCCAAGCGATAGCAGTGCCAAACACTGAGGGAACATGTATCTAATGCAAAACCACAAGTACCTAAAAACACTTCTGCCATATCGATCGATGTGGGCAAGCTCATGGGCCAATGTGACAAAGTAGGACCTTGGGTTTTGGGCCACGGCGTAACGACTCGGGAACCACACGTAGTTCCAAAGCGTAGTTGTGTAGCTGGCCATGAATCCCTTGTTGAAAAACATGAGCAAGCCAAGGGCCTTCATAAACAGGCTCTCGTCCTTGTACCTGACTTTCAGCCCATAGGTCCTCTCGCCATGGCGAATGAGCGCTGCCATGTTCTTGTACCACTCTCCATCGGACCCCACACGGATGCCTGCAATCATGGCAACACCTATCCCAAAAGCAACGACGCCACACTCTGGATACTGCCTGCCGGAATCGCCTGACCCGTTGACTCCACGATATACGCCCCTCCCTTTTTGACTGCCCGAACTCTAGTCCCGTCCTTCAACACAACTTCTACAATAGCTTCACTAGTCATGGTCTCTCCTAATACTTTACATCGTCGCTAGTTGTTGCATAGTCAGTGTCGACATATTTGCCTTCCGTAGCGATCTCACCAAAAGACATAGTATCAAAATCCCAATGAACACGAAACTCATTTGTTCCATCAGAAGCCAAGCGCCGGACCTTCAACGGCTTGAAGCCCATCTGCCGGTTAGCCTTCATATCCTTGTCCCGGAACAGAGCGAAAATCTGGTGAGCTTCCCACGCTGCAACGTCGGTCAAACCCAGGTTTTCAAGAGAAGCCTCCATGCCCCCAGCGCCCGCACCTCGGTTGAATTGCGTAGTAGCCAACACCGGGCAATCGTACTGTATCCCCATCCTGACAGCCCACAGGATGTTAACCACCATTTGCTCGGTCCGGTCCCTACCACTGCCGAGTTTGTATAGAGCATCAACGATAAGCAACAGCTTTCGGCCCCGGAGCGCAGCCCTCGACCTATATTCCTCAATCAAGGTCTCCAGAGCCAGAAGATCGTCCTTCGCCCCGATGATGTCGGACCTGTCGACAATCCAGAACAAGCCACTACATGTAGTGTCGCTCGGGTCTGGCTTCCACTCTTTTTGCTCCCTGACCCTGGCTCGAAACCGCTCTTCCTCTTCCGTCCGCAAATGGCCCTGAATCAACCGGCCATAGTTGACCTTGGCCTCCATCGCCAAGTTTCTCTCTGCGATCTCCCATTTGAACATCTCGGGAGACACGTACAGGATATCAACGGTGGTCTTGGACCTAACATGGTTGGCAACCACAAGAGAACTCATGGTCTTGCCCACTCCAGGCCTCGCCACGAACAGCGTGAGCGTCTTTTCCCACATCCCCATAGTAGAGGAGTTCATCGTCGGCCACGGGAAAGGAACACCTATGTCCCCTCGCTTCGCACGCTCGTACAACATCTCCACTTCGCCAACCTGCCCGTATAGGTGAGATGCAGAGATCCCGCCATAGTGCAAGTTCCTGGCCCTGCGAATCTGGGCCTCAGCCAGCGATAACGCAGAGTCCAAATCGCCCTTTTTGCAGGCCTCCTTTGAGCCTTTCATCCCCTCGTCAAAAAGGGTAGTGGCAAGGCCAGCGGAGATCAAATCGGCCACTGAATCGGCGTCAAACGAGTTTACATCCCTCGCCAGCCGGACACTAAACCGATCCTCCACCTCGTCCGCTTCCGGGACCCTACCTTCCTCGTCCAGAGTCTTCTGGAGAAACTTCCAGACATCCCCCAGCTCGTCCGGGAAGTACAGCCCCGAGACCCCACGCCGCATCAACCGCTTGGCCGTCCGGTTGCCACCGGAGATCACCGCAGACAGCAACCGAAGGCTTAGTGCTTTGAAGTCCCCACTGTTAGGCACGCTATTCCCCCCACCCTGAACCAACGCCCTCGCTCAATGCCGCAGCAACTTCCGCCTGCTTGTCTTCTCTATGGTCTACGCCGGTGCACCTAATAGCATATATGGATTCCTTCATGACGTGCATCATGCTGGGCTTATACAGCTCTTCCATCTGCCCTCTAGGCGACAGGTTGGTTGTGATAATCGTGCTCTTTTTCCTGGAAATTCGGTCCCGCAAAAACTCCTCAATTTCCTTCATCGACCGGCCGTTTGCATCATGGACCTCCTTGCCAAGATCATCAAGGACCAGTAGCTCCACCCCCCTGGCTCGTTCCCAAATGGTGACTCTGGCCTCTTCATCGAACATGGCCTTCCTGGTTTCCCAGGCCAAGAGATCCGCTACTCGAATGAACATCGATGACCACCCGTAACGACACGCTTCCTTCGCTATGATCGCAGCACAGCCCGTCTTCCCAACACCGTTATCGCCCCAAAGCAGGAGCCCATATCCCTTGCCAACCACGTCGTTGATCTGCCGCAGATAACGCAGGAACACTTCCTTCCCTGGGTCGGCTAGACCGATCTTGTCCACGGACGCAGTCCAGTACAGCTCGGGAAGCTGTATGCGCTCCATGTCTTCGGCATTCAATTCTCGCTTTACTCGTTCCATCACCAACCTATCTCTGGAGACTTGTCCGCAGCCTTGGCGTCGAACTCGTCCTCTAGCCCCCTTCGCTTGGGGCTCGCACCAATAGGAACCTTAGACTTGCTGGAGGAGATGCCGCACAGTTCCCCAGCAACCCTATTTCTACACGACCATAACCCATAGATGGTCGGAAAACCATCAAATCCATACTTGGCATGGTTCGCCACAAAATGGGTAACCATACGCTCCACTATATCCGGTTCGTTCTCGCAAACCAAATCGCTGGCACGCTTCAACTCCCCGGCACCCCACCGCTGATACATTGACATCTTGTCTTGGCCATACACCGCACCAACCTCACGCCGGAACCAGTCCTCCACCAATGCACAGGCTGGCAGCTTCTTTCTGGCTCGCAAACGCTCCAATTCCAGACTCTTCGACCCAGGTTGCCTCGTCACAATCTCGCGCTCACCGAATCCATCGGAAGCGGCAATCGATTGCAGACCCAATGAGCCCTGACCCGACCTTTTGTCGGACAGCTTCTTTCGCTTCTTTGCTTCCGCCTGCTTACTACGTTCAAGAGCAGTCTCGAACCTGGATTTTTCAGCGATAACTGGAGAGTCTACGGGCTCAGAGCTAAGGTCAGAGACCGGAGCTAGCTTTAGCTTGGTCTTCAATCCAATAGGTACAACGTTCCCGCCAGATACGGAAGCCATGCGACGGCTCACCAACTCCGCTAAGCACTGGCCAACTCGGGCCTTATCCCACGAAAGCAAAAGGCCGACGCCGTTCTCTGTGGCGAACTTGCCCAAGAGCAAGACAGAAAAGAACACAATCTTAGAGTCAGAGCTTAGCGATACATCACGGAGCACGCTGACTGGGATACTCGTTGTATCCAGCATCAATAACCTCCAACGCTTGCGCCTCTATACTTATAACGTCCCCAGACTCAAACTCTACGTTGTATACTGCGAATTTCTGCTTCCACTCTACGCCATACGCCGCCTCGATGCGCATAGCCTCGTCCGAAACCCTTTCATCGGGGAGCTGGCGTAGGTACTCAGATGCAGTGAGATGACCGCAGACAACTCCCTGCTTCTTGCCAACCGAAACAATAGCACCAATGCCCAGCATCCCCTTATTCCTCATTCTTTGACTCCGGCCATGGTTCTTCCCAAGCCAAAAGAGACTTGCGAACGATCAGCAGCTCTTCGGGTGAAAGCTCCCTGCCAACGGCAGAATGCAGATCCTCGCAAAAGCATTCTTCATATGACCTATGAAAATAGTCCAAGGCATTAGGGACATTTGCCGAATCAGCTTTCAAAGAGGGCCACTTCCCCCTTATCGAATGGAATTCACAATGAAGCTTCTGACCGCACAAGCACAGCCCCTCCTTAAAGCCCTTCTCGCAAGGCACAACCCGTGCCTGCTTGCACGACGGGCACGATGCGACAATAACCCTAAGACGGACGCAATGGTCAACATCCATGACCCGTCACCCCACCGGCCTTTAGGGCATCGATCTGCCCAGACAACGCCACCACAATCTTGCACCAAATATCGTGCATGGCCGACTCATGCTTCTGGTCAAGGTCCCCGCCCTCAGCATGAGCAAACTCATGGACCAAGGTTCTAAGCGTCAACCATCGGTCTGTTAGGCACTTCTTGGCTATATATACCATGCTGAAGTCAGGAAGAAACATCCCCAGCATATTGGCATCCCGGAACACAACCACCACCACACGAGACTCAGATCCAGGAAGCCCAACCCCCAACATGCCACAAGCAAAGTCAAGAGCTTCCCGCTCGTCGTGAGACAACTCAGAAGGCTGTACCAATTGCTCATAATCCGCCCGGCGTCGGACCCTCAGATCCTCCAGTTTGGACACCGAATAATCCAAGAACGACAGCGTAGTAGGACTCACAACAACTGGCGTGCTCCCAAAACGCTCTACCTCCCGAATCCCCTCCACTGAGATCACGGGAACAGCATCGTCGCCATATCTGGACTTGAACTCTGAGCTAGTAGCCAAGCACAAACTCTTACAATAAATTTTGGCCGTATTACTGTCCACGTCCAGGTCCGACGAACCCTTCACTACCAGATCAAACACGTCACGAGGAGCTATGGCGTTCTTGGCCGCAGCAAAATCAAGGATCGACCGAGTTTGCCATTTGACATCCCAGGAGGCCGCAATACCTCGATCACGGTCAAGGCGAATAGACGGAATGTCATAGCCGAACCTATAATCCTCTTTGAGATCCTGGATATAAATTCCCTTACAAAAAAGCTTACTAGCACAGCAAGCGTGACTTATTATTGACCCGCTTGGAGTGTCGATTATCTCCAGGGGCTCCCCTTTGAAGGCCAGCCGTCGCCGCAAAAGCGGAATAATCCGGTCCTGTACTAGCTCCCAAATCTCCTGCGAGACTCCCTCGATCTTGACTTCCACACCGGAAGTAACCGACTTCTTTGCATCTATGTCGACAACCAGAATCTCTTTCCCGCCGAAATGCTTTGACGCAGCAAACCCGAACGTCCACTTCTCTTTCCCGGTCAGGAACGAGACCTTGCACCCGTTGCGGAGCAACGCTAACGCCCCCACCTTGTAACCCTCGCCAAATCTGCCGCGAGCTTGCGGAGACCGCTTCACGGACTCGCCCATGAGCAGAGACTCCAGTGGAAGCGGGTCCCCTGTATTGCGAATCACCAATTCAGACTTGCCAGGATTGTAGTCGTAACCGACAGAGGACCCGGAATCTTCCTCGTCCATCGCATTCTGGATGAACTCCCGAATGCCCTCCCACATCCCCCACTCAATGCAGTAGTCTCGTTTCAGCGACAACTCAGTTCTCATCCGCCCCTCCAACTCATTAGCTCCAACAGGAACGGTTGTAGCATAATCGGGCCGTTGGGAGAGTCAAGAGAAAAACGGCCGAACGTCAGGATTTAGACCCATGCTCCTTGACTTCCAACTGATAATTGACGTTGAACCGGCCAGACATCGCAGACAAAAGCTGCCGCAACGCCATCGCCGTCTTCCCCATCTTACCTATGATTTTCCCCGTATCCTCGGGGGCCGAATCAATCTCGATGATGGTCCGGGTCGCAATGCGGTGGACCGTCACCGTAACGTCTTCTGGACTGTCGACCAGCAGCCTAACAGCAGCACCAAACAACGCCACAACAGGATCTCGCTCTTCGCTCATTCTAACCCTCACTTACAAAGGGACCCAGAACAAGCACTATCCTATCAGATCTCGGGCGGGAATCAACAACTCACGATAGCCGAATGGCCCCAAAATCCATGTATTTTTGATGAAGAGCCTTCCCGCCATACGCACAATCCAAAATCATGCGGGCCATGTTCTTGGTCACGCTACACGGCTTGTACTTCGCCTCGCCTTGGGTCCGCTCCGAATGAGAGAACACCGAGACGAACGACTCCATTGCAGAAAGCTCATTGCCGAACATAACATCGGGAGTCATGCAGACAACAGGTACTCCAAGAGCGACGAGGTCCCGAAGCAGAATATAAAGCCCAACCTTCGATAGAGGCTTACGGCTTTTTGACATCGAGATCTCCGTGCTTCCCAAGCAGCGCCGCCAGCGTCGGGCCAGGAACGGGCTTCCCAGTCTCCAACGCAAGTCGGTACCATTCCAACACTATCGAAATCTCAGAAACAGACAGCAAAACTGGATTGTTCATTCGCTACTCCTCTACTCCCACTCGGCACGTACCCACTCGGTATCACCTATGATAAACATAAACATATTTCCCAACACGTCAACAACGATATCGCCAATCTGGACCTCCCTGGCCTCTGGACCAAGAGCATTCTCCGTGGCTCCAGGGACAGTATGCAGGCTACGCCACAAAGACCGGATAGACCCGTCCGGGCACTCCACATGCCCCATGCTGTCATATTGGTCCCGGCGAACCTTGGCGACCTCCTGGTTGTCCATCCCAACCCGGAATATGTCGATCTTCCAAACCTCGCTCGGCTTCACAAAGAAAACCTCAAACCTCATTCGCAACCTCCGGCAATTGATTGCAGGGCTCGGAAGACTGAGCCAAAAACCTGTTTTTCATCCAACGCATAACGTAGTCAACGATCGAGTGCACAAACCCTATCTTCGCATCGCCAGACCACCCGCAAGGCTCGAACTTCATTAGCTCTAGCCGACTCACCAATGACTCCAAAGGCGCCCCGTACTGCAATGCCTTACTAAACGCTATGGCGAAAGCATTGCACATCCCAGAGACCGAAGAGCCCTCACGATCCACCCTAAGAAAAATCTCCCCAGGAGTACCGTTCTCATAGAGCCCGACGATCAAGGTTCCCGAAGTCCCGTCCCCAAAGGTGAATCCGTGAATGATCGCATCCCTATCCCCAGGCAGTCGCTTCCGCTGTCCCCACTCGCTCATGACCGCTCCTATTTGGCAGAATAGTCGGATTCTTGACCCGGAAGCTTCGCCCCGTGGATGACCCGCAAATGACTGCGAATCTGCTCCCGCAACTCCGGGGAAAGAGACCCCATCTTCACGTACAGCTCCATATCGACCTCGGTTTCGTCGCCATCGTCTCTAGCATTCAGCAGAACCAGACGCTCACGAGGGATCATGAACCCGACCCCAAGGAACACCGGACGAGGGACCACAGACGTACAGACTATGGGCTTGCTAAAATCAGGGATCAAGTAACATTGACTCATAATATCTCCTATCGTCCTAACCAACCGTTATGCTTCGGGACTCTTAGCGTCCAAGATTTTCTCGTACCTCGCGGCCAGCCTCTTATAGGTGGCAACCTCCTGGCTCAGCTCGAAGATCCTACGCCCCAGACTGGACAGTACAGGCGTGAACGAATTGCTCTGCGCCACAGCCAGCCAAAACGCTGCCGCAGCCGATGTCAAGTCGATACCTTCTCCGAACTCCACCCCACCCGAAGCATCTAGCACCACAACCACTTTGCCGTCTATGGCGATCTTGATCGTCCCTGGATCTGTCGATGCAGCCCCAGCCGTCTCTATCACGGGATTTTCTTTCTTCATTCTCTGACCCCTCATAACAATATCCTGGGAACTATAGCCGCCTTCCGCTTTGGAAGGCAACACCGTTCTCCTCCGTACTCAATCCGGCCCATGGAAACAACAGTTGGCACACCAACGTATCTCCCAGCAAAGACCACCAAAACAGAAGGCATCTTCGGAGACCCATAGCGCTTGCCGTAGTGCAAAAACGGGACCCGGCCCCGGATCATCCTAATCTCGGACGCATTGTGGACCCGGCGTAGCGAGTCAGAAATGCCAACCCTGGAGTCAGGCAAAATATAGGTGTGCCAGTATTCATTGTCCGTCCTCGACGGAATCAACGCCACCACAGTAGCCCCAAGCAGAGACTCGCACCAAGCCTTGCGAATCCAGATCCCTACCTGAGAGTACGGTGGATTCATGAACGCAACTTCACCATCCCAACACTGCGCAAGCCCGTTCTCCCTTGGAGTAAAATACCTCGCGCACTTGGCCGTCTCCTCCATGCAGCAAACATCCAGCGTAAAATGGAACTCGGAGTCCAACACGCTGAACAGCTCAGGAGGAGTCTCCCATAGGTCATCGTTCAGTTGTTCCGTCATCCGACTTGCTCCTTGGGCCTCTATAAACAACAAACGAACACGACCATACTAAGAACAAAACGACAAGAGCAAAACTGCAAGCTTCGGAAAGTGATAAGTCAGGGACCTGCCATGCCCTAACCACATATGAGTTCCAAAACGTAAACAGCATAAGCGACGAAAGGAACCAGTAGTATAGCACAAAAATATGCCTCAAGTAGCGTGGCATATACGCCCTCCCTATAGGGTTATTGCGACTCGGACTGCCTAGACTCGGACATAAATTTGTTCATAGAATCCACGACCTCTTTGGGCAAGGAATGAATGCCAACATAAAGCTTCATGTCAAGGCAATGCCCGGAACCATGGTCCGACGAATTCGTAAGCAACACCACCGATTTGGGAGGGGCCACCCCAGGGGGGATATCGTCCATCGTTAGCGTAAGCACGCCATTCTTCTTAACCCGGTTAAAGCCAACCTTCAAAACGTCATCCATCACAAACACCTCATCGTTAGAGAATTGGTAGAGCTATTCAATAAACGCCCTACTGAAATGCTTTAGATCGAGAAAACTAAAATTCCTCAAAGAAGCCATGATGGAAACCCATTCCGACATCAACAAAATAAAGCGTCGGTCAGGGGCAAGACCCTCAACTTCGTCAAGCCAATTCAACGCCCGGCTAAGCAGCGCAGCGTGGAAATCATCGCAAACCTTGCGCCGAACGGGATAGGCAGTGAAGGCATACGCCAGGGCTCGTTTCGCAGCGTTATCGGCCAAAACAATAGCATCGTCGCTCGTCAGCGCTTTCTTGCCAAGAAGCTTGCGGCTAGAGATAGATGGCACATGCAACATAGCCCTACGGTCCGCAAACGGTAGGTCTCGCACATTGGTAGGGATAGGCGGGAAAACCTCCTCTACTACCTTTGGGCACGGCGTCTTGTGGCTCAACGTATTAACCGCATGAGCAATAGAACCAACGTCCACGGGAACGCTATGGTCCATGACCGACCTATACAGCGCAAGGTAAACAGCTTCAGCAGTCGCCATGTTCCACCTCAGTCGTCTACGGGCATGAGGATGTAGGAAAACTTCTCTGTGTCGGACACCGGAGAGTACAGAATCGGGTCCGCAGCTCCAGAGAACTTCATAACAACCTTCTCAGAATTGGTAACGTCCAAGGCGTCGGAGAAGTACCTATGGTTTAGGCCCACAGCGAACGGGGTGCCAGTAAACGATACAGGGACTTCTGCCCGGCCGCTCCCTCTACGGGAATCCGAGGCGGAAATGGCCAATTGATCGCCCGAAACTTCAAGCGTTATAGTTAACAACGCAGGGTCGGACATTATGCAAACAGCCTTCAATGCCTCGCTAAGAGCCTTGGTGCCGACCGTAATCTCAAACTCTTTGTTGTCATGAACCAAGGTAGACGTGTCAGGGTACTGCTCGGCAATGAGCCTCACGTACAACTCAGAGCTTCCGGCCTTGAACACGATCTCGCCGTAGCACACGGCCCCGATCTCTACGTCACCTTCGCAGGAAGCCAATATCTTTTTGGCCTCCAGGACCCCCTTGCGGTGCACGATAACCCCCTCATCCCAAAGAGGCTTGTCCATCGATCCAGGGACCGTAACCCGGTAAGACGACAACCTATGGCCGTCAGTGCTTTGGCATACCAACTCGATTCCATCGTCACAGGGCTTCATCACCAAATGGACCCCGTTCAAATTGAGCCGTTCTGGCGTGTTGGCCATGCAGAACGCTGTCTTGTCGAACACCTCCAGCATAACATCTATCGGAACCTTGACGGAAGGTACCGACGAGGGCTTCTCGATGTTGGGGTAGTCATCGGACTCCATGCAGGACAACTTGTAAGACCGGCCCGGAGCGCTCAGGCACAAAGTCCCCTGAGTCAACTCAGCAGTGAATTCCTTGCCCGATAGGGCCTTCAAAACATCAAGAAGGTTCTTGCCGGGGAGAACTACTCGACCCGGACGCACAACCCGAGCATCGCACCTATCAATCAGGACGACATCATAATCGGTGCACGTCATCTTGACCTTGTCGCCGTCAGCTTCAAGCTTCACCTGAGACAAAACAGTAACGGAAGTCTTCTTATCAACGATGCCAGCCGACTTCTGGACCATCCGAATAAACTTGTCTCTATCTGCGCTGAATATCATGAGTTCCCCCTAAAACGTGTATAGATTATACCAAGAGATTCTGTTGCTGTCCATCAGCTTCCTCGTCCGGTGCGACCAGGGCTTTCCCTTGACCTTAGCGTAAAGCCGGTCGAAAAACTCACGCTCACCGCACGGGAGGTTGCTGCCGTCAACCAAAAGAGGCTTCACGAGATTCCAGCACCCCGTGACCCCGAGCTGAATGCACCTATCCAAGAGAATCGCAAGGCCCTTCTCACTGCGAACGCCTATGTCCTTCGCCACCTTCCGCAGCATCGGATCAAAGTACATCCGAATTGCAGCAGACGCCTGGACGTTCTGGAACCGACTGTCTTGGCCTGCCCAAGTGAACCTATCCAACCACTGCCCTGTCCAAATATCAGTCCCGCCTACCGGCTGTACTCTCGGAGACCGACGAGACTTGCCAGTGGGAGACTCTGGATCGTCTACCAGAACCTTGGCTCCCTTCGCATTGGTAACCTCCAAAAGCTCCGACGACGACGGCCCGAACACACGATCGAACAGGACCGGATAACTCTCTCTCATTTCTGAAAGGAGCAGCCCCAGCGACCCGCCATCCTGAGTGAACTGAATGAACCCAAAAGACAACCCAATGTGAGCTGGATCATCCCCGTATTTGGAGCACGGGTGAGGAAGGAACTCCAACCCATTGGACTCCGCAACTGCCTTGCGCTGGAACGCAGGAATGGCATCCCCAGAAGGGGACCTATTAGGCCGGTCGAACTTCCCCTCGAACTCACCGTCCGCATTGATCGAACAGTAGCTGCCCTCGAACACAGACACGGCCGCAAGGATCGTGGCCTTGGCCATGTAGGACAAGGGACGTTCCACTAGCAGCGTTATCGGCCGATCTCGATCGAGCAGCTTAAGGGCATTGAACACACCCTCGTCCGCAATTCCATCGATAGGCAACTCCAGATTCCGTTCCAGAGTGACCACCGCCGACTCTGTCGCCGCATCGAACATCCCATTCAGCAACCCACCGTACAACCCCTCAGACTTCAAGGCCCGCTGCAACGTCACTACTTCATTACCACGATCGCCATACTTTAAGATCATAAAACCTCCGTCAAAACGTACTCATTGAATCAGACATCATTTGGCCTCTTCACTGACTTTGGCGAGGGAAGGGTTACCATGCCCCAAGGGAAAGGAACTTGGGTATGCCCAGTGTCTGGAGAAACCCCGTCAACCTTGTCCAAGACAAAGTCCACAACCGCCCTCACGACCACAAGAGGGACCCCAGTGGCCTCTTTTGTCCCCATGAACTCATGCACAAGACTTTCTCGGTCCATAATCACCCTCGCTGGTTGTAGCATAATCAAGCGGTTGGCAGAGTCAAGGGGAAAACAACGGGGGAAGGGCTCCCCCGCATCAAATGGGAACTAGGCAGCGAGGAGAAGCCTAGCGGCTTCCTGCTTCATCGAAGCGCCCTGCCCAAACCAAGCAGACGCAACTCGACTGTTTTGATCGCCGTTGACGTTGCGACCGTGGTCAATGAACTCGGTTACGGCATTCAATGCGGCCCAAGCAGAACCCTTGACGCCCGACATATCGTTCCCGGTCCCTTCGTCGAACAACCTCGTCAATTCAGAACGGACGCCCTGAGCCCTGGAAGTCGATACAGCAACCTCTTTGCCGTCCTCGATCTTCGGTGCTGGGTCTGGAATAAGAGCCTTCCAAACATCCTGCATGACCCGGTCCGTCAACTGCTTTTTCGCCAAAGCTTCCGCCTTGGCCGTCCAGTCGGTAAAAACGTCCCGGCTGGCAATCAAAACCTTCTGCGCTTGTGCCATCTTCACCCGGACATCGCCGTTGTGGCGGATCGTGATACCCTCACCCTTGCCCTGATTCAAGGCCAGAGTCATTGTGTTTGCGCACACAACGCGAACGGTAGTGAAAAAGCACCGAAGCGCCATCTTGCCAGCGTGATCGTTGCACAACAGCAGATACTCAATGTTTTGATCATCGGTCCCCGGAATTCGGAAGTCCCCGACGCGGCCAAGTGCCCAGATTCTCTGACCGTTGTAAATCGAACCGGCAACATCGAACTTCACTTGATCGCCAAGCCCGTCAAGGAAGTTGAAAGCCTCGGAATTCTGGATCGGCTTGTATCCCGATCCAACAACGCCCAATTGAACCACGCCGCCTTCAACCCGGCGCACTGTGGCAACAAAGTCATCAACCTTCTGAATGATCGGGGTTCGCTCCCCGCGAACAATAGCGGCCGCCGCCGCACGATCCGCCCCGAAAGGCTCGGTCATTGCCATCGGCCATTTTTCTACGTTCCAATCAAGGCCCGCCGCCTTGATCATTTCTTCTGCCCCTAACAACTCAGGTATTTCCGTTCCCAGGTGGTGCCAAGGCATTTTCTTCCACCAAGCGATTGTATCTAGTTCCATTATACCATGACTCATGTTGTCATCTTCGGGAATAAGGCCCCCGTTGGCTCTCAGGCCGGAATCCGTTCCGGTTGAATGCAACATAAGGCATGGCTCTGAATTTGTCAAGCAGGAAAATTAGCGGCACAAGAAAAAGTCAAATCACAGGAGCATACCGGCCTTGGCCTTGGCCGCTTCGGCTATCCTACGCTCGGCAACCTGGAAATACTTCTCATCCTTCTCTATGCCTATAAAGGATCTCCCCTGGCTCATGCACGCGACCCCGGTACTCCCGCTTCCCATGCAATTATCAAGGACAACCTCGCCCTCTACCGTATAGGTTCGGATCAAATACTCCAGCAACGCCACCGGCTTCTGGGTCGGATGAAACCCAACCTGAGTTGGACAATCCCGAACGGAACTAGGAAGCCTCAATTCCGAGCTAATACGCTCAAGATCATTTATTCCGCCGTATGCTTCTCGCTTCCCCGTATTTGACTCCCGAAAAACACATCCAGACCCGACCCTTGCCCCCCCCCCAATACTACGCTTTTCCTTCTCTGGGAAATACCTGACACTTCCCACTCCAAAAACCAATACGTGCTCGTGTTCCTTCATGGGCTGCAAATGAGCCACAAGAAAATTGCTACCCCGGTTCTTTCGCCAGATCCACTCATACTTGAATAGGTCCGCAGCGCTCATCACCAAAGCGCTAGAAAACGGCTGAGAAGCGAACAACGCAATCGCACATCCAGGCTTTATAAGTCTCCTGTAGCTCTTCCATAGCTCGTCGAACGGTATAACGGAATCCCATTTGCACGCAGTGATACCATATGGAAGGTCGCACATGACCATATCGATGGAGCAGTCTGGCAGCCCGGCCATAACGTCAAGACAGTCCCCAAGCCTTATGTCTGATTTGGAAGGCTTCACACCGTCACTCCGAATCCACCCGCATCATGCAGTATTGGTCCTGGACTAGATACATCGGAACCCCGTCCTTCTGGATCTTCGTCGATGCCGCAGAGTTGAAGTACACCACGTCACCTACGCTTACCTCCAAAGGAGACATCCCACCGCCCGGCAAAAACGTACCGGCCATCCCACTCGGCCCAACCTCCACAACCTCACCCCATGTGTTAAGCGGAGCACCACCACCTACCCTAACAACCTTCCCAGGAAGAATCGTTGGGTCCGATACCGGACGGATCAAAACCCAATCCCAGCCCGGAGAAAACTCAAAAGGAATCTCCATACATACAGCCATATCACTCCCCTCCATTGGTGCAATCGATTGCACGCCAAGCCAAGTCCATACTCGCCTCTCCCTCAGCGTCTATAATCTCTATCTTGGTCGTGGCGATCTTCATCCCGCTGCGCCTCAATAGCCGAATCTCCCGACTCGCCTCGTCAACCCCAGCAAGCCAAAGACGAGTATCGCTCAAAACCTTCCCTGCAAGCAAGGCCTCACGCATCCATTCTCGCTGCGAACGCCGGTCCTCACATAGGTAGAGCTTCTGGTCACCAATCGCTACAGGCATAAGGGCGCCCTCTCTTGCATGAGGTTCCTAAGCAAACGAGCAACAGCCATAGCTCTGGTCGCGCACTCGTCTGAATCGCAGTCCTCGACAATGACTTTGAGGCCAGGACCAAGAGCCAGCTCTACCTGAGCATGGAAGCCCACCTTGTCCTCTGGAAGAATCACGTATGGGCCATAGCCTACTGTTATCTGGCCTATTTCTATTTCGTGGCCTTCTACTCTGCATACTTTGTACTCGTTGGGTTCAGTGCTCATATTATCTCCCTATACCAGTATCCTATTGCCACTATCCGAATTCCACCTCACTGTCTGGACCCGTAGGGCGTTCGCTCCACAAATACTGTGGACGGAAAATGCTCCCGGCTCTTATCGCTCTATGCACGTTCGCGCATCTATCACATACCGTACAATTAAATGGCGCCCCATCTCGGAACCATGAAGTCACCCTCATTGAGGGCCGTCCATGCTTGTCGGCATGTGTGATCTCTAAATTCCCACAAGGAATCAATTCCACCGTCTCTTCCTGGTCGTTGATTCGCTCGAATGACCACTCCATATCACACAGAAGGCACGCATAGACCAACTTCCCTTCTGGCTCCCCGTCACTATCAGGACCAACGCTTCTCAGCCACCACCGATTAACCGTTCTCATGCGCCTTCCCCTTCTTTCTGGTCTCCGCTCTGTGCTCAGCATCCCAACTGTTGTGGCACCGCTGGCAAAGAGCACGAAGATTCTGAGGTGAGTTGTTGCCAGGATCGTGGTCCAAGTGGGCAATAGTCAAAACCACCTTAACAGGCCGGTCCTGCCACTCGCAATGTTCCTCACTCCAGACGAGAATTTCCCCAGTCTCTGCCATCCTTACGAAGTCATCCCACGGCCCTACCCTAGCATAAACCTTGCAATCCCCGCGAGACCCACGAAGAACCATTTCCCCGTTCCTAAGCCTGCAAAACTCACATTCGTTCCGAGCCCTTTCCAGGATCGATTCCCTGACCCCTTTCCAGTTCTTTGGGTACTTCCCCTTGTTCTCTGGCTTGATCGGCATCACTGAACCTTTACCATCATCACCAACGGAATATCCGTCTCTGGAACATCATAGGTCTTGGCCGATTTGTCCGATGGATGACCATACACGGCAAAGCGCTCGCCCTCTATCTTCACCGTATCCAGAATAACATACCCAGCCGGGATCGGGATCTTCCCATCGTCACCTACAAGACCCCACTGGATCTTGTCCCCAGCCCGCGCTAGGCGGTAAGGCATCCCCGTTCGCTTCGTAAGGTCCAGGCCAATGTCAATCTGAGGGACCTCTGGATCGACTCTGTGAATTGCCTCAATCCTGGGAACCCAGGCGTTCCCCTCCCGCACCAATACCAGCACTAGGTCGTGCGGATTGAGAATCAGGTTCACCGACGCCAGAAGGCCCTTGCTCCGCAGATTCTCTGCTGCAATGGGATCGTGGCCTTCGCTCTCCATTCTACCGCTGCTCGTTAGGATCATTGCTTTCCCCCTACAGGCGAAGGAACACACTTCGCAAGAACAGAATCCGCTCTACGGCAGAACGACGAAGTCCGGCAGTCACACAGAATCGGTTGCTCGTGCTTCCACCGATGCTCTACACCGTCGACAACCGGAGAATGAGGGTGCATCCAAATGCAGTCAGTCCTGCCTTCACACTTGCACCTATCCGACTGATCGCAAACAACCAACACTTCACTCATCGGAAGCCTCCACCGGACAACATCCCAGGACCTTGCATTTGGAATTCTCTGGATGTCTGGTATCGTGACCCTTCCAGGAAGTATTGGAATTGAGAGAACCAACCATCGCCCTCGGAGCTTCGCCCTCGCACAACGCTGGGTCCACATAGCACCTCAGCCAGCCGGTAAGCCTATCTATCTCGGAAACGCTCGAAACTAAACCCTTGTCGTTAGACTCACACTTAGACACTAGACTTTCCATTCTGTCAAGAAGCGGTTGGCATTCAAGAAATGGTTGGTATTTACTAAACAAGTCAGTCATTTGGGCGTTAAGCTTATCAAGGAAATCAAACACTTTGCTAAGGCGATATGCACCAGTAGGATCGAAGGCTAAAAACTCCCCTGCTGGATAGCCATGCTCGCATATAGACCTAGAAGGCGAACTGGTAATAATTTCCCAGTCTGACTCGTCTGGATGTGGTTGCTTGTCACTCATTCTCTCCCTCCCGTAGCTGCCTCAACGCCAAAGACGCACGGCCGCTCAACCTGGATACCTCTTCGAGCAAGGGAATAACACCGACTGGAACCCCTCGCTTCAAGTCACCTATGATTCGCTTCACTTGACTGGCACGCCAGATCTGCTCCCCGCAGGCCTCGGACAAGGCGATCCTGAATGAATCCAGCTCTAATCTGGCAGCCTTCTCGGCTTTGATCGTCGCCTCACGAATCGCATCTTCTGCTTTGCGATCGTAGAACTTGCTAGAGTGCTCGTGCATCATGGCCTCTAAGTCCTTGACACTTAGGGGCTCGTCCCGTAAAGCATACTTGAAAACCTTCAAGTCGTCTCTTCCGCTAGCGTCACGCCTGTCCGACCGCAGCATCCCTCGCAAAAGCGACTGGATAACCCACTTCGGAGTAACACCTATATCCCGGAATGACGCCGCCTTAATCTGCCGTAACCCACCCTTGTTCGCCACGATTAACCCGCACTGCTCGGGGACCTCGTCCGGCCGAACAAGGCCATGGGGAACGACAAAATAGAACTCATGGGAAACCGCCATCGACCACGCCCGCTTCTCGGGATGTTTCAGCTCCTGAAAGAAGTCCCCACGGCTAACCTTGACCTCAAAGCTGACCCGATGATCCGCTTCACCAAGGCTAAACGCGAAGCCGTCTATGGCGCCTCCGGTATGGCCTACACCGTTACCTATGTCCTGGAAATGTGGAACAAAAGCGAACCCAGGAAGACAGTAGCGCTCGCTCAAGAGGCCCAAAAGAACAGCCTCGGTCCGCTCTTCCCTGCTCAGTTCCTTGGCGCCCTCAAATCCCATGGTATCGCTCATGATCACCCTCCCAGCATCAACGGTTGTAGCATAATCCAGGGCGTAGGACTGTCAAGTCAAACCTTGCGGAAATCAAACCTGTCCTTCACTTCCGCCAGGAAATACTTCCCAGGCGACGAAGCATCCCGGAACCCCTGGAACACCTCCAAGGGAACCCCAGAGTATTCGTAAGCGGAAGGCCCGTGAACGAACTCCACCCGGAGCACCTTCATGTTGGGATCGTAACCAATGGCCTTCACGTTGCTCGACTTCACGTTGATCATCTTCATGCCTTCAAACCTCCATGCCGGTACGGCCTGCTCATATTGTACTCGTGTTTGATCTCCACCGACCTCCAGAGATCCACGCCCCTAACCACGCACATTAAGTTGACAAAAGACAAAACAACAGAGCAGAACGACCCTCTTGTAGAATTAGAGTGCAATGTGGCTTTTTTGTTATCGGCATAATCCCAAAACTTAGCAATGTCCATTATGCGATCAACCAAAGCAAAGCACTGCCTAGAGAACGATAGATACTCAGGGAGCCTATGCGTTTCCGGGCGAACAACTTCCCCATGGGCGGCCATCATATCTAAAAGCCGGATCACGATATCAGCACACTCATCCTCAAAGCAGGTGAGGATCGGCTTTCCGTCCGGCCCGATCTTGTCGCAACCAGCATCCAGCTTCCCCCGCCGGTAGGCCTCGTGCAACTCAGACACCTCCCCGACAATCAGGACCACCAGCTCCTCAATCTCTCGGTTATCAACCCCCATCTCCCACCACCCGTGCTCCAGAGCATACGCATGGATTCGCTTCTGGAGACCCGAGATATACGCATGTTCGACCATCTTTCCCCTCCCCCTGCAATCGATTGCAGGACTCAAATGACAGCGAAAATCGCCATCGAAACGAACAATAGCACCGCCGATCCCAAGAATCCCACGAGTTTGGCAATCGGCCCAGGCTTAGAGCGCCCGATCAACCACCACGGGTTTCTGGCAATCAGAGCCAGAGCACACCACGGGGAATTCGATACCGCATACCGGAGATCGAAGCAATCAATGCAGACTCCGTCTTCACCCGTAGCGTCCTTTTTGCCACATTCAACGCATAACATATCAGCACCTCCTGATTCCCTTCTAACCCGGTTTCCGACCCGGCGCAAAAAGTCGCGCGATTCAACTGCCGAACAAAACTCCCTTCTCTCCCTGCTCTGTTTTTACTCCTGACGGGGTTTCAAAAAGACCACGTTCGCTTCCCTCTTTTCTATCGCCGCTCCTGTGGCTTTTGACTGCGTTTTCGCGCTTTTTTGGGTTCCTTTCCCTTTCCCTTTCCCCTTCCCCCCCACACCCCTCTTTTCTCTATCCTTATCTCTATCTTCCTTACTTTCACTTCGTGAAAGTGATCTCACGCGAGCGTCCGCGCCTGCATCCACGCGAGGCAGAGCCAAAACGGAAGACCGAACAAGGCTTTTCGCTGAAAATAGATCGCCTGCCCGCGACCTCCACGCATTCGCTGAATGGACGGGTTTGACGACCACTGCGCAAGACCCGATCATCGGAACCATATAGCGGCATCCGGCTGGCCTATCGTCGGGCTTTAGTTCGCAACCACGGGCACCGTGGAACGTGCATTCATGGCCGTCGTAAAGCTCTTCCACCGCCGTCCCCTCGCTGCCCTTAGTAGCACATCGAAGAAACGGATCGTCGCCCTCATAGTCGATACACCACCGCCCGCTAGACAGAGCGTCTGCAATCGATTGCACGTCTGGAAAATCCTCCGGCAACGAAATGCCGGGATACTGCTTGCAGCAGGCACCGCCGCATGAACTACATGCACGCCTATCCAGGAAACACGGCTTGATTTGAGGAACTTTCTTCCGACCCATACCAACCCCCTGACTTGGGGCCTAGCGTCGCTTCTAGGCCCCTCCCCGTTGCCCTAGTAGGGCTATTTCTTGGCCTTCTTGGGAGTCTCGCCAAAGATCATCTTTGCGATCTCTTTCTCAATTTCCTTGTCCAGCGACACGGACAGGCGAGGGGTGGGGTCTTCGGGAGTCACGAGGCACGCTTCCACGTCCTCGGTGGACAACCGGCCTTCGCCAACCAGCTCGTCAAGCTTGGTTGCATTGATCGACCAAGAAACGCTCACCACCTTGTCCAAGGCCTCTTCTTTCTTGATCTTCCGGGCCTTCAAGATCTCTTCCAGCTTCTCCTGATTGATTGTCGGAGCGCCCGTCTCAGGAGTCGTAACGTCGGCATAACCACCGGCGAACTCGAACCGCACGGTTTTCGCCGTGTGCTCGATCAACCCGTCCGCCCCGGAGACCTTCCCTCGCACTACTTCCTTGATCGCCTTGATACGCTTGGCGACAGCCTTGGAAACGAGGTCCAGAACCCCATATGCCTGACAGGCGGGAGCCACATCAAGCTCAGAAACGTCGGCCTGCATCAAAGCGGCAGCGATTGAAGTCCCTGAAAACACTTTGCTGATTGATTCGATCTTTTCCATTTGCCTTCTCCTCATGGGGCGTTTGCCCCGCCGTTTTGTCCCGGTCCCCCTGACCGGATGACTGCAATATAAGCCTAGCCTTTCTACTTGTCAAGCAGGAAAACAAAAAAAGTTACAGCGAGCGAACGACACGGAGGCTTGAATCGGAAATATCGGCCTCACAGGCCGCTTGGAAGTCGGGACATTCTACAATGCGAATCGTCGAAGCCCCGGCGAATCGAACGAACTCGCTTTCTTTTTCCCCGATTTTTTCCGCAGCTTCGATGCCCCGAAAAGCCGTCCGGGTAAAACGATTCGGTCCGAAAGTTACAAGTGCATAAGCCATGACACACCTCACAGTGAAACGCCCCGAATTATCGGCAACCCTGCCTCAATCAGAACGTCTAGTTTTGTCCTTGCCGAAGCAATACAACCCGAAGCAACCCAGGACGGATAGTTCTCTGCTTTGGCAGAATGAGCCATTGCCACAACCACCGCCGCTAGGCCTACATCATAGTTTGCATAGTACGCATAAGAACGGGCTTTCATTGCCCCTAGATAAGTTCTTCTACCGCCAAGCCACGACCGGCACCACGATTCAAATCTGCGGTCTATGCCCTTGACCGGGAGCTTCTGTAGCGCCAGCGTTACTGCCCTATCCGCTAATTCTCGATCAACCATGCTATCCCCCGAACCGACGGGTACAGCATAAGCCGGAGAATCGACATTGTCAAGGTGGAAATTTAGGGGAAGGCGAGAAACGAAAATCCTACAGGAAGGGAACCTCTTTTGACTTGAACCCAGAGGCATTGGTGTGGCCACCACCGCCGTACTTCTTGCACACGGCAGAAACATCAACGTTACCCACCGAGTACATCGAAACATCCCACGCACTGCCGTTCCAGACGAAGCGTACCATTGCGTCGTGCTTCTTTGGATCGAACGAGATGAACATCGCAGACCCCTTCCGAGGAGTGTTCAAGAACAAGCACCGCAGCCCCTCGAACTCGCCTTCAAACGAATAGGTCCTGGTCGCTTCCTGGTCCATGCGATCCTGGTAGGCCCTGATAGCCTGACCATCCCGAACCACCTCCATCAGCCAGTCCTTGTCGTCCCGAAAAATGGGCTCCCAGAAGAAATGGTCCACCGGACTCGCCGGGAACCGTTGCATCCCATACTGAAAGTCTTGGGCGTGCTCCACTCCACCCCACTTCCAAACGTCGAACCGACCGAGCCAGAAAACACCAATAGGAAGGCTCCGGGATTTCCCGAAAAAATACTCCCAGGTAAGCTCGCACCCGGCCCTGCCTACTTCCCGCAGCCCTTGGGGCGAGAACTGCGCTTTGTTCGCTGCATCTATCGAAGTAGCATGGTGGTCGATCCACACAAAATCACAGCGCTTCGCAAGGCCCTGCATAGTCGCAAGATCCGCCCCGTAGTCAACCATGAACACCGTCTCACCGTCATCCACCAAGAGCCCGAGGCCAACATCCCCATTGTCAACACCTATCATGACACACTCGGGATGAACCATCCGCACAATGGCGCCAGAGCACTTGCCGTCCAGATCTGCCCGATGGTAGAAACACTTCATGCTACACCTCCAGGCACGCCCGAACATCCAAAGCACCGGCATAGCCCCCTGGGTTCATCAGGCACCATAGGTGGTCAATGTTCTTCTTGCTCAGTCGGTCATGGTCCTTCTGCAACGTCGTCGGCTGGCCTACAGCTCCACTCCATCCATCCGCAGCGAGAATCCAACATCCATCGGGAAGAACCAACCCGGAACGAGGGTCCGTGTACCACCACCCTCTATCGCTGGCCACCGTAAACGCCGTGATAACATGGCCGCCAGACAGATGCAGCATCGCAAATGGTACATCGGCCATCTTGGTTTCCAACTGGTCCCAAGACATTGGACCCTTGTGAATAAACATGTCGGCATATCCCCTGCATGTGGGATTCCACTCCCCAGCATCCCAAGTCTGGTCCCCACGGCACATGGCGTCTGCGATATTGTCAGCGATCCCCTCGAACTGAGGAGCCCGCTTGTCCCTCGGAATGTAGCACCCGCATTGGTTCGTAAACCCACGGTGCTCCGTATCCCCCAGAATCAAGGCCAAAACCCTACTGGCGAACGAGGAGCAGCCTCCGCACGTATTGGTGGTCCCGAACTTGATGCCCTTGGACTCCTCTTCGTCCTTGAAAAACTCAGCCCGCAGCCTCGCCACCAATGCACGCTTCATCATCTTCACCCGGCTGTCGCTTGGAGTACCGTACCCAACCTTGCCGGATGCCCACAAGTCCAACGCCGACTGGAGCCTGAGAACCCACGGACTTCGGGTCGTGCCAGGGACTACCACCCCTTTCGATATGTACGCAACGTGAGCACGCTCCAGCGCACACCACGTCTTAGGCCCGACAACCCCATCATCGTCCAGGCCGTTATCCCGCTGAAAATCCATAACCACAGATTCCAGCATCGCATCGAATAGGTCAACCCGGCCCAAGCCCAGGCCACTTGTACTATAGCCTGCCTCCTCCAAAAACTGCTTCAGCACCAATACCATGGGTCCGCTAGAACGTTCCTTAAGTAGCTTCATGTGCCCTCCTTTGACAATGTATAATTGATATACAGAAAAATTGCCCGCCCGTAAAACTGGTAACCGATGATGGACCTGAAAGGGGAATGAAGATCTAGGAGCCGGGCGGGCGTCATGGAGCAAGAAAGAATCATCAACTCTCCTGAATGCTATCCCCGAATAGCACCTCAGTCAACCCAAATCAGAACGGATAATCGTCCTCCGGCGAAGAATGCTCTGGAGGATCTGGAGGATCTGGATTGTACGTCCGTCCAGCACTACTAGGAGCACGAGGCTTGGAATCCTGGTAGGGACGGCGGTCCTGGTTCCCATCACCACCATTAGACTCCGACGACCCACGAGAGTCGACGAAAATCACGTTCTGAGCCACAACCTCCGTGACCGTTCGCTTCGACCCGTCCTTCGCATCGTAAGTCCTGTGCGAAAGGCGACCCTCGACAAACACCAATGCCCCCTTCTTAAGACTCTGGCCACATCGCTCGCCCTGCTTCCCCCAGGCAACAATGTCGTGCCACTCGGTCTTCTCCTCTTTCTTCTCCTTGCCCAAAAACTCCGTGGTGGCAACCCGAAGCTTGCACACCGCAGTCCCGGCCGCAATGTACCGCAAATCCGGGTCCGCACCTAATCGCCCCAACAACTGAACCCTGTTCATTGACTGACCCATGAAAAACCTCCATTCGCCCGCCTGTGGCAGGCATTCAAGGTGCAATAATTGCACCTGTTGACTAACCCTTAGCTAAGCCTTGCAAGCGTCTTCCCACTCCGCAATAGACACGACCCGAAGTTCTCCAACCCTATTTTGGACCCTCAGCATAACGCTTCCCGGATATACGCACGATATATCAATGCCGACGACGCGCCAACGATGCTCCCCGCTAAACTCCACCGTATCACGCTCACCAAACCGCTTCTCGAACAGCAAGCTCCATGTCTCACGAGCCGGACAACCCTTCAATTCTTGCACCAATGAATCTATAGCGTTGTCACTCGCAACGCTAGAATCACATCTGGATTCGGGAGCATCATTACTTGGATCGTTCTGACACAGCTTTTCCGAATCGCGCTTGTTCGCAAAGAACTCCCTACGATCGGCCCGCACCAACTTCAATGCCTCTTTCAAATCTGCATCCGAAGCCATCGTGAAGTACATCCGGCCGTGCTTGTCATGGTCAACCTTTTCCATAACCCGCCGAGCTGTCTCCCCGCAAACCTTCAACAACTTCGACACATCACTCAGATTCTTGCTCTTCATTCAGCACCTCCAGTAGTCAACGTTACGTCACCTGTGCGCACATCCTGGACCCAGATCTGGGGAAGCCCCAACCATCCGTCCAAATCGAAATGGTATTTGCGGCAGTCTCCCTTGCCCTCCCTTTCGCAAAAAACCTCATATGATTCACTTCGGACACGGTCTGGGCCTTCGCTTACAGTGTGAACAATATCAACACACCTAAGAGGTTCTAGCCCATTGCCCACATTCCCGAGCCTACTCTTCCCCAGGGAACCATGCCACAACAACACCCTAGCCATGTTGCCCATCACAACACGAGTCCGAGCATCAGTAGTCAATTTCCACCTCCACCCCATCTTTGAACACGGACAGGAACTCCACCGTTGGATCTTCCCATACCTTGTTCTCTACGTCAAAAATCTCAGCGTCGGACATCGAATCCGGCAAGAACAAATCCCACTGGTCCTCAGAGTAGTCTCCAGACTCAGTAAGAGACGGAGTCCACTCGTCGAACCCTAAGATACTCCTTGGTTTGGTCCCCTCACCTCGCTTCATCGTCGCACGGATGTAGATCATGACAAGGCCTCGCTTGCTTTCGCCATCGCACCCCAGCTAGCGACCGTACACGTCTGCTCCTTGGTCCGCTCACGATAGCACATATTGGCATCGCGCTCCATCTGCCCAGTCTTGTTCTCTAGGTGAAGCGTAACGGCGCCGTAGCCAGTAACACTGTAGTCCGAAGAGTAAAGGTCATGCTCCACTACGGCCTTAACCTTCACACAGCGCCACACTTCAACACCGTGTGGCGTGGCGACTTTCACCGACTTGCCCAGGCAGGCGTCCACAACCGCCTGAATATACCCTGGGTCCGTCTTGGGGATAGACTTCAACTCATTATAGTTCATTTCAAACCCTCCATAAAGCACTCTCTAGCGTCCGTCCGGTAAGCGTACCAACATGGGTCAGTAAACGCCCTTGTTGGAATGCCTAAGCCGCAACTAACTCCAGACCCTGAAAAGCTTAGGAGCCCAAGCCCATTTACGTTAACAACCACTTCCAAGAACTCCCCACCAAACGGCTCGCCAACCATCCTATAGCACATGAACCATTCTCCGGTTTGTTGCGCTCCTGTTGGGCCACACTCGGATAGCTTGCGGCCAAGACGGGGCTTTCCCTCCCGAACGTAGAACTCGACCATAGGGTCTAGTGCTCCACAGCAAAGCCCGTGGCCATGACCAACGCTGGAAAACGTCCGTCTGTCTTGCTCCCAGAACATCCACACAGAGCCAACCCCGTCGACACCTACCAAGACCTCATAGCCATTCTCAATGCACAACGCCATAGCCTTGTACCCCAAAACCTTGTCTGAATCGCTCATTTACTCTACCTCCTCATCTCAATCTTGGCGGTTCCCAATTCAGGATGTCCAAAAGAGGCCCCGACTTGAGCTTCCGCCAATAGGTCTTACGGCAAACAGGACAGGTCCCCTCTGCCGTATCCCGGCGAGGACCCAGCTCTAACGAGAACTTCTCGAACGTCACCATCCCCAGTCCCTTGTCGAAGTGGTAGCACTGGATCTCACGTATGCAATCAGCTACCTCTACGTCGCTACCGCCCATCTGGCACCTCGATCGGCTTTCGGCACCAACACTTGCCATCACGAATCTCTAGGTCAACCGACCCGCACTTCTCATAGCACGCAGCGATCTCCGCAACTTCGGAATCTCTCCTGAAATCGCGAATAATCACGGCTAAAAGAAGCGCACCAAATATCATCCCTGCTATAAACCCAATGAGGGTGCCAACGCATGAATCCGTACTCGTCCGGCAACTCATTCCTTCACCTCCACGAACCCGCAAAGCCGGGCATGGCCTTTACTGATACACTCTTGCCCTTTCATTAAGAACTCTTGGCCAGAGCACATCCCGTTCACGCAATACCATGGCTCCCCATCCGGCCCATACCACCCCGGCTTGGCACCCTGTGCCAGAAGCTGGGCGAGGCGGTAGGCTGGCGAGGCAAGGACCAACTCCCTGACAGGCTCCGATTCCCAGTCACACTCGTCGCACTGGTACCACGGCCCGCTTGGCCTTGTTTTCTCAACCAAACCTATCATGTACAGTTTGCTTTCACATCTTGGACAGTTCACGGCTTCACCTCCCATGGCCATACATTGTACCCCCAAAGACCCTCACAAACCGAGTCGAATTGACGTATCGCTTCGCTTGCAAGTGCTCTTCCTTGTATAGGTTAGCTTCATACTCTCCACCAACTCAGCCAGTATCTCCGCCAGCGCAACCCGCTCAAACATGGCTACAATTCACCGGTGGGTTCTGCGCCAGGAAACCCGGCATTTCAGCCTCCTCGATTAGCGCTTTTCGCATGCGGCCACCGCACGAATACGCCAAGAGCAACTCTCCACCACGCACACTCGGGCCGTTGCCACCACAGAGCAACTTGTCCATCCAATCGCGCTCAAGCCTGCACCCCGCAGTCCAACGCAGAACCCACATCGTGTAACCGCACCATCGAACTTGCGACCCTTGCGGGAAGCATTCCTGGGCTATCGTAAACTGCCTTGTGGGAGCCCAAGCCGCTTCAATCTTTTGCTTTCTTCCAAACATCGCTTCCTCCATTTGTCAACGCCCCAATTCTACCCACCCAACCGAGGGGCCCGGACAAGTAAGCCGACCGAGTCACCCCCGGATGGACGGCTAGGATTGCCCCTCCAGTTGCCTAATGCGGGCCTCCAGTTGCCCAATACGCTTCTCCAAACACGGCCTGGAATGCACCATTTGACGGCCGTTCCACTCGCTACCGCACCTATAGGCCCACTTCGGAAGCTTGCTGCTCTTGCCAGTCCAGCGCTTGACTATGTCGGCCCCGCACTTGGGGCATGTGCTATTTGTCATTGCTCACCTCCAACCCCCCTGGCCTTCAACCAATGGATAGCGCCACGAAGCGATCCAATCAACGACGTTGCCCCGGTTTCACCGCGCTCGAACCCGCGCCAACCGCCATAGCTATACATAACTGATAGGCCGCCACCATACCAAAACATAAACCAACCATTGCCCTTCGCCCACGACTCCGGTTCCGGCAACCCCTTCCCCTTGGCCCATTCCCCAACAGCCGCAGTCAAAGCCGCTTCAAGTTCGTTCACGGCGTCCCTCCTTGCATCAAATTGAGCATAGCCAACGCAATACGGCCGACTTCCGCCATTTGTTCGTCTGTCAGGTCGGGCCGCCACCTGCGTACCTCATACCTGACGCGGACCGACCGCCTTGCCCAATCGATATAACCCTGGGGCTCGCCTAATCTATCCACTCGGAATCTCACTTTGTTTTCCAAATCCATTTCCAGCCTAGACATCGCTAACTCTATAGGGGCTTCAGATATTGAAACCCACCCTATATAGTGTATCACTTGAAGCCCATTCATGACTTGCCCTCCAGTAACTGCTGATACTCCTGCTCTACCAAAGCAAGCTCACCATTGACCTTATTGAACCTAATCCACAGATCATCCAGGTCCTGAGCGTACTCGACACACGCAGAGACCATCCTGGCGTTTTCGCCCGCCAGCCGTATGTTCTCCAAGATTGCTTCATTCGCCAGCTCGGCCATTGTCCTAAGCTGCGCAAGCACGTCTTTATAGTCGCAATCGCACACGTTATCCGCCATCCTGTCGCCACCGCACTTGCCGCATATTCCGTTACACATGATTGGCGACACCGGCCCCGCACTTGGGGCACGTTTCAGTGCTCATGGCTGCCCCTCCAACCGCCGCCGATACTCATGCTCGGACCACTCGGGATAGCCTGGGTGAAGTTCGCAGTACCAGTCGATATCCATCGTTGACGAGCCATCGACTGTCAACCGCACGGAGTGACAAAGACAGCGAAGGCTATTGAGTGGCGTCGACAGCGGGCACGTCCGGCACTCGGGTTTGGGGGCAGGCTTGTCGACCATCTTCCCTCGGTCGTCAAGTGGCTTCCAACCCAGATAGGAACCCAGGCCAAGATACGTGCTAAATTTGTCGCCCTTCCAGAACCCAACGTCCAGCCGGCCGTCGGAACTCAGCAGCACAACCAAGCTCCCATCGTGCGGGAATTCTGCCATCGGATACCATTCGCTCATGACTTCACCTCCACAATCAGCGGGTTCGCTCTGGCGTCGTCCTCGCTGGCGTACCAGCATGAGGCGGTGAGCGCGGCGATGGGTATAATCAGCGCCGACCCGAAGTAGGTGGACCAGATAAGCTCTGGGCCTAGAACTTCACACTCGACTTTTCCGCCACCAACAACCATGTGCCACGTTCCGGTCGTCAACTCAGACAGCCGCTTGCCCTTGGGCTTGGGCGGGCTGCACTCGATTTCCCCCGAAAAGTCAGGGTTCGAGACGTAACAGACCGGGGTGGCTTCTCCCTCGTACGTCATGCATCGATTTGTCTGGCTCCAACGGGCAGCGCTTCCGCCCTCGCCCATCGTCCACCCATCTTTGACGCACTTCACAACTGCCTCACAAAGCATCATTTTCATATTACTTCCTCCTCTTCAATCTCCGAAAACGACCCCAGTCGCAGCGGAGTCGGTTCTTTGAACTCCCAGTCCATGAACACCGGGTCCCTCGATATAAACTCGAACGACCTCGCCATCCTCAGCGAAACCCCGTCATGTATCCCAGGAGGGTTCAGCGTATCAATCCCAGCCTTGACCATGGCGTTCTTGGCAATGTGAGTAGCGTTCACGTACCTATTCCAGGAGTAACGAGCCGCCCGAACCTTGCGGAATGCACATTCCCTTCTCGCCTCCTCCAGTGTCCTGTAAACGAACTTGGTCCGGCCGGATGTATCCACACTGAGCCACCGCGCTCCGAAGCTCCGAAGAGTCTCCCGGCGCTTCGCTATATCGTCCGTCATCTGCGATATATACAGCTCGCTCAGTCTTCCAATAACAACCCAAACCCCGGTCTTGGTCAGCTTTACCACCGTGTAGTATATGATATGCTCTACCGGGATGCCTTCCGACACCGAGTAGTCTACCCTGATTCTGATATCGCCCACATTCACGTTGGCCACGGCTACACTCCTACTCTGTCACGAGCGTCCATCACAGATTCAGCCTCTTGTTTTGTGCTATACCAGCAGGGCTCAGTTATGGCTTTTATACTCAGCCGATCACGAAGTGATAGATCCCCGCCCTCCGTTATCGTGCACCTTCCGGCGTGCCTGTTCTGGCCGTCCGATATCGGAATGGACGAGTACCACTTGCCAGCGCTACACTCGCTCAGCCTTCTGCCCGTGCCTTTAGGCGGCCGGACATCATAATAGGACCCAGACAGAAGCTCAACGCCAGTCAAATTATGTGGCCAATCTATAACGACATACCTATGAGTCGGTCCATCCCAGCGGACCCAACGCATTATCCCTATCTCCGGGTCCAGGACCCTTATCTCCCAACCCTTCTCAATCGCAAGCGCCATCGCCCTATACCATGGAACCATGTCTAGTTTTTCTTCCATTATCGCTCCTGATATCGTTTCATGACCCGCAAAGCCACTTGCATCGCCACACTCTCTTCCGTCTCATTCGGAGCATCGCCGCCGTCGACTATCGCAGAGATAACCCCTCGCTTGGAATCCTGGAGATCCCTCATATCGTCGTCAATTGTATCTTCGGCATCGAAGAACCAGACGTTGACGCACTTGTCTTGCCCGATCCTGTATGCCCGGTCTTCCGCCTGCTCATGATCCGCCGGACGCCAAGCGCGCTCGATGAAAACCACTTGGTCAGTAGCAGTCAATGTAAGGCCCACCCCCGCAGTCTTGATCCCGCAGACCAAAACCTGGATGTCGCCCGCCTGGAATCCGTCAATTGCAGATTGCCTAGTCGCCAGATCGTCCCTACCGTCAACCCTAGAGACCCTAACGCCAGACTCAGCAAGCGTCGCTATCAACGCATCCGTCACCGCATGATGATAAGCGAACACGAGAACCTTCCCCGTCGTTTCCAGCGCCTCTACAAGCCACGAGGCCACGACCGGAACCTTTCGCATTCCCACCGCTTGCCGAAGCTCGTTCATCGCCGCCAACGTGTCGGCATGACGCTTCAACGGGCTCCCATCTTCCGCCATAAGCCTAGCAGCAAAAGTTCCAAACAGATCCCGGCATTCCTTCATCCCCGCCTTGTCCAGTCGGACCGGGACATAGCTTCTCAGCTTCGGTGGAAGTTCCTTCAACACGTCTTTTTTCAGGCGCCGAACCATGTAATGCCCGATCAATCGATCCCTAAGCTCCTGAGTATTTGAAGCCCCGTCGAACGTCCATCCGTAACGGTTTTGCTCGGGACCGCAGTATCTGAATCGGAACCGCCCGTAGTTGCCCCATGCTTCCCCGTCAAGCAAATGCAGCAAGTGCCACAGTTCACCGGGCCGATTCAGTAGCGGAGTCCCTGTCAGTTCTATCACACGACCGCCCGTATGCCTGACTAGTGCCAAGGCCGCCTTCGACCTTTGGCTCTTCGCATTCTTCAACGTGTGCGCTTCGTCGAAAACAATACACTTCAAGCCCCACCGCACAAGAACAGGAGAAACCGCACCCGTAGCGTCTACCAACTTCGGAAGCGTCTCATAATTCAAGACCAAAACATCCGGCTTCTCTGAGGCAATCTGAGACTCCAATTTCTTCACGTCCGCAACAACTGCAATCAATTGCCGACCACTCCACCTCGTGATCTCCCGAACCCAATTGACCTTCACCGACGCAGGGCAAACAACAATAGCCGGAAGTGATATTTCTTTGTTTCTATACATATAGGCTATTGTTTGTATAGATTTTCCCAGCCCCATGTCGTCCGATATAAGACCCATACCTTTTGACTCTAAGAACTTTACTCCTGTTACTTGGAACGGGAATAGCTCCCCGCCAGGAAGGATTATCTTGTCCTCACTGGATACCGCAGTCGCCAGCGCTCTATTCCCCTCGTGCTCGGCTATGGCAGCAAGCAACGCCGAAGGCTCACTCCCGAATATCCGCTTGCATATGCCCAAGAGATCCCGTGCCCGGTCCTTGGGAACCAGCCAAATCTCTTGATCTTGCGGCCAGGAACAATCGGGAAGCTTTTTCACCGCCGAAACAAAATCAACATCGTAAGGCGTTGTCACCGCAAAGAACGCCCCGCGGCCCTCGACCTTGATCGCATCCCCTATCGGGGCATTCAGCCCAGAAACATCCAAGCCAGGGAAGTATCTGGAGATCCAGGCCGTAACCTCAGTAAGCCGCCAACCTGGGAAGCGAGTCCGCCTGTTAGCTCCATCCCAGAAACGTCCGGGGATAGCACGGGCCGCAACAACCGCATCCGCAGAATACGGCGAGTCAACCACAATCTCACTTCCCTCAATCCATGCAGCGTTTCTGGGCATTGTCCCCTCCACGCCTTGAAGCATAAGGGGTCACAAGATTATTGTCAAGCGGGAAATTTATAGGGTGAGAATTACTGCCCGGCAGCGAACGCCACAAGGATGGAAATGCCCACCCCAATGGCAAGGCCCAAGGCGCCGCCTATCACAAACTCATTCCTAGTCAACCATGTATCGCTTTCCGAAACCGAAGCCTGATATGCAACTACCGCAACGTGCTCGTCGGACCGCATTTGTGCTTCCGCCTGATACAGAGCGGAAAACCTGTCGAACTCAATCTTGTACCATCCGCAACGCAGTGCTTTCCCATCCCCCATCAAAACCCCACCCTTGGGGAAGCCGTCCTCTTGGTACACTGCCTCTACCCAATCTTCGCTCTCTGGAATAGGTGCGGGAGCCGGGACCTCGACAATCTCTACCTTGGGCAAAGTCAGAACTGGAGTCCCCGTACTCGCACAACCGGCGCACAGCAGCATCACCAATAGCATCCGCATCATAATCCCCCATAGCAAATCACCTATTTCGACGAGGCAGCGAGTTTCTTGATGGATGGCTCAATCCAACGAACGAAATCAGCAACCTTGGCAGGAGGCCATTCGAGACCCTTGTCGCTGCCAATACTCAAATGCTGATTCGTCCAGGCCCCATCTGGCTTCCCGTTCATAACCCCTACGTCCATACTTGCCGAACATTGTGGCACAAATGAAGTTCCTTCCTTGATTACCTCTAAAACCATATTAACTCGGACCATAGGTATGCGCTTGCCTTTTCCTCCGGCCAACGGAAACGTCTTTTGAGATGCAACATCCCAAATAACGAAGTCGTCGAACACCGACCCCACCTTCGCCTCAAACTTCCCCGTTACGTCTGTATCGAAGTTCGCAGCCAATAGCTTTTTCAGCGCATCCAGATAGGGCTGAATGTCCCCTCCCTCAACGCCCCACTTCCGCCCGAATCCTGTATCATCCTCTAGCAGAGCCCCAAGCCTCGACAAATGGGTCATGATTCCACCCCCGATGCAAAGCCAAGCCACTTGTTGATTTTTATAGCTTCCGATGCAAACAACCCGCTCTTGCCTACGTCGAAAATCTTCTCCTGCTTCATCTGCCCAGGGATAGAAACGTCGGCCGTAACTCGGACCATGCTAAAGTACGGCGCCTTAAGATCAATCGTAACCAGTATGCCATAGGTCCCTTCCACGTCCGACCTGGACAGGAGCTTCCCTTCCGCACTTCTCAGGCCCGAGTCTCCGTAACCTTGAATCTTGGGAGCATCAAACCCCTTGGGAAGACCGTCGATGATAAGGGCAAGAAAGTCCTGAGCCGCCATCCTGATGTATAGGTCAAACATGGCCGATGGACTTATCCTAGCCTCCAGGACTAGGCCCTCACTAGGCGTACCCTCGGACAGGTTCGCAGCGTCTTCCTGACTCTCCTGCTTCCTTGGGTTGATAGTCAGATACACACCCGTCTGCCGCTCGAAAACGTCAATCAGAGAATCGTTGTAAACACCATCGTAACTCTTGACTTCCTTCATCCCGTTGTAGAACGTCACGGTATACGTATCGTCCGGCATCAACACGATCTTGACCGCATTGCCTCTTGAACGAATCCTGTTCGGGAACGAAAAGGTCACTCCACCAAGACCCCCGGAATCCCCTTCTGGAACCGCCACAAACGTTCTCGCCCCAGCCATGGTCTTCACCCGGCTACCGCCCATCTGAGATATGATGGTCTTCGCTATTTCGACATCGGCGCCCTCAAATACAAGTTCGTCAGAACTCTCGGAGAGAAGGTAACCCAGCCTAGCTATGCCGTCGTTCATTGGTGCCCCCTACGCTTGCGTATCGAACTTACCACACACCCGACAATCAACCCGGCGAAAATCAACGCCAGACTGAATGCAGATACAAAAAACAAAGCCCTGCCAATAATGTCTTCCATGGTCACGACCCCACCGCTTCGGGGAAAACATGCACCGCAACCATGCGGCCAGAACCATAGGTGTCCACAACCTTACGCCATGCCCCTTGGACCAGGGCGTATTCGACGTAGCCCTCGTCCACAACCTGCTTGGGTACGATCCCTTGGACCCCAGCAATAACCCTCGTCCAGTCAGCGCATTCGGACAGCAACGACGAAAACGTACCGCCCTTGAACTCTCTGACCTTCGATTCACCTTGCTTCACAACAGCTCGGGCCTTCCCTGACTTGCGAACCAGCTTCGCCACATACGCATCGGAGGGGACCTCCACAAACTCTACGGCCCCCATCATCTCCATTAGCGCTTCCATCATCGCCTCAATAAGCAATCTCAGGGTCAATGTCTGGGCTCAAAGCAAACGCACTGACCTTTGGGCCAGCCATCGCTCTTGCCTCTTTCGCTTCACTCGCAAGCCGGAGCTTGTCCTGATACACCGGACACGTCCCCCGCACCTTCGCAAAGTCCTCGCTCTGCAATAGGTACGACCTGCACGACCCACACACACTCTTTTTCACCGCACGGCCTGCTACGCCGCAGAACATCACTTCTCTCCTCATTCGCCGCTCCTACAGGTCTTTCAGTAACCCGACTATTCTGTCTCTTCGCTTCCGAAGATCTGGCTCGGAAACCGCCAGATCCAGGTCCTTCTTTTCATCCGCAAATATCACTTCTGCCCGGACTTTCTTCTCGGCGTATTTGGCCTGAGCGTCCAGAATCTGAGAACCAATGCTTCCACCCGTTCCCTTACCTCGACTCAAAACCCCAGCCAAAAAGGCAGCAACAGCAACCAAACCCAACACGAAAACCCACCACCACCGCTTCATCCACGCCCACGCAGTCGCCATGTATCACCTATCTGGTCTGCCCCAGTCTGGACTCAATCATCTTCGCCAACTTGTCACCCGCCAGCTTCGGCAAGCCCAACTCCTCAATTCGATCTGAAACGTACTCAATAGCAAGGCGTAACTTGTCGCCGGACGGAAGCTTCTTGTCTTCCTTGATTGCCTTCTTTGACTGCTCTTCGGCGTAGGCAATACCGTCCATCACCAATTCCAGCAGCTTGTTCTCCTTCTCGATGTCGACCTCAAAGTCCAACTTCTCTTGAAGCCATCGAATGAGCGCACGAGCAAGCAACGCCAGGATCGGAGTGAGAATGGCAAAGACAATGGGGATAAGGTTGTCCAGAATCGTAAGCCCAACTTCCCCTGCCTCGCACCCGGTCAGCAGCATCGCCAAAAGTGTCAGCCCTACAGCCGCAAACAATTTCTTCATTGGTCACCTCCAGTCCTATATTCGTCAAGAATCACACAATACCTCATCCGTGTTCCACGGGAATCAAAGGACGGTTCGTCAACCTCACCACTGGAAACCTTCGGGTCCAGGAAGTACACGAGACCTCGCTCTGGATTCAGCTTCACAAGGGGCTGCGTAATGCCACGAGACTTATCCGTATCATATCGGAAGAGCGACTCCCCCGACTTCAACTTCACGTCCTTCACATAGTCCTTGTCGAAATCGCTAAGAGGGAAAATGCTAAATTCGTGAGCAGTTCCCTTCAGGCCAAACCCACCAATAGCCCCCTTCGTTCGATAGAACCAGTAGTTAGCCCCATCATTGCGAGAGGCATACACCGGGCGGTAGGCTTCCTCGTGTAAAAGCCTAGCAATTTGTTCTACTCCATACCTGCCATACGTACTCATTGCTGAGCCTCCCCGTCCCCGGAATATCCCCCACCGTAAGCCCCCATTTGAGCAGCACGGAGCCCGGCCTGGAGATCTCGCTCCTTGCGGGCCTTGGATGCAACCATCTTTTTCAGCTTCTTACCCAGCTTGAACTTGGTAAACATAGCCTTGGCGGCAGCGTCTGTACTGTACTCATCGGGGGCTGTCGATAGGTTCGCTAGTAGCAGAAGAACCGACTGAGGGCTTCGGCCGGTTATCCCTGTCCTACTCGAAGATCTCCCCTCCAAAAGAGAAGACTCGACAAGACGTTCTAACCGGCGAAGTTGCCTCATGTGAGACCTATCACGTTGTGTGCATGAACGTCATCATGACAACGCCACCGTCTGCGGCAGCATTCTTGGAGTACCACAAACTGCCGTTCACGGCAATAGTGTCGTTTGAAGCAATCGACCCAGCTCGGGTAATGGCCTCATCCGTAGCACACGCTATTGCATTGGTGATCGGAGCGCCACCGGCGCCTGGGTCTCCATCGTAAAGCTGGATAGTCCCGCCACCGCTCACGGCGAGGCATCGGACTGCCACGTCAACCAGCTTGAGCTTCATCGGGCAGTTCGCGTTGAAGATCGCTCCAGTGGCCCCGCCACCAGGAGTACATATATAACCCTTGACGATCGGGACGAAAGCAGTACCGGCATCGGCAACCGCAACCATCTCCTTGGTCAGGGCCAAGGCGTGGACGTGATCGATTCTCGCCAGCTTGCTAGTCGTGCCAGCAGCGGCAGCAGAACCAACAGCAGCGACTTCACCAACCAAGCCAGTGGCAACGCCATGGACGTGATCGATGCGGGCAACCTTATTGGTGGTTCCGGCGGCAGCAGCGGTATCGGGGGCAATGGCAATCATCTCGCCAACAACGCCCGTGGCAAGAGCATGGGCATGATCAACACGAGCAACCTTACTGGTAGTGCCAGCGGCAGCAACCGTGTCAGGAGCAACGGCAATCAGTTCCCCGACCAGACCAGTCGCAAGGGAGTGAGCATGGTCGATGCGAGCGAACTTGTCAGTCGTTCCGGCGGCGGCAGCCGTATCGGGAGCGACGGCAATCAGTTCGCCAACAACGCCAGTCGCAACTGCATGGGCGTGATCGACAAGGGCAACCTTGAGGATGGAGCCAGCAGCATTGGTGGTCGCAGGCGTGAGCGAGACCACTTCACCGACAACGCCGGTCGCAACTGCATGGGAATGGTCAATGCGGGCAACCTTGAAGGTCGTTCCGGCGGCGGCAGCCGTACCCGGAGCAACAGAGGCCATCTCGCCAACAATGCCCCAATCGTTGACAGCACTGCCAATCTCGTACCATCGGCCGTCGTCAACGTCGGAAGGTGTTTCTCCACCAGCAACGGCACCAGTCTCAAAGCGATACAGACTGTTCTCTGCCTGCACCAGTCGGATCTGCCGGTTGGTACGGTCGGCCTGGAGAATTCCCCGAAGAGCAGCGGTCGTCGCCACGGCATCGGCGGCCACGCCACTGTTGCGCAGCATCGTGTCAAGGAACGTCTCGTCGTCAAAGAGCGGTCCGGTGTCGGCATCCCAAGCAACCGTGATCTTGCCAGACTGGCGCAGTCTCACGATCTCTTGCCAATGGATGCTCTGGACATCGGAGAAACGAATGTATGCCACCGCCGGAGAGTCCCCGGAATTGATCGCGGTGCTAAACGGGGGCGGAAGTTGG